GTAGGAGACGAGATTGTACAGGTCGAATCGATAAGCTTAACTACCAATGTCATAACAATCAAGCGTGGTGTCTTAGACACTGTACCTGCTGACCATGCGGTAGATGCAAGAGTGTGGTTTGCAGGTACGCTCAGTGCTTCAGATAACATCGAGAACATTGCAGGTACAACTCTCAATGCAAAAGCGTGTACGAAGACTTCTCTTGGTACACTGGAAATAGGTGATGCGAGTATCGCAAGCTACGTATTTAACTCTCGTTATATTCGTCCTTATCCGCCTGGCAAGTTTCAGATAAATGGTTCGTACTATCCTGCTTACATCACAGGTGCACTTTCATTCTCATGGGCACATCGAGACAGGTTGCAACAGACAGTCACTATGATAGCTCAGTCAGAAAACAGCATAGGACCTGAAGTTGGTACAACATATTCAATTAAGATATATAACGAACTTGGTGTATTGATTAAGTCTCTTACTGGTCAGAATGTAACGTCTTTTGCATACACACTGGCAGATGAAATAACGGACAGCGGTTTGGGAAGACCTAACGAATCTATGAGGGTAGAGTTGTGGTCATCGAGAACAGATGCTAAAGGTACATACGAAAGCTGGCAACACCAAGACCATGTCATACCTGAATGTAGAGGCTATGGCATGTTCTATGGCGCTTATTACGGCGAATAACGGGAGGATATATGGCTTCAACAGACCCTAATTTTGGATTATCTTATGGCTGGGCAATGCGAGAATCTGGTTGGAATACCGGAGTAGATGCGAACTTCAAGAAGCTTGGTGCAATAGTGCAACTGAGCGTCTTAAGTATTCTTAATGACCCACCCGCTACACCTACCAACGGTGATAGATATATCATTGGTGTAGGTACAGGTGCATGGGCCGCTAAAGACAATCAGATTGCAGTGCGTGTAGCAGATGCGTGGGAATACTACACGCCTGGTACAGGTTGGGTTGCATACAATCAAGCTACTGACAAACTGTATGCCTTTGACGTAGCATGGAATGTCATAACTGGTGGTGGAGACACAGACCTCAATGCTTCACCGGCGGTAGACCATACTGTATCTGGTGTAAGAATAACGCTGACAGCAGGCGAAGCACTCGCGTTTGGTGACCCCTGCAGAATAGCTTCGACAGGTAAGGTGGTTAAGGCAGCCGCAGATGTGATTGCAAACGCAGGTGTACAGTTGATGTGTGCCGCCGATACTATCGCAGAAGACGCTGAAGGCTACTTCTTAGTAGGACCAGGCATAGCCAGAGATGATTCATGGAACTTCACGGTCGGTGGTATATTATACTTATCTACCACAGGTACGATTACACAGTCGGCTCCCAGCGGCTCGAATAATGTGGTTCAAGTTATCGGTGTTGCTTCAGCTACTACCAAGATTCTTTTCAGACCTGAACTCACAATGATAGAGGTGGCATAATGAGCGTATTTTATGTAGATTTTGAACTTGGCGACGATACAAAAGACGGAACTTCGTGGGCAAATGCTTGGAAGACTCTGACCACCGGTGCAACTGCGGCACGTATTGCTCCTGGTGATATAATTAAAATCGCTAAGAGCCCTGTCCCTTATTCGATAGGTAATGCGAAATGGTTCGCAGGTCCCTTCGTGAGTACTATTCAAGCAGTAGAATCATCTACTGATGCGACACCAATCGTCATTAAGTCTACTAATCATGGTAAAGTTACAGGCAATATCGTGCAGATTTCCAATCATACGACCAATATAAATGCCAATGGCGTGTGGAAGATTACACGAGTTGATGCAGACAAATACTCTCTCGACGGCTCAGTTGGTTCTGGTGCAGGTGCAGGCGGGTACACTGGTAACTGCATACTCTTTAATGGCAAAGCAGTTCTGCTTAGTACGTCAGGTTTAACTAAGAAGATAGACGACTGTGACAAGCTATGGACCTTAGCCAATTCTGCTAGTGTAGTTTTAGAAGCGTATGCTTCCGCAAAGCAGGGTGCTGGTGCGGTCAAAATTACATTGCCTGCCTCAGTAGCTACTGGCACAAAGTATGCGTACAAGGCTACTGGAGCGTTAGACCTGTCTGATTATCAGAAAGTATCCTTTTGGCTATTAAATGGTACTGCTTTCATAGCTGACAGATGGAAACTGTGCCTGTGTTCAGATACTACTGGTGATACAATAGTAGACACCATAGATATACCAGCAATACCTTCAAATAGTAACCGGGTTTCTCTTACAATCGCAAGAGTTGGTGGAGGCAATCTTAGTGACAGTATTCAGTCTATTGCACTCTATACGGCCGGTACAGCACCGACAGGCTCATCATATCTTCGTCTTGACAACATCATTGCCTGTACCACAGATGGTCTTAATTTGCAGACTCTTATCTCAACAGAGACAGAAGTTCAAGGTGGTACGCACGGCTGGTATCCTATTCAGTCAATCGATGATACAATAGTCATTCTTGATTGTGGGATTGCTACACCCTCTAATGCTGGCAGAGGCTATGACGGTGCTGAAGAAATAGATGTGGCTACATATGGGCGAGAGACTACAAAGACAGTACTAGAAGCCAGCACCGGTTCCGCCACCACTGCCACAATAAACGACAGTGGCACAGCCGGTAACTTAATTGAATTTCAGGGTGGCTATGACAGAGTATCAGGACTGCAGGACGGCGAGACATTCGTTGACTGGCGTAATGGCTGTAGCCAAGGTTTCTATTCGTCTAAGGACTACATCAAATTTAATTATCTCAATGCAGTTAGAAGCTATTATGGTTTTAATGTTTCTGGTAATACTGTATCCTTTGGCAGAGTAGGAGCCTTTGGCTGTAATTATATAGGCATAAATCTCACATTTCTCACGACCAATACGTTTACGGCGGAAGATTTAATTGCTATGTGTAATGACAACGACAACATATATTTTGGATTCTTTCACTTTGGACATATAACCAAGATTACAAAAGCATCCAACAGTCGTTTAGGTCGTGGTATAAATGTGTATCAAAGCAATGATTTACTTGTGAATGAGATAGTAGGTTGTGAAAACAATTTTTCATATGGCATAGATTTAAGCGGTGGGGCTCCTTACTCAGAAAGACCATCCTTTCCTCTTATAAGAAGGCTTAACAAAAATGTTGGTAGTGCTATCATGTTCAACAACACTAGAATTGCCGATATAGGTGTCATAGAAAAGATGAATAACGGTGGAGGAGTGAATGGTGTTTTTTATTTCTGGTATGCTTATGGTATAACTGTAAAAGAAATAACACAAGTAAACAATTCGTTGGCTACAGTAACCTCTATTTTTAACTTCGTCACTTCTAATAATATTAGAATAAAATATGTCGCTGAGTGTAACAACAATACGACGGCCAGATTATATAAAACAGCTGGCTCTATGAACTGTAGAATAGATAAGGTAACTACAACCGGGAACGCCGGTATAGCAGACGTTCAAGACGGTTATTCTGTATTATTGAACAACGCAAATTGTGCCGAAGCAGAATCAAGTTTCATGTACTTACCAGCGCATTATGTGTACAAAGACCAGTGTGCAAAGTTCACAAACTTTGGTAACAACGCAGACGACAACAGAATATATACTAATGGCGGTAGCTTCAAGAGTGACACTACCGTAAGACACGCTGAAACTGGCATAGCGTGGAAGTTCTCATTCAGTAATGCCACGAGAAACATCACTTACCCTCTGCGTTTTCCCGTTGCTCGTGTAGCGTTTGAAGCAAACAAACTCGTTACAGTGAAAGCCTTTGTACGCAGAAGTGCTGACACAATAGGCGCCAAGCTACGTATCTTCGGTTACTCTATACCAGGAATAGGTTTAGACGACTTGGTGGCTACTGCAGGCGTAAACTCAGTTGGTGCGTGGGAAGAACTGACGCTTACCTTTACACCAACTATTAGAGGCGTGGTTGAAGTATTCGCTGAAGCCTATTACATATCGTCTTTCGCTGAAAATGCGTGGATTGATGATATGACGATAACACAGGCAGATTAATAGGAGGTGTAAAATGGCTGTCGATTTAAAGACGTTTGATATCCCCTTTGAAGGTGGGCCGTGCTGTGATGTATCTGCTAAAGATAGTCTTGACCTGAAGACAATGGACTGGTCTGTGGAAGGCCAGCCTTTCGTCAGTAACTCAGGTACATATATACCGCCTGTTGTCACGTATGTCGTCTCGATAGCAGGTGTGGCAATAGCGTCAGTAGCAAAGTTCGTCTCGGTGGCAAAGGCAAGCATTGCCAAAATCAATGGTACACCACTGAGCTAAATTGACGGTGATTCCATCGTCTGTTATACTGGTTACAGAGGAGGTAAAAGAACATGGCAAATGACTTGAGTATGTACAGAGGCGATACTAAAGCTATCGCTCTTCACTTTACCAATGCCGATGGTAGCGATAAAGATATCACAGATTGGACTGTGTTCTTTACCTTGAAGAAGAGTGAATTAGACACAGACGCAGAGGCGAAGATAGTAAAGAACGTTACGGAACACACTGTACCTTTGGAAGGCAAAACGCAATTCACTATCGAGCCTGCAGATACATTGCACCTTGTCCCTGGCAAGTATGTCTATGACGTACAGACTAAGAATGGAGACACGATATCTACTCTTGTTAAGGGAGTTCTTACCATCATAGGCGACGTAACCAGAAGAGTGAGTGTGTAATTATGAGCGACGACCTGAATATAGAAGTAACAGACCAGACCGCAGTTATAGAGGTTACTTTAGAAGAGGGCCCGCAAATAGAGGTTACTTTAGAAGACACGGGCCCGCAGGGGCCACAAGGCGTACAAGGCGTACAAGGCTCTCAAGGACCGCAGGGGAGTCAGGGGGTAAAAGGTGAACAGGGCAGTCAAGGCGCTCAAGGTACTGTTGGGGATACAGGACCAAAGGGAGACCCTGGACCAAAGGGAGACACAGGTGCGCAAGGTGAGAAGGGTGCGCAAGGTGAGAAGGGCGAAGAGGGTAGCGTCGGATCACAAGGTGCTCAGGGCAATCAGGGTCCTGCTGGTGTAATTGGACCTCAAGGTGAGATTGGACCTCAAGGTGAGCAAGGTGCTCAAGGTGAGATTGGACCTCAAGGACCTCAAGGTGAGATTGGACCTCAAGGACCTCAAGGTGAGATTGGACCTCAAGGACCTCAAGGTGAGATTGGACCTCAAGGTGCTCAAGGTGCTCAAGGTGCTCAAGGTGCTCAAGGTGCTCAAGGTGCTCAAGGACTGGTCGGGACAGCCATAAGGGTTTTTACATGGGTTATAGCAAATCCTGCAATTGGTGGGATTCCAGGCCCACGGATAAATCAAGCTCATACAGTAACAAGGGTTGACAGTTATACAACCGCCGCAACATCTGTCACATTCAATATCGAAGAAAGAGGCGAAATAGGTACGGCAGGGGTTGACATTCTAGCATCAGACCAAGTTGCCGATATTGACGGGGCAAGCATAGAAGCCGCAAGCAATGACAGTCTGGCGGAAGGGAACTGGTTATGGCTTGATATATCCGCAGTAGAAGGTACTCCGGGTCAGGTAGTGGTAGTTTTAACATGTGAGGTGCAGTAATGGCTTTAGAAATTGAAGGGTATGATTACATTACCCACAAGATTGTTCAACGTCCGTGGGGTAAAGAGTGTCGGTTTACAGTAAAGGGGACTAAAGGAAATATAGATGATGTGATATCGGTTGCTGAAAATGTTACTGACGAGGAACTGGTTCTTAAGATAAAAAATCATGCAGAATATCGCGAAAGACAAAAAGACCGGGAAGACAGAACATGCCAGGTATTTGATAATACCGGGCCAGAAGTTAGGCAAGCCCTTAATTGGATTGTACGTTATATCAAAGCCAATCCGACGAAGAATAAAAGCCAAGTAAAACAGGCTTTTGGTAATGCTTTTACAACAAGCGTTTTTGATTTTGACAATTTCGTTGATTACCTTATTATGCAGACGGAAACAGGCAAATGGAGTTCGTTTGTAGTTTATGTGACAAATCACTTCTTTGAGGAGATTGACTAATGGCTACAATCACGTCAGCACAATCAGGTAATTGGGGAGATGTAGCAACATGGGTTGGTGGGGCAGTTCCCGTAGATGGGGATGCGGTTATTATTGCTGAAGGACACGCAATACTAATGAATGTTGACCAGTCTGCATTTGTAACAGGAATTGATGGGTTAACAATAACTGGGTCGGTGGGTACACCCGGTATGTTATATTTCAAAGATGGTACAGATGGTTATTTAATGATGAAGACTGGGACAAAAATACAGGGTACGTCAACAACCTATTTTGGGCGACTTCTTGCTAATAGTGATGGGGTATGGGGTAGCGCGGGTTCTTTGGCATACGCAAATAAAGCTGTAATTGCTTTACAGGGGTCTGCTCAGATTGACGGGAGTTACCTAGATATTCGTCTGTACTGTTATCAACCGACCCACAAATATGTAACAACGTATAAATTTAAGAAAACCGTGCAAAGCGTTGATGTGGATACAAATGTTATTACTTTGACTGAGGCGCATGGAATGACCTCACAAGAGTGCATATTCCTCAGAAGTTCGGGAACATTACCTGAACCGCTAGTTCAAGATATGCCATATTTTCTTATATCTACCGGGTCAAATACTCTTAAGATTTGTCTTTATCCGTACAATGCGGAGCTGAACTTAACATCGGCTGGGTCAGGTACAATTGAAATTTATTACGGATACGTGACTTATGCTGGAGTTACTACTGTAAATGTAATTGAAGATGTAAGCGCAGAAACCGGATGGGATACTACTGATGGTCATGACCACGTTGGTCTTTTTAATCATGGTTCCCCCAATCCAAATTTTCAGAAGCAACAATTAACAACCATTAATGCTGAGTCTATTGTTTTATCAACGGCTCTTGATAGTAAGAAAAATGCTGGTTCGAGGCTGTATCTTGTGAGCAGAAATGTATCAATTAGGCTTAATGTATCTGGCTATTCCCCGGCAATCACAAATGGGAAAGGGCATGTGCTTCAGTGTGAGATAAGAAATGCCTATGGAACTCCGGGTAATTTTAATGCGACTGGGATATCTTATGCCCTAGAGTGTGTTATGTCTGGAGTGCTGGCGTATTTTTACACTGGAGTTAATGGTGGTAATGGGTCGAGTATGTCGGGGAATATGCTTGGTTGTGGATTGGTAAGTTGCACCAAAGTAGACATAACAGGACATTTGGTAGGAGCATATACAGCTATGAGCGATGTGTATGGGGTAAAGATGTCAGGTACAATATTTGGATGTAGTATGGTTTATGGGGCAAAGGCAGAAGAGAGCATTACCACAGGTTATGTAATTGGTAATGGTTATATATACTATTCACAAGGGAGGCATCTGGCCTTGTCTGCGAAGTTATTTGCTAACATGAGTAATATGCAGGGGAATTGCTGTTTTGCAAACTTCAGAAATATGGCTCCGGGTTGTTCAGGAATACCTTTGGCTGTTGGTACGCCATATAAAAATAACAGAATAACTCATGAAAACTATAATGGTATTGATGGGGCAATGAAGATTGAAGACCAATTGGGAAATATACTTAAAACCCTTTGTGATGGAACTGGTGATGCTCCAAGTATTGACCCGGATATGGGAAATGATTATTGCCTAGAAGCGAGTAATATACAGGCATGTCTGACACCTACTGTAGGGCCATTAAAAATAATCAATGGAGTCCGGTTATGGGTGCGTGATGGGGAAAGAACAATTGAAATTCCAATCCAAACAACGTATGCGAGTATTGCGGCAGGGGGGCTTATCCTACGAGTACAATACGTTGATGTAAACGGGGCTATTACAGAAATTACAAATGCCCCAGCAATTGCTCAACGGAGTGATGCTACAGATTGGTCACAATATTTGAGAGTTACCTTTACTCAGGGTTTTGAAGGTTGGGTTACAATATATGTAGAATTGACTAAGTATGAATCGGGCAATGAAGTTTATGTCTGGCCTATTACGTCAATACTTTAAGAGGTTATCATGGAATGGCATTGGGCTGATGGACAATTAGTGTCGACATTAGATTGGCCGACTTATTGGGCAGACGGGGGGATGTTGCCTTATTATGTCCCTGATGTTGCAACAGCTCCACCAACAACCAATCGGGTTTTAAACGTGATGATAAATTTTTAAGAGGTACGATATGGCAGATATAGAGTTGACCTAATATTCGCGTTAAGCCGATAAGTATTGTATAGTTACAAGTACCCTATGTTCAGGCACATCTTGTATGTCTGAAATAAGGCTAAGTTTCTACGGAGACATAGAGATATGACAACAGTAAAGCCAGACTACTGCATACATCCTGAAGAGGAATGTGCAGAGTGTTCGTTTTACTGGCCAAAGGAAGCTATATGCTCCTTGATGCCAGACGAAGAATTAAAAAGTGCATGGTTAAGAGAAAAGAGAAAAGCTTTTAAGGAGGAATGATGAAAGAGTGGTTGTATGCAAGGTACAAAGGCTTCTTAACGTGGTTCGGGGATATCTACTGTGCCTTTGAGCCGCCTCTCGTAAGAGCAAACGAGATTCGCAGAGTTCTCGCGTTGATTCAGCCTGGTGATGTTATATGCAGAGGCTACAACTACTACCTCGACAGCTACTTTATTCCTGGAGTGTTCTCTCATTCAGGTCTGGTAGTAGATGCGTTCACCATGATTCATGCAGTAGCAGAGGGCGTATCGAGAATAGATATCATAGACTTCATTAAGGACTGTGATGCCTTTATCATTCTCAGACCTGTCTTAAGCACAAGCGATTCGGTAAAGGTACTGGCAAGAGCGTTTGAGCATCTCAAGAACAAGACGCCTTATGACTTCACCTTTAAAGACCCCAACAATTTTTACTGCCACGAGTTCACGCAAGATTGTCTGAACTACGGTGGCATTGAGATAGTACCAACTGAAACGGAATTTGGCATAGGCATATTCAAGTTCAAACGTACCTTGTTTTTGGCACAGAACTTGATTGATGCACTCACAACGGTCTATATATACAATCCAGAAAAGGGGGTTTATTTTGAAGCCGAACATTAACGACTTAGTACTGCCGGCACAGAAAGTCTTTCACGACTTTGAACAGGAAATGAACAAGGCAAATGTGCTGTTCAAGGTGACGTGCATAAAGCGCACGATTGATGAGCAGGCGGCTCTCTATGCACAGCATCGCCAGTCTGTTCTTGCAGTGAACAGGCTCAGAGCAAAAGCAGGTATGAGTTCCATATCTGACAGAGAGAATCTCAAGACAGTTACCTGGACCATGAAGAGCAGGCATCTACCAATAGCGAAAGGTTCAGAGTTCGCAAAGATGTTCCCAGAATGGGTAGGCATGTGCCTCGCGTGGGATATTGTCATCATGAATGACAAGACACCTCAGTGGGAGATAAAGGTAGATGTTGATAAAGACATGATACCTGATTACGAAGAAGCGGCACGTATAGGTGAGAAATTGGGATTGGTCGTGGGAGCACGATGGAGAGACAAGCCTGATTATCCCCATTACGAATTTGATATAAGGAGGTATTACGATGCAGTTAATAATCAGAAGTAAAAAATCAGTAGCGGCGCTTGCAGTTATAATCGTACTTATGGTATCTTATGGCTGTGCCGGTTTTGTTGACAACGCTTACAAGACAGCGTTCACCACGAACACACTGTACGACGCAGGTATGAAGTCTGTGGCTCAGCTTCAGGCAGATGGCAAGATTACGAAAGAGCAGAGGGTAGAGATAAACAAATATGCCACTGCTTATTACGCCTCGTTGCAGGGGTTCGTGGTCGCGCTTAGTACATACAATCAGATGAAAGACAAGAAGAGCCAGGACGCTCTTGCTATTGCGCTCTCTGCTTTGGTCACCAACTATACCAAGCTTCTTGAGGTCGCCAATGCTTTTGCACCTGGCACGTTTGTTAAAGCGGAGGTGAAATAATGGAAGGCTCAGCAGATAAAACAATCGTAGAAACGGCTCTTGAACTTGCCATGAAGTTCGGCATACCTGCAGTTCTCGAAGTAATCAAGGGCTGGAACAAAACAGTTATTACTCAGGCAGACATTGACGCGCTAGCAACGCAGATTAAAAAGCCTGAGGAATATTAACCAAGCAACTTCTCTTAGCAACATATAACTTCCTCCTCCCCTCTCTGTTCTCTCTCGGCAGAGGGGGGTTTTTCTATTATTTGTCCTCGTATAGATGACGCATTTTTCTACCATGCGTAAACGTGCCGATATACTGAGTGCTGTCCAAAGGCTTCTTATCGAAAGGTACACCTGTCTTGATTGCTCTGAACTTACGCTCTTTTGATGTAGAGTTAACAGGGTCGTTCATGTATTCGTACCAGATGTGCACCTTGTTGTAGTACGAACCGACATGAATTATCTTTGCGGTACGAGGCAACGACAGCGTGAACTCATCGAGGTGTATCGGAATCTCCATGCTGTCTACTAACTTGGTAAGTGTAAGGTCTGACATTATAGTAATCCCTCCTTAGGATTGGCAAGCTCGACTAGCACCTCTCCATGACACGCATAAGGCTTGCACCAACAGCCAAGTACCTTGCCTCTCAGTTCATGAATGTCTGCCATGAGCTTCTTGTTGTTCAAGATGTACTCGCGGTACATTTTGATGCACTCTTCACGACCGTATTTCTCTACGCTGAACGGGTTACCCCACTTGCTTGGTCTGCCTATGTAAACGTCATATGCTTCTGTCTGACAATTAACTACTCGTGACACACTCATCTTATAACCACTCTCGTCTTAGATTGGGTGGTGCATCCCATGTAGTTATACGCGTATTAAACTTTCTTCGCAGTTCTGTTACAAAGGCGTTCAGTTCCGCTATGTTGTTGAACTGCGCGTCAATGTGGCGCAACTGACCACCTTTCAGTCTTGAGTATATGAGTATCATATGTGGGTGAGTGAAGTGTACGTCTACACCAATGTTAACAAGGTCTTTTATCTCTGACTCAAGACTGTCTATACCTAACCACGCTCTTAGCCTTTTCTTTAACCAGTTCTTCATGCTACGTTCTCCTCTATGTGTGTGCCTGTTGCATCTTTGCATACTGTTATTATATGGTCGAATGTGCCCATACTTTCGAGGTCTCTGTGGTCTATTACCAATACGCGTCGGTCTAATGCCGCGGCTCTTTGTGCCAGTGTTTCAATGAGATTCGTTATACCTGCATTGCTGAGCCACGTGGTAGGTTCATCGTATATCTCCATGTCGAACTCTATGTTGTTGTAGTTCTGTATGAAGTCTATCAGACCAAGAATACCTGCCAATCGTAATCTCTGACCTTCACCACCAGACCATACGTTAAAAGGCACAGTCATCTTCTCACCTTCTTCTGTGGTGGTGACGAAGACTGATAGCTCACGTCTTATCGAACCAGATTTGGTTTCAGACTCTACATCGAGCATGACCTTCCAGTTATCAAGACCTAAGCTGACGAGGTTCATATTCACATACGATTCAAACTCTTTTAGTGCCTGTTGAATGAGCATGATGCGAATATCTTTGAACCCTTTCTTCCAATAGTTCTGTGCCACAAGTTCTAGGTCCATCTCTGTTATCTCATCGAGCATCGAGGTGGCTACTCGATTGAGCAGTTTTCGCTTGTTTTCTGTTTTTCGTATCAGTGTATTGTATTCGTTGGGCTGGGATTTGAGAGCCTCTATGTCCCCTTTAAGCGTTTGCAACTCATCTACACATCTACCCTTGTTTGTCACTAAAGTCGATTCTGAGTGCTCTACCGTCGAAAGTGTGTGCCGCATATCTTCTATCTTGTCTATTACCTCACCTCGCATGCCTTTCATCTTTTGAAGCTCATCTCGTGCCGTCTCTTTTATTACCTCATCCTCTTTCAAGGTACGCCTCTTGACCTTCAGTTCTGCTTTGAGCAGTATGCGTGCCTGTCTCTTTGACGCCTCATCTGTTTCTTGCATACAGGTCGGACAGCGAAACCCTAGTTCATCTATCTGTGTCAATCTCAGTTCAAGATTTCTAACCTCTGACCGTGAGGTAATAAAAGCCTCGACAGCCAGTTGCTTGAGGTTATCGAGTCTCTCGACCTGTTCTTGCAACCGCGCCTTGTCAATCTCAAGCACCTCAATTTGTTTGACGCATGACCTCTTCTCAATCTTCGTTTCTGCAAGCTGTTCGTTCAACAGACGCTTTTGCTTTGAGGCGAGTACGAGCTTCTTTCTCACCTCAATAATGTTCTGGTTTCTCTGTAGCTCAAAGTCTCGTGACAGCTTCTCGTACTCAGTGGTGGATTGAGCCTGAAGAAAGCCTATCACTCTGCTCTGTTCTTGTGCGGCATCCTGCAGTAGTCTGGTCAGTTCTGCGGCACGGTCCTTTGCTTTGTCTGCATATACGACCCACTTGTTAAGCGACTCTTCCATGATTGAGGTAAAGAGACTTAGCTTCTCAGTAGGTGTGAGGTCGAAGAACCTGATACCAAACTGCGGTATGTAGACCAACCAGATAAACGAATTGAAGTCGAGACCGAGCAATCTGTTAACGTCTGCTTGTGTAGATGTGCGCCACTCGTCGTGCTGAAAGATTCTGAGACCTGCAGTTTGAGCGGTACGTTCTATCTGTATTGGTTCGTCATCGATGCTGAGTCTTACTCTGCCACAAATGGACCTCTTTGATTCTCCCCAAGTAACCAACGTAGGCGTCTTTATATTGCGTGAGTTCTGACCATACAGCGTCCAGACCAGTCCCTCGAACAGACTTGACTTGCCTGCGCCATTGGCACCGAGCGAAGGCTCAACGTTGTTCTGACCAGAAACAAAAATGAGACCTGGTTCAACTGCTGACAAGTCCCAATCTATGTACTGTATTGAACGAAAGTTTTTTAGGTACAACCCTTCAAGCTTTACTCGGCTCATCGTTCTTCCTCTACTGTATTTAGTGCTATCTTGAGATAGTACGGTCCAAGTTTGTTCTGGTCTGCAAAACGTTTAACCACGTCTGAAGAAGACATTGCTAAGGTGGACCGCCTGCGTCTGTCTACATCTCTTGCCTTTATGACCTCTGCCTGCACTCTAACGCACACTGAACCTTTCTCTGTTATGTACTCCTGAATAGTCTTCTTTATCTTAGGCCAGTGAACAAGCTCGGTCTGTGGTATGCTGACCACGATAGAGAACTGACTGTCCTGATATCTGAAGTTCTCTTGCTCTGTCAGGTGTCGTATCGGGTTAGTATGTGTTATGCGTATCTTCTTCTTCTTTATTGGATGTGGTAGATTTATAAACGATTGGCTGCCACCACTGATAAAGAGAAAAGTACCGCCGTCTGCGTCACCAAAGTTTATAGGATAAGGTGCACCAATATAATGAATGTGACCTTCTATCGTCTGCCTTGTGTGTACATCACCAGAATATACTGGCACTTTTCTGTCTTCAAAGATGTTGGCGTCCATACCATCAAGCGTCTGACTGTTTGCCGCTGTTGCACCGCGAACTGTCTGATGCATGTATATTGTTTTGTATCTGCTGTCGAAAGGTCTGTAACTGTCCCAGTCATGTTCATTACGTGTGTGTGGCAAGAACAACTCGCCATCGACATTTATCGGTTCAGTTATGTACTGTATTCTGTCGAAGTGTATGAGGAATCTGAAGAAGGCTCTTTGTGAGGTGATACCACAATGATTGCCTGCCAGTATGATTACGTTTGCATTGCGAAACTGATTACACCACAGTATGAATAAAGCCACGATTCTGTTAACCAGTTCCTCAGAGTGCCTGTCTTTGTTCTCGGTGATATCACCAAGAACTATTATTCTTCCGATAGCCTGCGGTCTGGTTATTGTTCTGTGCAGATTCAACAGGGAGTGCCATCTGTACTCGTCTTGCTGTTTATCTGTAAGGTGCAGGTCTGCTATTACTATGTCATCCATGTTTTCTTCTCCTGCGTCTTATTATCGTTGCGTGTGTGCCATCTTCTTGTGGTACTGTAGCAGGTTGCCCTACTAACGAATCGACTGTTTGTTCAACGACTCTTTGTATCGCACGTTCGGTTGCGCCGACCACCGCATCTCTTAGAACGGTATTAGGTACTATAAAGCCACCGTTAGCTTCTCTCGAAGTAGCTACTAATTCACCACCATGATACATGGCACGATGTATTGCGGGGTTAGGTGCAAGTAGATGTCTTTCCTGTTCTGTGGCATCTGGTTCTCTTGAACCAGGCTCTACGTAAGTGACGTTAAATGGCCCTCGTATATTGACAGGCGGTGATTGATGTAATTCCTCTACCGGGTCAAAGAGAATGTCTACTATTCTAATGTCGAGTTCTGGAAGGCCGTCAGAATTAACGGTCATATTAATGTATGTTACGCCCTCTATAACCTCACCTGTGTCAGAGGCAAGTCTGAGTACATCTTGTCTTCGTCCGCCGCCTGCGTCACGTCTTTCTCTAACAAGCTTAAGTCTCATATCATAACCTGCAGAAGGCTGAGAAGGTAACGCCAGTACAGAGGTCTTCTAAGTCGTAAATGAATATGGGGTTCTCAAATCTGTAGCATACCAAGAGAGGTGACAGGTGTTTAACCTTTCTCTGTATGCACACAACCGGGTCTGCGCCGTTCTGTTTGGCAATGAGCATTGGTGATTTGTTGTGCCTCGTGCTTTCTTCGAGTAGCTTCTTCCAAAACGGGAGAATGGTTTGACCTGAGGTAGGCGTACCATACAGCAACGCATCCCACCTCAGGTTCTTAACGTTCTTGCACTCGATGATAAAGTCATTGATGAGGATATTGGCTTCTCTGTGACGCTCAACAGCAACAATGTCGCCCATGCCTGTCTTGACACGCTTACCCTTTTGAGAAGCAACAGTGGCACGCCCACCACTGGTAGCACTACGCCACAACAGGTCGTCGTGTTGATTACGACTGACCCATAATGATAGCGCCTTTGCTACCACTCTCTCGAACGCTCCACCTTTTCTCTTCGGGTTCATGTGTTACCTCTCTATGATTTCGTATTTGATTGAGTCTTTTGGTATGTTGTGTGCGATGTGATTTGCGACAGTGGCTTCGATTACCGCTCTCTGTGCTGTATCAGAGAGGTCTTCGTAAGGTGTGCCGTTGTCATCTGCCATGTTCTTGGGGTCTATTACAACCTCGCCCTCGGCTTTGATGCTGAAGACTGAGATGTGACCATCTAATGTTTCGTCAATCGAAAACTTTACGACCATGTTTCCTCCTTTAAAGTGTGGTGGGCAGTTATCCCTTGATTACTGCCAGTGGTGTAAGCTCATGCAGTATCTCTACGAGGTCAGATTGCTGTGCCATGACATCCTTGATATCTTTGTAGGCTCCCGTAGCTTCATCGAGGTCCGCAACTTCCCTGATGCCATGAACAATTCCCTGGTCATCAAGCCTCTTGATTTCTTCCTCAAGATTCAGTTCCCTTGTCGCCTGCTTTCTACCCATGCACCTGCCGGCTCCGTGAGAACAGCTATTGAAGCTCTCTTTGTTGCCCTTCCCCTTGACGATGTAGCTCTTTGTACCCTGTGAACCAGGGATTATGCCTGTGTTGTCTTCTCCTGCGAAGGTGGCCCCTTTTCGGTGAACAAGGACGTTCTCACCATAGTGGTGTTCCATTCTTGCGTAGTTATGGGCTATGTTAATCATGAAGCCGAAAGATACATAAGGAAAAAGTTCTTGAAAGATATTCTGAATTCTCCCCATCATCAATTTCCTGTTGGCAAAAGCAAAGGCAACGCAGTACTTCATTTCCGTCATATACTCTTTATACTCAGGGGTATCCATTGGAAGAAATGCCAATTCCCAACTCTTAGGAATTGAAGAGTACCACCTCTCATTCAGCTCTACAGCCAGTTTGTTATAATGGTCTGCTACTTTCTTTCCAAGATTTCTGCTCCCGGAATGAATCATTATCCAAATACAGTCATCCGAGCCTTTCTGAATTTCAATGAAGTGATTCCCACCACCTAGTGTGCCGAGTTGATGCAGTGCAGACTCATACTGCTGACCAACAATAGAATGATAGAAATGCAAACCATCTGTACAAGGCATGAGGTCGTTATCCTGAGCATCTTTTTGATGGTTAAACCCCACCGGAATTACTCGCTGTATCTTAAACACAAGTTTCTCAAGGAAATCTTTGGAGATATGAAGCAGAGAAGTCTTAACAGCACACATCCCACAACCGATATCCACACCAACTGCATTGGGAATAACTACCCCTCTGGTAGTCAAAACGCCACCAATGGGCATACCATAACCCTGATGACAGTCTGGCATAATTGCTACATGCTTGAAGACGAATGGCAGGTTAGCCAGATTCTTAGCCTGCGCCTCTGCTCCTTCTTCAATATCTTCAAGCCACATTTTAATGGGAACCTTCTCTGATGCAATGACTCTCATTCAACCCATCCTTTCATAGTAATCTTGGTTGCAGGCTAAAATATGAGGGGCAGAGAGTGTTTACTTCGAGTCTTGTACCAGAGACTCTTTTCAACGCCTACACGCTAACCTGGATACTGACGAATCGTATGCCGACCCGCCCGTCATAGTCAGAAGCTTCTCTGCCCCGTCTTGTTTTGTGGGCACGAGTCTGAGCCTTTCAGCTACACGATATAACCGGCATGCGTAGCCTCCATGAAGTGCAAACGTTCATAAGAGTATCGCCCTAGCCTTATTAGGCACTCTTACACTGGACTTTAACTTGTTCTCACCAGTCTCACTATCGCTCAGGGGTCATGGTGCCCTTTACTCGTGCCCTTTATTCTTTGAGACAGAGGCGAGGATTTGAACCCCGCATGACCCTAGACTTATGTGCTCCAGTTTACTGGCGTCGAACTTGGTCTTACTGGAGTCTATAGCGTCTACCCATTCCGCCACCCTGCCATTACCTCTTAATACTTGCTGTAACTTGGTAAGAAGCCTGTTTCAATCTCTTTCCATCTATTACGAACCAGTCTCGATATCTTTGACTTCATTCTGTTGTCGCTCTCTGCCTTAATGCGCTCAGACTCTTTAGCCATTGTGCGCGGTGACAGGCCGAGTTCGTCAAGAGCATCGATTGATTTGAGCCACTCAAGACAGGCGGTAACATCGTCTATGCCATAACCGAACATGATTGGGAACTGACATTCTCTGAAGGGCAGTGATATCTTGTTCTTCTCGCAACGTGCTTTGATATCAACGCCTACGTTTCTCTTGACCTTGTCCATGACTCTGTAAAGTTTTTCCATTTCGCTGAGCCACAATACTTGCGAGGTGTAGAAGTCAAGAGCTTTGCCACCGGTACGTCTGTACTTCTTGCCGAAGGTGACACCAATGTTGTCACGAACCTGCGATATGATAATGAATAGTAACCGCGTTCTCGCTATGTCATTGGTAAGACGCCTGAACATTTCAGAACTCGTCTTTGCCTTATCCATCTTGTAAGAGCCTTCGTCTATCTTACGTTTCTTTTCTTCTCTGGTAGATAGTGAATCCAGCGAATCGACAATGAATATGCCAGGCTCGTCACCTTTTTGCTTGATAACACTGCTCATGACCTCAAATAGAAACTCCATCGTGCCGTCGTTTGTAGTGTCTTCAAAGTCATCTGTGGTGAAGGTGACGTTTTCGATTGGTAGCCCAAGTGCTTGTGCGTACCCTTTGTCAAAGGCAGATTCAGCCTCGTGATAGTAAGCGTTGCCCATAGGGTACTTACGTAAGAAGTTGATGATTGCTTCGATGGCAAGCAAAGTCTTGCCTGTTGACTTGTCACCTACTATGTTGACGACGCGACCTATTGGATAGCCCCCACCAAGTACGCAATCGAGAAGAGTAGAACCACTGGAGATTAACTCCAGTGGCTTATCTTCTACGAAGTAGTTGCCAAGCTTTACTGCTTCTTGACCTCTACGCCGGCGTTCCATGTGTTATGACCTGTCTCTCATTTTACGCATGCGCTCTCTTGAACCCTCTGTTGACTTCTTGGGGGCTTTAAGGTCAAGAGTTTCACAGATGGTTTCGCGCAGTTCTTTGTCGGACATGTCGTCGAGTTCTTCTTCGGCAATCACGTCTTCATCGAGAGCCAGTGTTTCAAGCTTGCTTCTCTTCATGGTCTGGACGTCATCGTAGGTGACCTTAACCTTGCGACCTTTTTCTTCGCGTTCAGGCTCGTCATCATCGTCATCGTCCTTTTTGCCGCGCTTTCTTGATGAGGGCTTTTCTTCTTCTTCGTCCTCATCTTCTTCTTCGTCCTCATCTTCGTCCTTCTTGCGTGAGGATGTACTGCGACGCTCACCACGAGAACGAGGCTTCTCTTCTTCGTCCTCGTCTTTCTCTTTCTGGCGACGTGAAGATTCTTTTGCCTCTTCTTCATCATCATCCTCGGCCGCTGAGAATATCTTTTTGATATAATCGTAGTCAAAGAAGTTCAGAACAGACGGGATGGGATGGTCTTCAACGTACTGAAGCCACTCATCTATCTGTTTGTTGCGACCCAGTGGTGAAGGTCTACGTGCCAAGCTGGAGAAGTACTTCGTCTTCAGCATCTCGCCTTCACGTTCGAGGTGAATGTCGTAACCCTCGTCAATGTCGTCGATAAAGTAGGTGTCACCTGTCTGCTTGTCAATGGTCTGCTTGCAGATATCTTTATCAACGGTCCAGGGAGCGGGCCAAATCTTGGGACCTGCGTCTTCGTTGGCTCTGTCGATGACCCACATAAGCACACGTTTGACTGGTGCAAGAGACTTGATGTAATCAGCGTCACCGCCTTTCTCTGCTCTCTTACGCTCGTCGCAGATGGGGCACTTCTTGCCTTTCATCTTCTCAAGACAGAGGTACGCCGCGTTGTCAGGACCGATACCGAAGTGAACATAAACATCGAGTCCCCAATGTTCGGGGTTTTCCCACGTTGCTGGCAGTACACGCAGGTTCTCACCGTCTTTGGTGCTCTTCACTGCGAGAACGTTGAAGTCCTCTTTAATGAAGTAGTCGCGTGAGCCACCTTGCTGTGATGCCCGTTTCGACAGTGCTTCGCGTGAACGGTAGTTGTACCTTTCACGTCTGTCTTCACCACGTCCTTCTTTCTTCTTTTTCTTTTCTCGGTCAGACATTGAATCCTCCTTATCGTCTGGTTCTGCGAGTAGTGCGAGTCTCGTGCTCTTCTTTAATCTTACCGCGTGCCTGTTTGTAACCTACTGCCTCGACGGACGCATCAGATTTAACTGTCTTCTCGCTGAAGTAGCCTGCAAGAAACAGATTGCAGACCTCAACGAGCATCTTACCTTTACCTGAGAAAGCATCTTTCATGCTGTACCACAGGTCTGCCGCCAGCTTCTTCTCCAGAAACTCTGCGTTGGCGTTCATGTAGTCCTCGTCCATCTTCACGAGTTCTTCTACCTTAGCCTCTGTCAGCTTGGTGGAGTTACGCTCTGCGTTGGTGCGTATCTGCTGTGCTGAACTTGCATACGTCTGTTCAAGCGCAAGCTTTGATTCGTCACGTTCGCTTATAGCGACAGCACATGCTGTACCAATCTTGAAGAGTATCTCGGAATACTGAGAACACTCTACGTCAAGATTGTTCCTATCAATGACCAATAGCCTTTGTGCCTCTTCTAATGTGAGGTTGGGCATTTTGAATCCTCCTTATGAATGTCTGTTAAAATTGATAATACATTTTATCATACAAAAATACTGTCGTCAATACTTAATTTTAGCTTTAGATTTCAATAACTTACGAAGAACTAGACGGCAGTTCGGGACAGTTGGTAAGACGCTGAACCAGCGTTCTCAAGTAGGTAACTTCTTCACGTAATATTGCTACCTCTTGTGTAGTCTGGTTCAATCTTTCTGCAGGTCTGAGACCTATTATCCAAAGCTTGTTCATAATCTCTTGTACCGACTCTATAGGCAAACGTAACGCGGCCTCGTAGTGAGGTATAACTTCATTTGGGCTCTGGTCGATTGTCTCCATTGTTACACTACGCACCACATGTATCCTGTTGCTGTCCCTTTCTCTCATCATCATGTGCATATCAAACATATTGTTTGAAAACACCGATGCTTGCTCTATTAAAACTCTCATGTTCGTTCTCCTTGATAGCTCAGACGCCAATTCTAAGGTCATTTCACATCTGCCTAATGGCACTATTCTTCGTAAAGAATTGTAAGCCTCTTCAGGTATCTCGCCTGCTTCGTTAATAGACCCTGGATGTGCCTGCGATTCTTCACTGGCGAGATTGAATATTCTGTGAAAGGGACTATCTTCTTCTGGCGCGTTCGATTCTACATGAAAGTGGTCGTTATCACCTACCACTGTTTCAGGTACACCAAACTCTTTAATAATTACCTTGCGCTCCAGTGCTCTCTGTTTGTCGAATCTTCTCTTGCGTTCTACCATTGTCCTACTCCTTGAGTACGCAATCTGCTACATTGAGAATGATATCGTAGAACGCCTGTTTACTATATATTGGTTTGCTGAAGTACTGCAACTTGTTCAAGAAGAACAAGGATTCTTTCTCGCTCTTGGCATTGAGTACGCATGAGGTCATGTACATTGCTACCACAATACGTATCGATTCGGGGTTCATGTTACGCATACGCTTGAGCAGAGCAACGGCTTTCATCCAGTTCGTTTTGCCATCACGTATGAACTTACACAAATCGATGACCTCTGCTGAGTTCTCTGGTGAGTTGAGAAGGTCAGCTACTGCATCGACAGTCTTACAACTTCTGCACTGTGAAAGGTACACAAGAGCCTGACGCATGCTACCGAAAGACTCTCTTGCTATTGTGACGAGTGCCTCTTTGGGTACCTTCAGGCTCTCTTCTTTGTGTATGTACTCAAGCATGTCTGTGATATCATCGACGCCAAGCTCTCTGAGACTGAAGGTGTGGCATCTGGTCTGCACTGTCTTTGGTATCTTCTGCAACTCTGTGGTGCAGAGTGCAAAGTAAACGTGGCTTGGTGTGTCTTCAAGAGGCTTGAGCAGTGCATCGAACGCGTTCTTCGACAGTTCGTGTGCCTCGTCAAGAATGATGAACTTGATTCCGTTATGACCAAGCCCTGCATAATTGATACCTTCGAGCAGTTCTCTCATTGCATCGACACCTGTGTTATTTGCGGCATCTATCTCGATGAAAGGCTCGTCTATGACGACGCCAGGCTGTAACTTCTTCGCTAACATACGCGCTATTGTAGTCTTCCCTGTACCGGAAGGTCCTGCAAATATCATCGAGTGCGGTAGCTCGTTGTTCTTCAGCAGTGCCTTGAGCGAATCAATTACGCTCTTGTGACCTGCTAAGTCTTTAAACTTCTCTGGTCTGTACTTCAGATGAAAGTCTCCGTATCTATCATCTACTCTCATTACGCCTCCTCTATCAGCTTCTTTGTGTGGCATCTCTTGCAAATCTTGTAAGGCTTACCTGTCTTCTCGTTGTATCTTATAATAAAATCGTGCTCTATCGGTTCAGCATGAAAATCAGGATGTGAGGCATATGTCGAACCACACTCGTCACATACCTCGCACTGAAATGGAGCGTCTGAACCAAACGCTGTTGACTTGCCACACTTGCATCTCCAAAATTGCATATCGTTCTCCTTAGCCTCTGCTTGTGCCTTCACCTGACGGTGGGGTAGCCTTCACAACACGACCAGACTGTTCGTGGTCTTCTTCGCTCAACGAGAACCATCTTACTTGACTCAATGGTATATGTCTATTCTTGCCGTTCAACAGACGCATCCAAAGAAGATATGCGCCGAAACGCACTTCAGTACATTTGAATACTTCTCTGTATCCGTCCCACCATCTTACGTTTACAGTCGTAGGTGTATCGTTCATTTTACTGTGCCTCCCTGATACTTCTTAAATATTTCAGCGCGGGGTGAACTATCATACACGCACCGTTACAAATAGTACATCTCTGTCTGGGCCAATCGAGGCAAAATACCCACTCACCTGTACCTCCACAGTGTTCACACACCACCTCTCCCCAAGAAGGATGCTCGTACAAATAGTCAGCTAGATTACGAAGGTTGAGTTGAGCAGAAAACACAGTTGTCCACCTTGGAAGTTTGCTATATGAGATATATTGAATGTGTGATAAGTAATTTTCCCACACTTCTGACATCTCTCGTTCCATGAACTCTTTGACGGGTATAGGATTGACGAGGTAGTCAGGATTTAAATCTACGTCCAAGAATGGTTGTTCATGCCATTCCTCGCCCACCATCAATACTAGTGTGCGCTTATATTGTTCATCAGTCATTTACGTTTCCTCCTCACCTTTCTGTCTACAATCTCTGCATAAACGTGAATGTCTCTGTAGACCGGGTAGCATCCATTACTGCATCTTCTATGCAAGCCACAGCCATGTCTGGGATAACCGTAATGCTCTATGTGGTACTTATCGACAAGCTTGTGGTCCTCAGTTTCTACCCACTTAACAATCTTGCCGACCTTTTTAATCTGTCGAAGAATTGTTACCAACTCAGTCTCGCATCGAAAGTATAGGTTCATGCTGGTCATATTATTCACCTCCCTACGCGGCTAACACGTTTCTCATATCCATGAAGTCGCGTGTCTCGTATGTCTTGAAAGCCTCAACCTCGCCCCACGCTTCGCCTCTCGATACTTCAACTGACAGAGGTACAATCAGCCAATCATATGTGAGTGTGGTCATTATCTCAACGATGGTTAAGATATCTTCGTCGAACGATGCCTTCGGTAAGTAGAAGGTCAAATCATCGTGTATGTTCATGACCGGCTGAAACTGTGGTTTGTTATGACGATACGCATATCGCGTAAGGGCGTACATTGCATCGAGAACTACGTCAGATGCGGTACCCTGAATTGGTGTATTGAGAACTTCGTTGGGACTCATCGGGTGTCTTCTCTTTCTACCAAACGAAGAGATAACCAAGCCCGACTGTCTGTAATGTGCAAGTTGTGCCTCTTGCCATCTCTTTGCACCAGCGAACATGTTCCAGAAGTCATTGAATAACTGACCTGTCTTGTGCTCGTCTAAGCCGATTGCCTGTGCCACTGAAGGTACCTGTGCACCGTAAAACCAGGGAAATACAAGCGTGTTTTTTATGTCCTTTCTCAGCTTCTTAAGTGCATCTTCAGTTATGTTCTTCAGTATGCCCTTCTTTGCCGCCACACGCTTCGCCCAGTCCATGTGTATGTCGTACTCTTCAAAGATTGCCTTAACAAAGAATACGTCACGTGCCACAGATGCGATAACTCTTGCTTCTATTTGCCCGTAGTCAACAGGTACAATGTAATGGTCGGGCGGTGGTATTACTATGTTACGTGCTCGTTTGTTGTTCCTACTTGGAAAGTTCTGAACGTTGGGGTTAGATGCACTCAGCCTGCCAGACACCACGAACAGATGTGAGAACTCGGGGTGTAGTAGACCATCAGGATATATAAGGTCGAGAACTGAATCAACGTAGGTTGATTTCTGCTTGGTGGCTTCTCTGTGCTTAACCGTATAGTCTGCAAGCTTTACCCCTTTATCGCTCAGTTGTGCAAGCACCTCTTTATCTGTACTGTACCCACCACTCTTCGTTGTCTTGAAGGCACTGACATGCAGTATATCTCTCAGCACATTGGTTAACTGCGTGTTAGAACTTGGTGAGAACTTCTTGCCAAACTTTGCTTCGTACTGCTTGACCTCTTTGAGATTGGCAATCTTATCTGCCATCTCTATCTTAGTCTTCTCGTACTCTTCACCGAATACGACAGCTTGATGCCTGTCTACAATCAGACCCTTCTGCTCGGTAAAGCAGAGTGCCTTTGCTATCTTCACGCGTTGTTTGGTAGACCTTCTGTCATCACGGTCCATCAATCTGCGTAACGTTGTACTTAGTAGATGTTCGTACTTAGTGTCCATACCGTTGTAATAGAGCAATTCAGGTATAGGTGCCGCAAGAAGGTTCTTTCTGTCTACGTCTGACTGGTTCTTCAACTCAAAACCAAAATGCAATAAGGTCAGAATATCGAGAGAACTCATGCCCGCGCCTTTCTTACCCGGACGCTCATCGAGTGCTACTGACATTGCCGCAGTGTCGTCCCATTTAGCATCGAGCACCACTTCTTTGTCGAACATATGAGACAGATGAATCATTTCAAACTTGGCATGATGCGCTTCCTTTATTGACTCGTTCATCAAGAAGCGATACATCATGCGTTTCACTTTACGTCTTGCTCTTGCTGATTCCCACCCTCGTGGATGGTCTACAACGAACGCTACTGTGTCATCATATGTGCCAATAGCACACGACAGTAGCGTGTAATTACGCGCAAAGGGTGACAGCGCGGTCGTTTCAATATCTATTGCGTATCGCGCACGTCTTTTACTAAACCTTTTCAACCGCTTATCGAGGTCAGCCAACTGACTTTCATCTGAGCCGTCGAAGATGGTGATGTTGTCTCTGTAGTTACCTTTGTGTACGAAAGGCTCAGGTGGGTCCTGCAGAAACTCGTTTATCTTTTTGTGGTCCAGTTCAAACGTGTGCATGAACTTACGGTCTATCTGCTCTCCACCACCCCACTGCCCTCCCTGTCTTATTACAAATGAGGGATGCAGGTTGAAGGCAATCCAATAGTTATTCATATTGTCGAACGAGATAGGCATTACTCTACCACGCCATGCGAATATCATATCTTTGCCTGTGAAGAACTTGAGAGGTATTGCACCATACGTCATAATCAACGTAGGGTTCATCATCTGTATGTTCTTAATCAACCGTGAACGACAACACTCCATCTCGAACTCGGTCGGGTTTCTATTGGCAGGAGGTCTGCAAGCGAGTATGTTGTCGAACGCTATTCTATCAGTGTCTATGTGGTCACGTAATGCACCACGTAGCAACTGACCAGACCTGCCTATGAACTGTCGCCCTTCAAAGTCTTCTTGCTCGCCAGGTGCCTCACCGATAACGAGTATCTTGGGGTTCTCAAGTCTGCCAGTAGGTCGCATCTTGGGGGTGGTCAGTCTGTCCCAGTTATTCTTAAGAGGACAAACATCGCACCCCTGTTCGTGTGCTATGTCGAATCTGTTATCGACCCTTTCTTCTTTCTTGGTGTAGAAAAGCGCCATCGCTTACTCCTCGTCGGACGTAGACTCACCTGCTGAATTGGAAGTGCTGTTCTTCATGGTAGATGCCAAGATACGTAACAGCCTGTCTTTGCGACCAACATACGCTCTTGCTTTAGCATCTTCATCCGTAACAAAAGCCAGTTCTTCTGTGGTAGATACTGTCTGCTTCAGCAACTCTGCTTTGAACTGCAGGGGCGTTATGCTGATTTCGTTCTTGAGGCTCACGAACTCTTCTACCTCGCCAATGGCACTGGACGCCTCAATCTTCATCTTGTTACCTTTGAAGCTAACATCTACCAGACCGTCTGTATTGCTTGAGAGTATCACCAAGCACCTGTTGATTGCATCGAGAAAACGAGGTGACATGGGACAGTATGAATCGCCAGGGTCAAATCTTTTAATGACCTTTTCGTAGTCAGGAAACTCGACTGATTGCGGCGTTTTGGTGAACACATTAACTTCGCTGGTCTTGATGTACACCGAGGACTGCCCGATTGCGACTGTCTTGTCTATGAGGTGAGTAGAAAGACTGGCAACTAAGGAGCAGAACTGCTTGGGTAAGAGAACCTGTATACGACTTGCTGTGCCAAGTTTCTTCACGCTTGCGTCTTCGCATACGTAACGTGCCATGCGTATCGCGTCTGTCGCATACAGCTTCAGCGAGGTGCCATTTATGTCAAGCATAACACCACTGAGTGCTATGTTGGGCGAGCCTTCGTTGAGTGCTATCGAGGTTGATGCCAAGCCCTCTATCACATCGTCTGTGAGTTTGAATGTAAAGAGAGGTTCTCCTGTCAGGTCGTCGAATAGATAGGGCTTGTATAGTTTCACTGCTGTCGAAACCAAAGTGACTCTGGTCTTAGGCTTTGCTTCACCACCACCTTTCTTGGTTCTCGACGAGGCAATGTTGAGCTCCTGCTTCTTGAGCATGCTGAGTACGAGTTTGTTGGTGGGTATCGAGTTCACTATCTTTACGAAAGCGTCGCCGTTAACCACACAGTTAATGTCACCTGTGTCTACTGTTACAGACACGCCCTGCATGCCATTGAAGGATACCATACGACCACTGCCTATGTAGATATTCTTCAGTATGGGGATGAGGTCCGATGATGCAATGCAACTTTTTACCACATTCGATGCGTTGTCTATATTCATTCCACCCTCCTTAAGATTTTACCAACTTGCTGTTGTGCTATTGCTGAATATCGTGGTGTATTTAGGCTGTGCCTTCTTTTCAAAATCGAAACCGTAGTTTTCGAGAAGCTGAAGTGCCCTGTCGTCAATATCAATCTGCTCTTGGTTTGACTGAATCGCGTGTTTGATGGTCTTGATGTTGTCATGTAAGATGTGCTCGATGACACCATCCTTCTTCTTGTTCTTGACCTTGAGAAGGACCTTTTGATATAAACCAGACCGCTTTTTGAGGTGCTTGATTTGTGTGATATGGTCATTCGACTTCTTGCGAAGCGCAGACTTCATCTCGCCTATGATATCAATGTAGATAATATTTTCGCCTGCCTGGTCGATGAGACTCTGCATCATGTTTTGAATCAGGGAAATACACGTGGCAAGTTCTGAGTTAGCATTGCGTTCGCTCTCGTCACCAGTCTCGTCATATTTCTTGCGTCTTTCAGGGCTGGACAGTATTGCATACGCACGGTGTGCCTCTATGAAGTCTTCTTGTTTGCCTTCATTGCGGTCAGGATGTGTTTCTTTTGCTTTGCGTCGGTATGCTCTCTTGATTGCATCGTTTGCCGCGTCCTCGTCTACACCAAGAATGTCATAAAGACTCTTCTTACTCAAGTGTGCCTCCTTTCTTGTACCCTTCATCGTCATGATATAGCCACCATATAGTGACACGAGCTATAATGCCAAGGCTTGTCACTATGGTAGGTATTATAGTCCAGCCATATATCGAGCCGTATTTGAATAGCCAGAAACATGCCCCCCACAGGACAAACAAAACCACAATCGAGAATATGTAGTTTGGTGACCCCTTAAACTTTTTGCCAAAGTTAACTATGGGCGGAAGAATACGCTCAATGTTCTTCATTTGAAGCCTCCTATTGTTTTGAAATCGTAATATACTTTATCATACCAAATTTATTATGTCAAGAGAAAAGTTTAAGCTGTTGTTACTTGTAGAGCCTCGATAAGAGCGCCTTCACATCTTCTTGCTCATATCAACCTCTTCGTATACATACCTTTTCTCATGCTCTCAACAAGAGAACCGATACGGCTTGCGGCATCTTCTATGGTATAATTGTTGGTGAAAACGTAGTCGGTAGCGACACGTTCGTGTTCTGTTTCTGATTCGTGGTCTGTTCTGAGTGCGGTGAATCTTATCACGTTGAGTATGAAGCCACCTACTCCCATGTAGTTGAAGTCATACCGTATCGAACTTGCCTCATTGATGAAGCGTACATCTGATACGACCACATCGCTGACTATGCCTTTCGTTTCAAAGAACTCAATGAGCTTTGGTCTCAGAGCCTTAATCCAGTAGTCCTCATCGACCTGTTTTCTGAAGATGTTTGTGCCAATACGCTGAAATAATAGACGCGCCCATTCTGGCTTGGTTATATATGCCTCTTCGTAAGTCATAAGACCTGCCTCTATCAGCATGTTCTTGAGTATGTCACCAAAGGCGAAGCGTGTGAAGCCATGATTATCACACAACAGCTTCGCCACAGTGTCTTTGCCTGAACCAATATAGCCTGTTATACCGATTATCATTTAGTCGTCTCCTCCGCCATCCCAATCACCAGATGAACCCCCACCGCCGAAGTCTCCACCACCGCCATCGAAGCTCTCACTGACATCGAAGCTCTCACTCTCACCACTATCGCTATCTCTATCAGCAAAAGCATCGGCGATAACAGAACCAACAACAACTGTGTCTTGTATGTGCGTGGCTCTTCTTGGTGCGCTATCGTACTGAGACGGTCTTGCTTGTTGTTTGTATGGTATGTTCGCATGTTTAAGTAACTCTACGACCGGGTCGTGTTTGTACGAGCACTCGTTTGGGTAGGCATACATCTTCAGTGACAGGCAGTAGCCTTCACGTACAGCACTGGCATAAATACAGTGCTCACATGGTGACTCTTTGGCAAGTCTGTCATGAAGAAGCTCATGATATGTCAAAGTCGGTGGCGATTCCACTAAGAGAGTTGGTCTACCCCATTTTCTCGGTCTCATAGGTACATCTCCTGCGTAGTATCCCATTTATAGCACACCTCTCTCCTTCTTGAGTCTTATCAGCACCAACGCTGACTTAGGCTTAGGACAAGACTCTTCAGGCTTACCATTTACAGAGCATCTGTACCTTAGAATACAGATATGAGCCTTGTTCATGACTTTGGTCGCTAGACATCCCCAACAATCGCTCTGTTTTGCCATTAGTACACCTTCGGATGGTTCATCGGGCCGCCTGACCTTTTCGCACTTACCACTTCTTCTACAGGCTTCACCTTTATAATCTGAGCGACTGGTAACCACATTTCAATCGGCTTGTTGTCTTTGTCCAGCTTGGTAGCTGACACCATAACACGAACACAGCCTGATGACCACGTAGTGAAGCCGGTGATTTTGCCTCTGAATGAGGTTATTGTATCCTGTACCTCATCGAGAAACTTGAAGTCGTGCTTTTCAGCTTCTATCACCGTGTCAGCAAAGAGACCTTTTTCCAATATCTCTATGCGCGGTGTCTCATCGAGGAAAAAACACTCCTCTACCTTGCCGGCAAATATCTCCTGCTTCTGTATGCCGATAGAATCGACATTGTGTAACCACTTGCTTTTGGATAACACGACGCCCTCAAACCCTGTAACTCTGTCTCTTACCCTGTCGCCAAGTTCTACTACCTTTTCATTGCTCATTGTTCCACCCCTTTAATTAGATTTTTTAGTAGACCATCTCGTGTACTATATCCCAATACTGAGAGTACAAATGCAGACCGCTTGAGTACGCAATCAGTGGCCCATCTTCACACTCGAAGGTCAGGTTAGATAGCACGTACTCCTTGACCATTTGCAGACCTGCCAAGTTCTCAGGGAAGCCTGCAAATAAATCCCACGAACGAAAGAACACGTTGAGGTACAGATGCTTGTTGATTACTTTGAAGTCTACGACACGCAGACAAGGCGGGTCAGCCATGACGATAGCTTCAAGACCGCCGATAGATATACATGCCTGATTGGTAGCACCTTTGGTTTGATTCAGCATCTCGATTGCTATGTCTATGGCTGGTTTACGTTCACGCTTTGAGGTGTTATGTTCTTCGGTAGGTACACCAACTATGTATGAGCCGTATACGTAGTCCTCATTTACCTCTATCTTATCTGACATGAGATACTTGATAAAGTAAAGTTCGATTTTCTCTTCACAGGTCGGTGGTGGGAAAGGTTGCGGTGGTATAACTGCCAGTGGACGCGTCCCGGGATTGCTTATGCGTATGACAGCATGCTCTAACTGTCTGCGAAACTGCCCTACGTAAGAGCCTTGTTCGACGCGGTAATCGACACCTTCTTTGTAACACGCGGTGATAGCGTTGCGCCACGCGTCATCTATACTGAAGCCTGTAATAACAGCCATTCTCAACCCTCCCTATTGCTCTGTTTCACTACATTGTAGGAACGCACATCATCTGCCACTCTATTTATCTTGGCATGTGCGTCGCGCAGACCGTTCTCAACGTACTGTGCGAACTCTGCTCTGACATTGTTTACCACACGTTTGGTTAATATTACAAAGACTATGAATTGTACCGTGATGAGCAAGATTGCGGCTATTGAGACCTGTATTGCTGTGATTGAAATTTCCATTATCCACCCCTGGATTATAGATTATAAAGAGGGGCCGCTCATAAGGGGTGAGGACTCGAACCTCACAGTGATGAAGACAAGTGTGACTCCCCTTCATTCGGTAGTCCGGACTACTGCGTTCGCCCCTTCGCTACCCTCATGAGCATTGGCCCCTGTATTTACGTAGCAGGTTCTTCTTTGTTCAAGTCAGTCATGTCTAATGTGCCTGTGCTTCTGTAAGAAGACACGGCGTTCGACATGCCTTTGCTCATACGCATTATGCCTTTGTCTGTGTTGACATAGTTTGCAGAGTTGCGTATGCCGTACTTGCGTGCCTCTACTATGGAGTCCTGATTGGCACCGATGTACATGAACTCCCAGTCGTACTTGCTCGTCTGGTGCTCGATGCGTTCTGCAATGTCTGTGTTTCTGAAGTCTTTGGAGTGGTTCTCCTGGCCGTCTGTTATGATGCAGAATATGACCTTGCTGGGTTTGTCGTCTTCGCTCAGACTGTCGAGCCTTTTACCAACAGCATCGATTGTGGTACCGATGGCGTCGAGAAGAGCTGTCATACCAGCAGGTGAATATGTACTGCGCGTCAGCTTCTTTGCTTCTGCGATTGGTACCGCGTCATATACTGTCTCCTGTGACTTGTAAGATGAGAACAGTACCATCGTGAAGTTTGCCTCGCCTGGCGTCTTCTTCTGCATCTCGATGAACTCGTTAAAGCTCGATATGGTTGACGAACACACGTCTGACATTGAACCACTTTTGTCCAAGATAACTACGATTTCGGTAAGATTGGGTTTCATTAGTTCTCCTTTACAGTTTGGCAAACTCTTCTTTGAGTACGTCGAGAGTGGTTTTTTCTATCTTTTCTGCCAGTGTAAGAATAGCGTCTATCGTGTTTGGGTCTGAAACAACCGCTGTACCTACGTGAGCAGTAGATATAAACAGCTTATCCGTAGGCGCACTGCGAATCTTTTCAAGTGTCAAGATGTTATTTGACACATCAGTAATGTGATTGCGTAATCTTGTTGCCTGGTTAAATGTATCGGTGTCCACGTCATCCTCCTTATATTTTGCAAATATTTGTTTCACCGCATTTGCCCATACATCATTATGTTTGCCACCGACCTCTGTATCTTTATCCGAGAACCCATACATTTTATTACGTAGTTCTCGTAGAGCCTCTCTGGGCAAACAAGCCAATCGCATGCGCCTCATTACGGTCCAGTATCTCATCTGTGATGCCTTCCACCACTGCGCTCTACATGACCGACCTTGTGCTGTTGAGTGTCATAGATGTTGTCGTCTTTGATGGTGTACTTTTTGTTCCAGTTGGTATCGTACACTGTACCACCTTTAACATAGCCTCTGAGATTGTTCTGATTGTCAAAGACTTTGGTGGTGTCGTCTGCAAACGAACTTGCAACGTACAACAAGAGACAGGCCAAGAACAGTATGAACGTTCTCATATTACCTCCTCATATACTGAATGGAGAACTCGTGCATCGCTTCAGCCGAGTCAAACAGAGCCGCATATTCGCAGTTAAGGTCTGTGCCAAGGTCCAATATAGCCTGGTAGGACATTGTGGGTTTCCAGTTGTGAGTAGTACCACTGTTTATCGACGAGAACAACTGCACGAGATAGTGACCAGGTTCTACCTGACCAAGTATCTCACCTTGATAGACAATCTTGTCTTTGTCAAAGGTGAGTATGAACTTGCCTGTTATGCCAATTTCAATAGGCATTTACTTCCTCCTTTTTTCTTTATGTATCAGCTTGCCTCGATACTTCTCGATGGAGTTAAAGTTGATGAACACATCATCGTTAATCCAGTAGTATGTCTTCGCATCGATTGGTCGAATCTTAAGAAGGTACTTAGCAAGACTCTCTGCGTCCTTCGACAGCTTTATTCTGGTGTACTGCTCAACGAGGTCGAGAAACTCAACGTGACTTTTCTTGTTGGCTCTCAGCTTGTCAGCTACCTCTTTTGCATACTCACCATCGTGATTGATTCTCGATGCGTCAATGTCGTGTGCCTTGTAGAACTTGGTTAACCTCTTGAACTTTGATGAAGACTTTGGTGCAATCTGCGTCATACCTGCCGCCTCGCAAAACGAAACGTAGTTCGACATGACAGATGAAAGTACCACCACTTTCTTATCTACCAGAGGTAGCGTTTCTCTCAGCAATCGTGCACCAAGACCAATCCCTCTAAACGTGGGATGTATTACCACACGACTGATTATAACCGTGTTGTTACCTGACACCAATCTTTTCTCGTCTACGTTCAATTCTTCGTATCTCTCCCTGTCATCATCGCTCATGGGAAACGAACCAAGCATGTAGGTTCGCATCGGGACTGAGTAAACAATCAATCCAACAGGGTACCCTTTGAAAACTGCTGTGAACGTGTTGGTAATCATTGCCGGCATCTTCGTATTCTTGTAGTGGTACTTCAAGAGTGATATGTCGGGGTTCTTACCTAACTCTACCACAGATATTTCATCCATAAAAGGAGGCACACTACCGTTTCGAGGTAGTCTGTCTATGTGATGCTCACCAGAATAAGAGAAGGTGATTCTATGTGACGGGTTCAGCGAGTGCGTCAAATCGTTATGTGAGGTGGCAACAATCAGTCTCTTGTGGTAGCGTCTGAGTGCCTTTGCATAATTATATGCAACGATGTTGGCTGTTATTCTGTCGAGTAACGAGGTAAACTCATCGACCACGATTACGCGGTTTCTGAGTTCAAGTAATTTGGCGAGGTAGAATCTGTACTTCTGACCTTCTGATAATTGCCTGAAGCTTTTGAAGTAGATAAAAGCCTCTGATAGACCGACACTGTTCAAAAAGGAGATTGCTTGCTCGAAGGAGTTACCAATGCAATCTATCAGAGGTCTTCTATCTCTTCTCAGGTTTGAGTACATTGCAGTCATGCCATGCTGTGACGTATCAAAGTTGAAGCGTGTGGCGAGACCGTTGAGCAGAGTACTCTTACCACTACCACTGATACCGGTTATATAAATCACGTCCCACTTACTAGGGACCTGTATTTGGTCGATGACCACATGCTCGTAGTCGTCTATGTCAAGACCGAAGGCATCGAATACTTGGTTGACACGTTCTGTTCTTTGTATCTTGCAGTTAAACGATGCGCTTACGGTATCAATTAGCGATGACATTAAACCTCCGAGTGTGGTAAAAGAGCGTACTCAAGGCTGGCTGTTAACCTGATACTGTTGTCCCACCGGCAAGTAAGTAATAGGGGCGGGTGGGGGTTATGACAACTGTATCACCTTGAGTACGCGGGACGGGCATCATGTTGTTATGCGAGTTTACCTTTCAGTTTCAGGCGGTTGATGACGGCCATTGAAATCTGGTACCTGATACGCATTGTGCTGTCGCTCAGAGCCATCTCTTTCTCCTGTGCGAGTTCTTTTATCTTCGCAAAGGATTTGGTGTGGTGGTCAGCAACGAGGTACAGAAAGCGTATGCTGTCAGACTCGCCCTGTTTCGGCTTGGTCGACTTCTGCTCTTTGCTTGTGACCGGCGTTTTGCCTTTCTTGGGCATGGGCTTCTTCTCTTCGACTTTCGCTTTCTTGCCCTTCTTTGCCGGAGGTGTATCTTCTTCTTCCTCTTCGGCCTCTTCTTCTTCAGGCTCTTCTTCTTCTTCAGGCTCTTCTTCTTCTTCGGCCTCTTCTTCTTTCGCGGCACGACGTTTGCCTTTCTTGACGGGCTTGGCTACTTCTTTCTTTGCTTTGCCCTTGCCTTTCTTGGGAGCAGGCTCTTCTTCTTCGTCTGCCTCTTCTTCTTCGTCCTCGTCCTCTTCGGACTCTTCTTCAGCGTCTTCTTCTTCGTCCTCTTCGGACTCTTCTTCAGCGTCTTTCGCACGACGTTTGCGGGCAGGCTTCTCGTCCTTCGCTTTCTTCGCTTTCTTCATGTCAGGGAAGTCAGGTACATCTTCCTGCTTGTCGAGCGCATCAAGCGTTGCGTTGACCCACAACTGTGCCGGCTCTGAGAGCTTCTTCCAGTCTGCGTCTTCAAGCTGGTCGACTGCATCAGCGAGGCGAGCACGATACTTCTCGTCTGATTCTTTTGCTTTCTGCTTCAGACTTGTTGCCTTTTCCAACTCTTCTCTGATTTTACTCATAACTTCCTCCTCATTTGATTTAAGATGGCATGAACTGCCTTCTTCTGTTGACTGTGACACCTGATTGCAAAAAGAATTCGTTTAATAAAAAGTGTAATAAAGTTTATCATATCGTTTTTTCTCTGTCAAGAACTAAATTTTCAGAATAAATTCGCTGAGTTATCAGCTTTTTTGTGTTTTTTTCTGGTTCGAGCCTTGCTAACTACCACGTCGCAGATGGGACAGAGGTCGTCATCTTTCGAGGTACGTCGAAAGAACACACCACACTTTACACACAGTTCGTATTGAGAGGTTCGTTTGGGGTACATCTTGTAATAGCGTTCACCACATTTTGGACACGCTAATACAGGTGAATCACCGCCACCGTCTGTGTCATGGTACAACTCTTCTGTGCCGCATCTCAGGCACTTTCTCGTCTCCTCCAGGTCTTGCCAAAATTCTTCTGCACACGATGACAGAATTATTCTCCGTTTTCTGAACATCAACTTGCCCCCACTCGACAATAGATTCTTTCGTCATTTCACCAGGATCCTTAAACGCGCCAGGCACCATCATGATTGTCACGTTCTTGGCAAACAAACTGAGTCTCGATTTGATTCCCATAGACTGTACTATCGCGTCTTCGTCAAGCAGTATGATTATCTGCTCGTACTTTGGTGAGAGTTTTATAAGAATCTCTGCCTGTTCAGGTGTCATAGTTTTGGTGAACAAGCAGGTAACTTTGTCTCTCTCATCTGGAAGGTACCAACCCAATTTCATAGCGTCGAAGTAACCTTCTACTACGAAGAGCCTTCTACCACCCTCTGAGATATGCGGGTAATCGAACAGGCAGAACTTGGCGTGGCGAACTGAGGCATCGATGCTGAGGTCTTTATACTTCAAGGTACTGGCTGGACTGATGGCCCTTCCTATCCACGTGGCAAGCCTGTTGTTGTAAAAGATTGGGGCTACTATTCTGTACCGCCAATCGCTGTACGTGGCGAACATCAGTTCGTACCTTTTAGCCAATGCTTCTGGGTCGTCAAAGCCTCTCTCGAAAAGGTACTTCAAGAAAGGTTCACGATTGAAGCTTGAGTCGTGAAGCCAAAGGGGTCTCAGTTCAGGTCTGAACTTGAGTCTCTTTACGCCGCCTAACTTACGCTCAGTGCTAACCTCTACATCTTTTTGGGTAAGCATACGCATAGCCTCTGAACCGAAGTTCGAGGTGTCTGTGAAGCTACCTATACCGAGAATGGAACGAGCCTTGATTACAGATACTCCGAGCAATTTGGCAACAAGCCGCTCTACACGGCGACCTCTATGTGTATCGTTACGCCAGCAACCATATATGCCGGTGGTAACATCTATACCCATGTGCTTCGAGGGGTCGTCGGCACAAAAGGGGCACTTCACGTTGACATTACCTTCTTTAACGTTTGAACCTTGGTCTGCATAATCTATGTTGTGCTCTTTTAATATCTTAAGAATGTCCACGTTATCCCCCTAACGAGTAACTGATATTCGGAAGTTTCTTTTTGCTTCTCTTTTTGCCATGTTTTTTAGTGAATCTCTGCCCTGCTTCTTTGTTGCGTATGCGCTTACAGTCAGGACAGAATCGAGGCAGGTTGCTGGCGCTCTTGCCTTCTACTGTATAGCCTATCAAGACCTGCTTGTCTTGTTCAAGGCACATCTCACAGTAGATAGGTAAGTCACCTTCAATCTTCTTTTTCTTTAGCTCCTTTGCTACTATCGTCTTGATTGTGTATCTGTTGTCTCGAATATAACCGCTTGTGTATGCTACAGCACCACACTTGTGGCACATATATCCTATTATGTTGTTGGGTGAGTCGTCACTGCGCTCCATCTCGTGTCTGCATTTAACACAGTATAATATACCTGACATTGAACCTCCCGTTAGAGTTTACCGCAAGTCGTTGATGTTAACACGACCATCAATAATTTCTTGAAACAGGTTCTTGCCTTCTGCAAGAAAGGATTGTATCTTCTGCTCGACCTTACTCGCGGTAAAGTCGTAGATGAATGAGTGCTTCTTCTGTCCAGTACGCACGATGCGCCGCTCTGTCTGCTGTCTGGCAATAGGGCCAACTGGTGACTCGAAGAAGAACATGTAGTTTGCCTCCTGCAGATTGATACCCATACTACCGCTCATCCAGTTCATTATGAATATCTTGCAGTTCGGGTCCTTCTTGAACTTGTTACGAGCACCTGCTTTATCTTTGGTGGCACCTTCAAGATGCGTGAACTTTATCTTGCGTTCCTTCAGCGCATTTTCTATGAGTCTGCCAGAGTGTACATACTCATGCACTACCACAGCTTTTGAACTGAACGGTAAGCCCTCGATTAAAGTCATGAGTGATTCTAGCTTGGGATTATTCTCGAAGTCAACTAATACGGTCTCTATGTCATCGAGCTTGTATTTAAAGTAACCAGATGATATCTGCCTCAAGCGAATGAAGCTGTTATCAGTAGCCACCTTGTTGCCTTTAGCCTCTACGAAGCCTTGAATAGCCTGTTCATAATACGTTCTGTTCTCAAAGGGCAGGTCGAGATGCTGTACTCTTCTGGTGACAGGTGGCAACGTGTTCATCTCTTCCAATTCGTACCTTATCGAGCAGTTCGACAGTCGTGTATGCAGTTTGTCGGTCAGCTTCTTGTCGAAGACGTACTCGAATCCGCCCCAGTAGTTCTGCTTTGCTTTGAAGAAGGCATTGCGGTACATTGTGATGTTGTTGCCGAGAGTCTCGCCATCGTCAATGATTTTAAACTGCGCCCAGAGGTCCATTGGGTCACGACCCATCGGTGTACCTGTCAGACCGTACCTGTATTTATATCTTCTCGATATCATCATGCACAGTCTGAAGGTCAACGTCTTGTGGTTCTTGCACAGATGTATCTCGTCTAGGACTATGGAGTCGAAGTGGTCTGAGAACTCACGCACGTATGAAGGTACAGGCATCATGCGATGGTCTATGTTCTCAGTAGACATTGACATAAGCCCTGCATAGTTAATGACTGCGATGCCATCATCGAATCTACTGAGCTTGTTGAGCCTTTCGTTTCTGTTACCTGTCAGTTCAATACACGGTATGCGCGAGTGTACTGCTACCTGCTCTGCAAAGTCAGATATGTTTACAGGTGAAGGTACAACCACGAGAGTCTTTATCAGGCGTTTCTTCTTCCTGTGATACGTAAGAGTATCAAGCACTATCTTACTTTTGCCACCACCCATGTCTACGAGAAACAAGAACTGCGGGTTATATATGCCAAGCAACAAGCATGCTAACTGATGCTCGAACGGCTTGGTCTTGAACTTGAACTTTGGTGCAATCTCTTTCAACTCTGCCTGCATATCTGCAAGTGAGAGTTCCTTTACCCATCTATAATCTTCTAGCTTTTTATCAAGATAGTCGTTAATGCTGGACTTGGCTATTATCATTGTGTACCCCTGCGTTTGGGCTTGCGGCTAGTGCGATAATCATATCGTCATAGCCCTGTATGCGATTAATTCTAGCAGACTGAAGACAAAACTGACCGATGGTATAGTTCTGTGTAAGCAGTATGATGTCACCACGTCTGTCGTTACGTGCCTTGTCTACATACAGTCTTGCAAGCCCTCGTTCGAGTTCTTGTGCGGTCTGGTTATAGGTGATTACGTTGTCAGCGATTGCCACTTTGCTGAAGTCTTCTGCGAGATTCTTTCTCGTCAGCAGTCTCACGCCTTCACCTGCTCTGTTAGCCTGTGATGCTGTTACAACTGCCATGTCATACTCAACTGCAAGACCTCTGAGGTCTTTGTAGATACGACCTGTGTCTACTCTCACATGTGCCGCATCTAACTGCATGAGGTCAGCATAGTCAATAATCATAACGTCTGGATGAAAGCGATAGAACGCACGAAGATTTTCTAAGTACGCTCTCAGCGAATCTATTGTAAGCTGTCCGGTTGGGAACTGCTTGATGACAAGTCGGTGACTTCTTCTGTGCCGTATCAATCTGTCTGTTATCTGTGCCTCTATATCTGGTTGCTGAAAGTTCTTGATACCCATGATGCGTCGCAGTGCCATAGCTGATACAAGACCGTCTGAGTTCATGTCTAAGGTCGTGTTTACTATCTCTCGTGCTGTTTTTGATACAGCGAACATGGACTGTACAATTCTCTGTGAGACCTTTGCTTCGCTCATCTCAAGGGTGATGTATAAGACGTTCACACGTTGCATGAGATTAGCTTTAGCGGCGTGCATCATAGCCCACGACTTGCCATGACCGGGTAAAGCAACGTACACGAACAACTCACCTTTAACAGGTGATATACCTAGCTCATCAAGTTGGTCTACACCGCTCGAATATAGATGGTCTTCGTGGTGCAGAAATGCTAGTGTACGTGTAATGTCTTTGCCGAACATAAGTCCGGGGTCGAAGGTGTTTATTCGTGCTACGCCTATATTCTTTATCTCAAGTTCTGCGGCGTCGAGGTTGCCATCTGTGAACAACTGCAGGGACTTGGTTACTTTCTTCTTGTACGTCTGATAACGAATGAAGTCATTCAGTTCGTCCATGACGAAACGCTTGTTGATTGAACCTCTGTAATCTAAGAGTGCTTCTATGACCTTTCGATACTCTGTGCCACCTTTCTTGCCCTTCTTCAGCTTCTTGTGCATCACGTCAGGGAGGTGGTCGCCGACAGGTCGGCTATACTGTCGATAATACTTAATGGCGGCGGTTGCAATGTCTCTGTAAATGTCGTTGTCGAATGTATCAGGTGGTACGTTCTCTACAACTGAAGCAATATGCTCCTCGCTGAAACAGAGCATAGTCAAAACATTTTCTTGAAGCTCAGAGCCCATGTCCGACATTACTTACCCTCCGATTATTTTAAACGCAGAGTGCATACGTTGGTGTATCTCTATCCCGTCTCGCATCAAAACTCGAGCCACGTTGCGCTCTGTGTATCGAGCCTGTACTATCTCTGGTGGTGGTATGTCGTTTGATATTGGTAAGCGTATTAGCTTGATGTACAAATCGAGGTCAGCTTTGTGCTTTGCATAGAACTCCTCATATGCTTTATCATCTCTGACAATCTTCTTTGCCTTAACCTCACCGAAGTTCTTGATGCCCGGTACAGCATTGTGTGTGCCTGCTATTGCTAACATCTTCACGTACTGAACAGTGGTCATACCGCCGTACTCTTCGAGAAACTGTTCTCTGCCGTAATTGGTAATCTTGCCCAAGTGCTTGCGCCGTATATAAACGCGGCGATACTTTAGCAACTGCACAAGGTCGCTGTCTGTACTGGCAATGACAATCTCTTCTGTGTTGTCTTTGTGGTGCTGAATTGCGGTAGCGATTAAGTCGTCAGCTTCGTACCCTTTAACAGAGTACACTGGAAGCTCAAGACAGGCAAGAAGGTCGAAACATACCTGTCGATTGAACTTACCAATCGCCTGTCTCTCATCGTCTATCTCACGTCTTCGTTCCTTGTATGCACGAAACATCTTACTCCGTATGTAAGGCTTCTCGTCGTTGCAAATGACAACGTGCGTGGGCACAACATCATTGATAGTTTCGCAGAACTGTTTGATAAAACCAAAAGCACCCATGATAGGTACATCGGCTCGTGTTGACATGAGACCTGTATTGACAACGTTCATAGCCTTGTAAAACAGATTGTTGAAATCTACCAACAGTAGTCTCTTCACGAGTTCCTCCAAAGTCAATTTGATGTTATAAAGTGTAATAGACTTTATCATAAAACGAGTAGTAATGTCAAAATTATTTTTAAGTGTTAATTTTTCGAGAACTTACGTGTCAAATTAGGTCTTCGTCATCGAGGCACATCTTGTTAGATTCAAGTACCAGATTAATTGCACCACCTTCGATGTAACCAGGGAACGCTTTATCAAAGTAACCAGGGAACGACTCGTGCATTGCTAAGACTGTTCGCAAGGTAACTGGTACGTTATTCAAATACGAGATGTTGGTAATCATGAGGTCGGAATAAATGACGTACAAACGACCACGTTGTGTCAAGGTAGGTCTTCTGTTATTCATGGCTCTGAAAAGCCACCTGTCTAAGAAACGAGGAACAGATTCTAGCAAAGAGAATACGTACTTGTTACGTGTACCCCTACTGTACACGTGTAAGGTAGAAGGTAGTTCTTGGTTAAGATGAAGTAAGAACTGAGAACACAAAGCACGATAAAACAATTCCATTGTAGGTAGTATGCTACTGTTCTCTCTCTTCCCCTCCAAAGTTAGTTCTATCTTTGCCTTTTCTGCTTTTAGTTCTTTTACTGTCATTTCAGAATAGTCTTTTTTACCTATTTCTTTTAACTCTTTTGTGGTAATACTTCTCAACTCTTTTTTCTTACTCATTTACCTAACCTCTCTTCTATTCTGATAATGCAAATTTTTCTGTGCCACACTCTGTTTTTGATGCTGTGAAAAAAGTGTTTGAGGTTTCTTTTACTACTTTAAAACTATAACTACTTTAAAGAATAACTTTAAAGGATTGGGAAGTCTTGATACTCTAAGCTTCCCAGTCGATTTTGTGTACCGAGACACAATAGTTTTGTGTACCGAGACACAATAGTGGGTGTACCGAGACACAATAGTTTATTATCACTTGTATTATCATAACCACCAGAGGTACAGTCTACTCTTTCTTCTTGAAAGTCACCACGTCATTCTCGTCTATCTTGTAACCAAAATGCTCGAAGCCTGCAATCTCTCTTATCTCTTTCTGTGCCGCGTCGAGCGACCTGATTGCATCTCGCCTCTTGTCATACGTGATAGCGAGTTTGCCCTGCAGTTTATCTAACCCTATGAACCATGAGTTACTGCCTATTATCTTGCAGGCAATCTCAAACAGTCTGAGTGCTACGGGATTGGTGAACTTCATGATGGTGGCTATAGGGATATTTCTGGTGAACTGCATTTCGTGTAAATCTAAGAAAGCCTGCTCGACAGTCACGCATATCTTGTCGCGTGAGAGAAGGAGGTCGCCCACTATGGCGAGACTTCGTACAGATTTAGACTTACTACTCGTCTCATAGAAAGATTCGTCTGTAAATTCGAGCCTCGTGTTTGCAAGGCGCTTAAGGGACCTGTCTACACGGCGGTAACTATCTATGCACATAGTGAGTCCCATTGATTGTACCAGTTCATACACAGATTTAAACTCAATCACATTTGTGCCACGCTTCTGTGCCTCGTACATCAAGAGGTACAGCATCTTCTTGTCGAAGATAGTAGGCAGACCATACTTTACAGTCGTTAGCGTGAACCCATTGTCATCTGTGTAGTGGTCCAGCTTCGCTTTCTTTGATGAGGCAACGAACAGAGGTCGGTCTAACAGATTTATGTTGTGCCTCACCTTCTTTACTACATCGTGTTTCTTGATTCGTCTTTTCATAACAGTCTACCTCCAGACCGCAGTGCTTCTCGTATGTTCATAATCATGATGCCCAGTCTGTTCTGACCTACACTGGTCATCAAGTCTACACCCCAGAACGTATCGTGCCACGTATTGCCTTCAACTATGCCTTCGTTATCTGTGGCAAGCAACAGTTCTTTGAAGTAGTCCTGATTAAACTTTTGGTTCAGTAGCTTACGCATCACACGAACCTTAATCACATCCCAGCGTGGTGTAAGAACAACGTGTTTGCTGAATGTCTTGCATACCGCAGGTGACTTGTTCGCACAGAACTCCTTCCACTTGAGGTCGGGGTTCTTGGCAGACTGATATGCGTTCTCTACTGTCTGATACTTCATGCCATCAAGCTCAACTAAGCAAGGGTAGAAATTGCTCAGCCATTTATAGTCGTCTACGAATTGATTTATCATGACTACGCCTCGATGCACACTGCCTCGTCAATGTCGAGGTAGTAGAAGGGATGGTCTGCGTTGAAGTAGTGTACGTTCTTTAAGGTCTGCAGGGTCACGCCCAGTACCATACCACCTTCTTCTGAGTTAGACTCATACATCATGACAGGCAGGTTCTCATCATATGTCTTCAGCTTCTCGATAAGTTCTTTCACTGTTATTGGTTTCGCCATTTTCTCGGAACACTTAACGCGCCTTTCTTTTGGAAGTCTGTCTTCTTCTCGCATGCCTTCTTCTTCTTCGGTTGTGGTGGTGTTCTCTTCTTCGTTCATGTTATTCCTCCCGTGTGTGCAAACTAAAGGGCTACCTGTTTCCAGATAGCCCTTCACCTCTGACTCTACCCCTATACCCCCGTATAGTTCTACTTTAACTGCTTGAGCAAATCGTTGAAGCCTTCGCTCTTTAAGGCATACTCAAGTGCAAATCTCATAAGCTCGGCACGTGACATGTTATGCTTCTCTGCTGTCTTGTCAAGAATTGCGATTGTATCTTCTTCCAAAGGCACAGAAAGGTTCTGTTTTCTCTTACGTCTTTGAAAGTTATACTTCGACAAATCCTCTTTGTGTCTCTTCGTAGTGGGCATCGTAATGAACCTCCTTAATGCAATGTTTACTATATACTGTAACAGTTTTCGTATTATATGTCAAGTCATCGTGTTCGGGACGTTGGTAATCTTTTCCCCATGATAGTAAATCTCTCGTGGGTACACCTTCTTTCTTACTATTCTTATGTCCCATAGTGCCAACAACTTATCTTCTACCTTCATGAAGTTCGCGTTATGTTCTACACCTACCATGCAGTGTGTCAATTCATGTACTGCATAGTATATACGAAAAGACACATCGTAGCGGCTTATCCAGGCAGGTAGCTCTATCTTCTTCTCTAAGAACCAACCTCTGCCAGAACTGAGTAGCTCGTTTACTACCACGCTGACCGGTTTCTTGTAGTTGACCCAACGTCTAGTCGAGTTGACTACATGCTGATAGCCTTTCTGGTGCATTAGTTCTCCTTTACATGAGGTCTGTGACAGTGCTCAGTATCAGACAAGTGGTACACAGACCCTCGCCTTCGCTGACAAGTGCACCACATCTTGGGCACACCACATCTTCACAGACCTCTGCCTCTTCATTAATACTCTCGTCATCAAGAAGGCTTGATTTCATCTTGTCTGGGTATGTGTAGTCCCGTGACATTTTCAAACTCCTTCTCTTCTCTGTCCTTGATATATGTCTGTATTATGCCGTGCAATGTGTTTGCCAATTCGTGCATCGTCTTGAACTGTGCCTGCAGAGTAATGTATCTCAGTATCAACTCCAGGTGTTTCAAGAAGTTGAAGAGGCACAGCGCATAAACAAGCGGTATTAAAATATAATGTGTCCCAGGTACAAACTTCATGACACAGTATACGGTGGCTGAACAGGTTATAAGTGCTATTAGCCCTTTGAATAGAGCGTTGTCCAAGAAAGCATCTAACATAATAATAAATCTCATTGCGGTCTCCCCTCTTAGTCTATACCCATCAGCCCGTTTTTTCTATCGTACAGAATGGACCAAGTGGTTATACCTGATTTGATGTATACTACCAGACCTGAAATACCAACTACTGTGCCTTCTTCGATAACCCAACGCGGGCCAGAACGCGTCTTGAACTTAACAACGTCGCCTTCTTTGACCTTAACTCGCGGGTCAATCCTTGCTACCACGTGTGCCTTGCCGATTACTTGCTTTGCTCCCGCCTCTTCTTGCGTTCGATAATTCTCTTGTGTCTGGTGGTGTCTGCGGTGACGAGGTACTGCACCTCCCTTCGGTACATCAAAGAGAGGCGCGTCGTTGATGTCAGTTACCTTACCGCGAGTGACAATCTTAGCCTTAGATGATTCGACTGAAGAAGCCGCTCGATTCTTTCTGCGATGCCTTTCTATGGACATAAATTGCTCCTAATAAAGGTTTTACTGTAGGCTTCAACTCGCCTATCCAGTTAGTGAGGTGCTGTGTCGTGACAGACGCACATACCGGACACGCATCATGCTGAAGTGCATCGTACACGTTTTCGCAATTCAAACAAACCATCGCACTGCCTACCGGTATGAAAGCTGTCATTGACATTAGTTACCTCCATTTCTCTTGATTGCCCTTTTGATATCTTTGTCGAGGGCTTTCTTGTGTGCATCTCTTACTTTACGAGATTGTGCTGTCTTGGCCCAGTTACGCAGTTTCTTCATGCGTTCCTGCCATTCGTCTTCGTCTATGTCGAGTTCTCGTGCCACCTCATTCATGGTCAAGAACAAGATGTTGAAATTGTCCTGCAACCTGCGTATGTCTCTGTGTTTACAACCATCACACATCTCTTGCGACATGGTGTTGGCAACCTTGAACTGCTCAAGGTCTACCTCAGGGAATCTAGTACCACGCTTGCGTATGCCAACGTCTGAGGTAACTTCGCGTCGTCTTCTGCGCGGTACTTCTGGTTCGTCATCAACATCTCTGACAGAGCCGTGTACGTTTATCTTCTGCACACGAGCACTGCTAGAATCAGGAGTATTATCAGGTCCATGACGCCTCCTTCTTTGTGGCACCTCTTCTACTTCTTCATTGCGTCTACGTCGTTCAACCATGTTCTCCACCCCTCCGATAGTGTGAGTTGTTTATACGATAAAAGGACTGTTCATGGCCCAGTAGATGTGCTTTTCGATAATGATGCCGCATATCACCTGTCTGACACGTTCGCTCGCCGTTGTTGTTTCTGTTGCGCCGTAGGTGGCTATGTTAACTTTGTGAAGATGACCGCGTGCCATAGCGTCTTTATGAATCAGACGTGAGGCGGCGATGAACCGACCCTTTGCTTCGATGTACTTGTCTTTGGGCGACTTGAAAGAGAACGCCATGATTTTGGTGTTGTTAATCTTCTTGAAGGCTACGACAGCGCCGCCGTATTCTTTGCTGGTGTCGTCTTCGCTCTTGTAGATATGAAACCTGCGAAAGCGGATGTCAGGGTGCTGTTCAAGAATTGCATTTAAGGCTTCTTCATAATCAAACTTCTTGGGCATGACTTCCTCCTTATGATTGTAGTGTGCCGTTACCGTTCTCGTCGTCTTCGTCATTCGTTGGTAGAATGATTGCTGACGGTCTGGCAGATATCTGCCTCGTCTGTGCTTCTGTCTGTATTGCTACGTTGTCCTCTCTGAGCGCAGGGTCGTTAACCTTAGCATAGCATACGACCTGCTTGTTTGAGAACTGGCTGAACATCTGAGCGACACGGCTGAAGCCAAGCTCACTCAGAGTCCTCTGCAAACGTTCGTGTTCGAGCCACGCGCCTGTCACGATGACCGGTGTATTGATGAGGTTCAGAACATGCTGGTACAACTGCTTCACGATGAACTTGCCTTTGTACTCAGGCTCGACATGAGCGTGAAATATCTCGGTCGTGTACACTGAGTGCATGAATACGCAGATGCGACCAACGATGCGTTCTGCTACTTCAGGAGGCGCATCTGGTGTGACCACTATCTTGGCAACGAACATCATGCCACCCGCAAAGCACTGATGACGAAGCGCATCATTCGTCATGAAATCGCCGTGAATCTCAGGGTTGTAAGGCTCGATGGTTACTGGTTGCATACTTCCTCCTTATATGTTTTGGTTTATGATATCAAACGACCGTAGTCTTCGTCTTGGAACTCGTAGTTGTCGTCATCGTCACTGTCGTCTTCTGCACGAGCAGAGGGATTGTACCTCACTGACAGTGGACCACCGCTTGATATACTTCCCTTCTTGCCTTTGCCACCACCACCTGATGATGTATGTACACCGCCCTTATCTCTGTATGCTCTCTTGTAAGACAGGTTGCTGTACAAGATGCCGTTGTCGTTGGTGAAGTCACCTGTGATATCGATGATATCGTTGGTCATGAACACGAACTTGCCAGCGTTGAGCATGGGCAGTACGTTCTTGCCCAGATGTGCTGTCATTATAGCCATGAACCTCGTGTCACTGAAGTCACCATCAGGTATGACCAACTTGTTGTTCATGAAGAAGTCGAGCATCATACCCTTCCAGTTCGACAGCACGCCGTTGTGAAAGAGAAGAGGCAACTGACCCTGATACTCGGTGATGTTCGGGCTATCATAGTCAACGATGTAAGGGTGCGTAAGCTCAGGACACACCCTGCTCGTGGCATTTCTGAAATGCACAACGTGAGGTAATATCTTACGCATGCCCTTCTCTTTGTATGCGGCGATTATATCGTTTGCTGTCATGTAGCCCTTGCTGTAATTGATGAAGCCATCGGCGGTGGACCAAGCAAAGCCTGCACCGTCATCGTTCATATCGAAGGCATCTCTTATTTCCTGGTTTGTCATGCCTCTTGTTTGACATACTGCTATTACACACATAACTATACCTCCTCGTTTTGTGTTACTACTGGTTCGCTTATTGCCGTGTTATGAATAAGCAGTTGCTCTAACGTGTCTACGATTAACGGTATCAAGTTACGAGCAACGCTTACGTCCTGTCTGAATATGTTAGGCATGCCCACGTTCAGTGATATTGAGTTGACGTTCTGGTGCGTCACAACTTCATGCGTTGATTGGTCTCTGAACACTACGACAGTAGGTGCCGCACCTAAGGGCGGTGCGCCTTCTGCCACTGCTTCGGCATCGTTGATGCGATGAATGTCTGTCATGTACTCTCTCAATGCTACAGGTGCAGGTACAGGAAGATTCGATACGAACCCTCTCGCTCTTCTGTAACCAAAGAGTACGAGGTTCACATGCTTGAGCAATCTTTCCGGTATTATTCTCTCACGCAGAGCACTTGTTAGACTGTTTCTCACGCGCAGGTCCCATTCATCTCTGTACGTGAGATGCAAAGCTCTTACAGAGGGGCTATCTGGTACCTCCTCATCATAATCGTCGTCCTCATCGCACTCTACACCAGGCTGAGAATCTTCTGGCATTGCGTTTACTCTGCCAAGAGGATGTTGTGCTGATACTCTGCCTGTGTTTATGGTCGCGTTAGGGTCGGCAGTCAGCATAGGCTTATCTACTCCCCACTCGACAAGCATCCTGTCGTTACGTGCGCCCACTCTTACGAGCACGTTGTTTATGAAATTCAGGTACGTCTGCGCCTCTTCTGGTTCGAGACCTGCTGTATCAACAAGCTCTTTGAACCCAATTGGATACTTGTACGTGAACTCTTTTACTCCGTTAACGAATCTGTTGGTGATATTCTGTGCTATCTTGTACGCAAGCCTCGTTATCTCAGGTGTCATGAAGATTAAAGCAGGAGCACTGCGATACTCGAAGCCCCAACCCTTAGTCTCATAGGCACCGAGTGTCTTGTAACCTGAACGTGCCTTACCTGACAGATTGAGAGTAGGTGCGCCGATGAAATCGTCCAACATCTTAACCAGATGTTGAGGCGGTACATATGTTCTACCGACACCGATGTGTATGTGACCACCTAAAGGATAACTGTGGCCTGCTACACCTAAGTCATACGCGGGGTACATGCGATAGAACCTTTCAAGCAGGTGCTTGAGAATATCGACAGCTTCTTCGGGTGTAGTTGCGGCACGAGGTCTAAGCTCGACCTGTGAACCAGCACCGTCTCTGCCTAACCCACCTTCAGGGTGCGACGTGGTTTTTATCTTGCTTGAAGCGTTAACCACCTCGTTGCTGTACCGACTTACAAGCTCGAACTCTGGGTCAGAGCCTAACTGAATCATAAGTCTGGGGCGTCTGCGCTTTCTGATAATGACTCTCTGAAGAGGCATGAGGTCGAGTCTGTCTACTAACGCATCATAGAGTATCTTGTCGATGAAGCGTATGCCATAAGCAGAGTGCGACCAGTCACCAACGATGAGTATGTTGTTGTTCGGTATGTACAGACCCATGAATATATTGCGCCCTCTTGCAGGTCTGTCGCTACTCTCGCCATAGCGCACTGATACACGCATGACAATCTTTACCGCCTCGAACACGGTAACAAAAGGGCTAATGCCGTTCTGCTCGTCTGTCAGTTCTTCGTTGATAATCATAGCCTCTAGTGCCGGCTTGGCTGAGGTGGCTCTGTGCGAATCGTTGTCGTAAGAGAACTCGCCTCTCTTGGGCTTCTCTGCTACCATATCGAAGAACTTTCCATACAGCAGATGTTTGTACGTTGCAAAGTGCGTGAGTCTTGGCATACGAACCGTGCGTATTATCTTGAAGCGTACAGTGTCACGCAGGTTCTTTGGTTCGCAGAAAGCGTACACAGTATTGTTCCAGTTTTCGCTGAGATTGAGGTACGCGTGTGCTCTGCATTTGTTGAAGTAGTCCTTCATAATCTCGAACAGACGACCAACGTATTCTACGTTGTTGTGGTCCGGGAGTTGCAGGCTACCGTCAGCGTTTCTGTTAGGGTCTCTGACCCAATCGGGCAACTGTGGTATGACTATACGAGTAGGTCTACTGTCTGATACTTCGTTTCCCATATGATTGATGGTCACGTCACTCACTTTGTATCACCTCACTGTTTGTTTTTGATGATAATAAAGTTTATCATAAAGTTCGTATTAAAGTCAATAACAAAAAACTCTAATAAATTCGATATGTTAATCGATAAGAGAGAAAAGAAAAGGGTGGTCAACTTAACGTCAACCACCCCTTGCCGGATTCAATTAGGTTTAATCTTCAAGGCTGTTGTCTGGTGCTCCGAAGCCTGCGATGTATTCTATCCAGTCTTCAATCAGAGTCTCTTCGCGTAAGATGTGCTCCTGTGGCAGGACGTGATAGATGATGCCTTTGACAGTCAACACATTGCCTGCGTCATTTGTTATCTCAACAGCGATAACCTCTTTTTTGTAACCGAAAGGTAGCTCCAGATTGTCGAGCATCTTTTCGACCACTGCGTTTACTTCGTATGCTTCTACCACGAATGAGTGCTCGCCTGTGCCTTCTCTGTCGAGCACAGCTTTCGGGTAACCGCCGACGTTGTACATCTTGCCTTTTACTCTGCCTTTGCCGAGACAGGTCACTTTGTTCGTTGTGCCTTTCTCCTGAAGTAGATAGTGATTGTAACTACCTTTGCGTAGCGTACCATAAACAAATGCGTTTTTCACGTAAACCTCCCCTTGAACATATGATGTTGTAAGAGGTGAGCGTTCTGCCTTCTGACGACATTGATTTGAATTGCAATAGGGTAGTCTATGTGCTCTCGTATCTTTGCAAGCCCGTCACGCATTGCCTTTTCAGTCTGATACACTATCGTAATCTGATTGCTGGCTCTAAACTCTTTCGTATTGCCAGCGTACAGCTTGATAGTGTTGACCTCTGGTAGCTGAGATATCGTTATGATAACCTCGAAGTAGTCATGCTCTGGCCATTCTTTGAAGTCTACCTTCACGCTTTCTTCCTTCTCACGCGTGTCTTCTTCTCACGCGTGTCTTCTTCTCAGGCACAGGCTCTTCTTCTACCACAGGTTCAAAAACAGGCTCTTCTTCAACAACAGGCTCTTCAACAACAGGCTCTTCGTCAACTGCAGGTACTTCCTCTTCGACTGGTTCAGATTCTTCCTCTTCGATTGGTTGTTTAGATTCTTTCTCTTCGACTTCTTTGAATCGTATCTGAGGTGCATATCCCGGCATATTGTGCGTGTCTTTGGTCCACAACTTGCAGATGTTCTCTGCTACTTCTACCGCCTCTGCTTTGTCCTCGAAGTGTTTGTACTCTTTGAGGTAGCAGGCAGGTAGCATATCGATGGAAGGTTCGCTGTTTGTTACCTCTACTATTCTCAACCCGCCAGTTTTGTACTGTCTTGTTACTGTCCACATACTTTCCTCCTATGATAGAATTATTAGGCGACGTTGATAAGAACCGCCGCCTAAAAAATTCTACAACATAGCGTAGATAAAAGCAAACTGAACAGTAAGTGACCTAGGTTAGCTCTGCCTAAACAGTGCGTTACGACCGGGACTGTGCAAAACCACAACAAAGCCCTGCCCTACTCTACCTGCACTATACATTAGCGCACTTTACTTTACCCCTCACTTTGCTCAACCAAACTTTACTGTCGCCTCGCACTTACTTAACTCTGCGATGAGACACCTTACCCTTGCCGTACATAACCGAGCTTTGCTCACACAGTACAGTGCTAAACCACACCATGACATTACTTTACAGCACCTTGCGACACCTTCACAGTACCAGAACAGCATATAACACTGCGGTGCCATACCTAAACTTCACTTAAGTGCGCTCCGCTTTTACATTACAACACAAAACTATACTCATACATCAGTATACTGAACCATACCTGCACGATATATAACTAAACAATGCCGTACCAACGCCTTACGTGACAGTGCTGTGCCATTACCATACATCATCAAACAATGCAGTACCTTCGCCTTCACGTAACATCTCTATACGATGCAAAACCACCACGCAACACTGCCGTGCAATACCATAACTGAACCATCCATACAATACCTTTACGTGACATCTCTATACGATGCAATTACTTTACGTATCTATACAGTGCCTCTGCGATACTATTCTTTACCCTTACCACAAGAAACTGTGCAATACCAACGCTATGCTATGCTACGCCTTTACGAAACATTGGGTAGTATAACCATACCTTTACTTCACTTTACGGTGTCGAGCTTGCGCTAGACTATGCTGTGAGCCTTTCTTTGACAGGCTCGATGGCGAGTACCTCGAAGCGGCCGTAACCGCCGTTTCTGAACTGACCAAGACCAGCAAGCTCACCATAACTTAGCAACTCGATGAGCATGTCCCAGGTTATCTCTTTGTTCTTGAGAAGTTTGATGGTGAAGCCGAGTATCAGACCTGCGTTGACATAATCACTACGTGCCAGTGTTACACGCGGGCCCTGAGGTGTCATAACGCGAAGAGGTCTTTCTATGTAGCCGTCAGGCTGGCTACAGCCGAGGTAGATGCGACGAGGTGTGACGAACACGTACTTGTCTACCTTGCCACGTATACCCTTCATCTTCTCCATTGTGGCGGGTTTGCCTTTCTTTTCTTTCTCGACCAGAAAGGTCTGCTGAAGAACTTCGCCGGCATTCTTGAGAAATCCGCGAATCATGTAGTCATATATGAAAAGCCGGTCGGTTTCTTTCTCTCTGTGAAACCCCGTCCAGCCCTTTTCCTCTGTCTTGTCTACTGTCGCGCTCTCGTCTTCTTCGATATTGGCAGGCTTCTTCGACTCGATGTAGGTCTTGTAAACTTCTGGGTCTTTTGATACTGTGCCGAGCATCTCTGTTACTAACTGAATATTTACCATGCGTTCATCAAAAATCATTCGCCACCCCTTTTAGTATTTTTATTTTTTGACACGTGGTACCACCACAGCCAGTAAAGACTTTACCTCACCTCCTTAACGATTACACTACAACACAATACCGTAACTACTCTGTGCATAACCTCAGCAGAACATCGCATTGCCAAAACTGTGCCTTGCTATTCATTACCTTAGCCGAACTGTTACTTAACCTTCACTTTACTTTATCCACTAAACATAACAAAAGGAGAAAACAAACGCTCTCACTTTACCGCTAGTGAATAACTTTGCAAGAGGAGAATTACGAACACCATTACACTACCAAACTTTACAATGGAGGTGTTGATATGAAAAACTAAACAGGCGATACTGTTACTTTGCTCTCCTCTTGCATTATGTATTACACATCATACTACAACTCAGGCTTATCATCAATGTTCATGTTCAGAGCATAAGCCTTGAGCAGACCCTCGTGCGTCAGTACCTTTTCGGCAGGTACAACCTCTGTACGATAGCCGTCGGGATAGTGGTCGAGATATGATTCTTTGGCGTAGAAGGTCAGACCCATCTCGTTGGTTACAACTCCTTTCTTCAGTACAGCGCCGTCTTCGGCCATAGCGTAGACGAATGTTGGGTACGCGGTACGCATCGGGAAGATGTACACTACAGGCTTGTCAACGTCAGTGGTGTCAAGGTCAGGTAGCAAATCGTTCTTGGAAAAGAAATTCTTGAACTCTTTCTCACTCATGGTAATACCCTCAGGTGTTGTAGCAGGCACACGTTTAGGTGCTTGCTTCACCGGTTTGTTGAGAGCAAATAGCCTGTTCATGTGCACCTCATCCCATATCATGGAATACATGTTTCGCTCTCCGGGCACACACTTGATGCCAAGTTTATCGCTAAGTATGTGCGCTAAATCTGCGAGTGAACCTTGAAGAACGTGCGTTGGCGATACCATTTCGTTGTACCGTCTTCTTATCCAGAACAGACGCAACATGCCGCCCTTTACTTTCTTTTCTCTGTGTAGCTTGTACATGGTTTTGATAAGAGCAGACTCAAGCTGGTCAGACAGTGATAGTGGTACTGGTGGCTCAGCGACAGGATTGAGATTCAGAAATTGGTCGGTAACGTCGGTTGTTTTGCCGTTCGATGTTACGTGTAACAATTTCAATAGAGGAATCTCTTTCTTGCTGAGAACTTTGAAGCATATGATTCTGCCAGTAGGCTTTGTCACCTTGCTAAAGATGTGAGGCAAGATTCTGCACAGAGCATTAAGGTGATTACTGCATTGGCCGTACTTCTCTTTGCTTGCAATAATCACATCATCGGTAGTGAAGGTTTCAACGCGCAGTGCCAGATTGAATATGGCATTCAGAAGGTTCGCGGTCTGTGTCAAACTGCTGGGCTTGTTTGTTGGTATGATGATGCTGTCGCCGTTGACAAGTTTCAATCTATTTGATGTTGGTCTCTTGCTATCTTTATCGCCATTGTTTCTGTACTTCTCGAACGTCTCGTAACGTAGCGGCTTGATGTGTTCAGAGACCATCATTATGTATTCTGTACGTGAGCCTACGCCGAAGGCCTTCACGACGTGCGGATATAGTCGTACATACTCCTTCAGTATGTCTGATATGTACGATGCACTGACCTTAAGCTGTTTGGCTATTTTGTAAGGATTGAATGTCTCGCTAACTGACGAGCATGTAGCCAATGATTCGTGTATGTATCGCACGACCTTGTTGAACTTTGGTGATGTTGACATAGTAACTTCCTCCTTGTTATTTTGTGACAGTCAGCTACCTTGTGATTCTTCCCATCGTATCTTCAACTCTTCCTTATGCTCGTCTGCAAGAATAAGAAAAGAGTCAGCAATCTCTTCAGCCGCCATACGACCACGAACAATCTGTACCTCGGCTGATATGAGTCTCATTACTTTGTCTTTAAGAGTGAGAGGTCTCTCGTTGGTGCGCTTCTCAACTCTTTCGCCGTTGGGTTCTTGCTTGAGCAGTGCGTTCTTAAGGCCCCGTATGACATCATTCGGCATGTTGATAGCATCAGATGTGTCACCACGCATAATGGGAAACATTCTTCGCAACGCTGAGAAGAACTCTTTTACTGTGGTCTCACCAAGATGAGTGGTCGTGGTTACATCTGAGACCGTCACGCGGTTGTTTTCTTCGGCTATCTCCAAGAAGGCATCACGCATGCGCTCGATGTTAGCAAAGGCGGCAGGCGTATTGGTTGGCACATGAATGATGACTCGTCCTCTGTGCTGTATTGAATACAGTCTGTTGGGTACGCTTGTCTTGTTGCCAGGCGTATCGAGTTCACTGTTGTGTGCCGCACGATACTGGTCATAGTCAGGCCATCTTACCTCTTGTGGCTTGAAACATCTGAACTTCACACCCTGCCCGAACATGGCAATTCTTTTGAAGATGCCTCTGTTCATGTCATGCAGTGTTTGGCAAATGTCGGTCACGTAGGTTTTGCTGGCGTCTGTATTGTCGACCACGCTGTTGACATGTATGGTGGTGGTAATTCTTCGCGTGCCGATTAGCTCATTCTTAATATGACTGATTACTTTGTTGTATACTTCTAATCCCTCACTCATCTTTCTCCTCCTCTTCTTCGTAATGATGACCACGATGTTCAAGCATATACAATGAGGAACTGATATGCTTATCGAACACGTTGCCTATTTTGTGGGTTAAACACCCGCACTTGAACACATCGCCATTAGGCACCACGAACAGTTCGTCACATCTGCAACCTTCTGTGGCTTCTGGTAGCTCAACAGCCCTGCCACATTTCTTTATGTTGCCACTGACATCACGTATCTCTCGAAAGTCGTTATCAGACTGACCATAATTGAACGCAGTCTTCTTCGGTCTTTCAAATGCCTTTGAGACCTCTGGGTCTATGGGTTCATGGTACACATCGAGCGACAGGCACACAGACAGTATTCCATGTCGAGCAATGTTGGCAAGTCTTAAAGCCTCCTTCTTATTCTTGCCGTTAGTAGCGAGCCATATAGGACCTTCAGGTGTTCTGCCCTGAGCTATACCCACCATCTGCCAGAACTTAGGATGTATAGTTGGCTCACCACCACCGATAGATATATACTCACCGCCGTCTTCAGCAAGGTCACATGCCTTCGTGAAGGTCTTCAGACTCATGTCCTCGCCTACATCGGTACAAGCAAAGCAACAGTGAGCACATCGCATATTGCACCGCGTGGTTATCTGTATATACATTCTCTCACCTCATAGAAGCTCAGATAGCGTGTCAGATATACGCACCATCAGCTTTTCATCCTCGTATATTTCCTTGCTGAAGGGTATCTCTTTGTCATCGACCAGTATTGACTCGATATCAAACTCTTCGATGAAGTCGTGCCCTCTATCAAAGCCTCTTGCACCGTGACATTCGTAGTGACCTATGCCGTCGTTGCCAACGAGCACGTCTTTGAGAATGAAAGTAACGTTGGTGTATGTCTTACTCTCTAACATCACCTCGTCAAGAGTAACAGACGCGGTGCCAAACTCAATGTTTAATTCAGCGGCTTGCACCATAGTTTCGTTTACCTCCTATCTTGGAGTTCTTCTGCCAATCTCTTGGGTAGCTTGCAGAAATACGAACCGTCTCTGTTGTGGTACACATCGCAACCTTCACGCACACTTACTGGTATAGGTGGCAATGCTGTTGTGTCCTCAAGATAGAGAAAGTTGCCATCGATTGAGGCAATCTTGAAACACTTCTCTACTATGTTAGGGTTCTCAAGATTGTCTGCAGGCCGCGTGCCTTTGAAGTAGCATATGTAGTCACCAACACTGACAGGTACAAGAGCCTGTGTGTGATGACATGCAAGGTCACCTCTGTCACGCACGAAGATAGCGGTCTTGAGTCTGAGATTCTTCTTATCAAGCACAAAGCGAGAGGTGAAGGTGTTCTTATATGCACCACCACCAACCCCCAATACGGGACGTCCTGTTCTGCTGAGAGATACAGTCAAACATTCTTGGTTCATTTCAAAACCTCCGATTGTTGATAATATAAAGTTTAATACTTTTTCTGTTACAAGTCAAGAGCTATTTTTCTTAATAATTTCAAGAGCTTTTGTATGACACCGTTACCCGAACACGCGCCTCTTCTTTCATGGTTTTGCAGTCAAACAACAGTATCATCAGTCACCTCTTCTTTGTAACATGCGTCACCACCTATCTTCTTGAACTCAGGGCATGCGCCGTCTTCGTTATCTTGACATTGAACACCGCAGAATCGGCGAGGTGTATGTTCATCAATCATGGTGACGTTGTTCTCACACTCGATGCAGAGGTCGCTATCCTGACCACTGTACTCAATCCAAATAGTTTTCATAGTTTTCTCCTTATGCTGTGGTGAATGGCATTCTCTGCATACCCAAGACTATTGCCACGTTATGTGCCACACAGAAATGCTTTACCTGTTCCCACTGTATATTTGTACCAACGTCGTGGGTGCTGGGTATATCTGACATGAGGTACAATACATCGCCTATTAAACGAAACTCAATTACACCTTTCAGTCCTGGTTCCAATGTTAGTTACCTCCCCACTCTTATGACTCTGTACCTGAAATTATCTTTGCCTTTGCTTATGCTTCTGGCACAGAACTCTGCGTCCTCGTATGAGTCGAAGACAAAAGGCTTCAACTCGCCTATCTGACCGAAGAGGCACGCTTCTTCTGGATAATCTTTGTCCCAGTAAACGAGCAGACACTTCATAGGAAAGGCAGGCATCTCTGTTACATCATCTGTGTCGAGGTGCACCCAGGAGCATACACCTTTATTGTCTATCACATCGAATATCTTTGCGCCTTCGTTAAAGGCATTGATTGCTTGCTTGGCGGCTGCTTTTGGCGTGGTGGCTGATACTAATACTTCCCAAAGAACTTTGAACAGCTTAATTGACTTTGAACCTTGCGTTTCAGAGTTTGCCATTTCGTTGCCTCCTGTGTGTGACATAATTTTGTAGCTAAATAAGCGTACTTGTTTGGGCAAAATAAGGAGCAGTGCTTATTTTTCGAGCCTCGTTCATGTATCGAAGTCGTCACCTCTGGTTCTGCTAATCAATCTTAAGAGTGAAATGAATACTTTCTTTCGTTCTTATCCCATACTGCGCCGATGGTGTACTTCTTATCAGTACCTTCTGCTTCGTAGTGTGCCATCATGTCGTCGCCTGCCTCGTAGATATGCACCTTGTTGTAAAATACGATACCCCATGTGCTGAGGTAACCGATTGCCATGAACGCCTCTTTCGTATCAGGCAGGCGTTCGAGGTCTACACTTAACTCAATCGTTCTTTTTGGCATCGTTCTTCCCCCTTACTTTACGTAAACCGATTTCCATAGCCACGTTCATCTCCACCGACCTTGTTGCATACTCGCCGAGGCAGAATACGTTGAAGTACATATCGAGTACGGTACGTACCTCGTTGTCATCTTTGTCAATCTCAACCTCGCCATTCTCATCGATAGCACCTTCAAAGCCAGTCTCAAGCATTTCTTGTGCCTTTTGAATGTGCTCGTCGGTCACTGTCTTGTAATGGAAGGACTCGAGCCACTCTTTCGTCATCTTGTAGTTCTCGTCATCGCCAGTATCAGGCTTAACGTAGTCTTTGTACCTCTTGACAGCATCGACTGCCATCTTGAACTTGTCTGGAAGGAACTCTAAGAGCTTGACGCCGTCCACCAGATTGTCTTCTGCGTACTCACCTTGAGAGTCTGCCAGTTTAGCAAGCACTGTCTCAGCAGACTCGGCCTCAAATATGTACCACATGGCTTCAAAGTTGCTCATGACCCACGCTACAAATTTTTTCATACTACCTCCTTAGCATTTGTTTATCGAATGACACCGGAATGTATCTCACATAGTCAGCATAGAATTTTCCAGGTGCCGCTCCACGTATCTTGGCTAACTCTGCCGCCGCCTCTGGATGTGAATCACGTTTTTGAAAGCAGAGCCACACACGGCAGGACAGTAGCTTTATGGTACAACCTGTCTCCTTGTTGAGATACTCACACCCTTTACAGCACCAGTGAGTATCACAATCTTTGCATGGGTTATACTTCTTCAGCACCGCTGTCGCCATGTCGTACATTTTAAAATAATAGAAGAGCGAATCGTATAGAGGCATTACGAACCCACCTCTGTTTCGATGTACCACATATCGTCTTTAGTATAAGACAACGTGGTGACACGACCGCCTCTGAACTCATCACCTCGTGAAAGCTTCTGACCTGGTAGTGAGAGCATTTGCTTGGTGCTTATGCAGTATTGTCTGAACAGACGACCGTTGAATACCTTTTCAAGAACTTCTTTTGTCACTGCGTAGATGACGCCCTCTTGTGCCTCGATATCGACCACCGTCGCATCGATTGTCTCTGCTGAGGCGTTAGCCAGAAGACGCATGAGATGTTCAAGTGCCACAAAACTCATTGCCTCCTGACCCTGCAGTATCAGGTGTATTCTGTTCTTGGTTGTTGGGCTTGAGAACTGAGCCACCACGACCTTGATACCCTGGAAAGGATTGAGCATCATTCTGCCGAGAAACTGTACCAGTTCGTTGTTGCTTTCTTCCTGCTCGAACCCGTACGGCATGACTGCCATGAGATGCACGTCTTTTACATTGCTCATGTTAAAACCTCCTTCTCAGTATATTCAGTAACCACCAATAGACAGTCATCTTTGTACTCCATTACTTTGCCTGTCACTTTCTCGTATATCTCAGCGATATACTCGCCAGTTGTCTGTGCAAGCACCTCTTTTATCTCTTCGATTGCCTCGTCACAGGTCATGGTTCTTGTCGAGAACATTGTGCGAACCTCCTTTTTGACACGCTTGCAGTCGGGGTCTACCAGACCGACAGGCTTGTCGATATGCTTGTCGAGCAGTGCCTTAAAGTCACGTCTGAAATTGTTCTGGTCACTGAGCAGTTCGTTCAGAATATACTGTACCTCGTTGGCTTGAAAGTCGTTGGCATCTGTGACGTGTGAGTCCAGATACTCTACTGCAAACTCTCTGAGCATACTTGACTCAATGAGGTAATCGTAAATAGCGGCCTTGGTTATGTCTCTCATCTTTGGCATTGAACTTCCTCCTTATTTATGTGTGACTATGAAAAGTAATCCACCCAGGGCGAGACCTATATTAGAACTCAACCCACCGTATAACGCACCCATCACCGGTGTAGTATCAGCAGGTGCAATAAGCACAGTGATGGCACCACAGATACAGGCTCCGGCAATCATGTACGCATAAAGCTTAAGCATTGTCCTTGACCTCTTCTTTAGGGCACTTGTTGTCACCTGTCATGAAGCAGTAGCCGTTTATCTTCTTATCTGTAGCACCAACATAGAAGCCTACGTATGGGCAGTCGAATGTGTCAGCGTCTTTCTCGGTACAGGGTACTGGTAACTTAGGACATATCATCATGGCTACGCCACCCTGTGAGAACGATGCTTCTCACCGCATTTGGGGCACTTGAATGTCAGCACGTCACGACCTATATAATCCTCTTCTATGTTGAGCACCTCAACCTCGCGCTCGTCAATCCATTCTTTGGTGCATGACAGCAACACTTGTACTGGAGCATAATAACGTGCCATTTAGCACCCCCTTATATCTGATATGCCAGTCAGTGTGTAGTTGTCCTCCCATTTACACTCACAATCGAGGCACACGCAAGCCAAGGTAACAGCGCCAGACTTGATGACAGGCAAACCGTAGTCTGTTACTGCATCTGTACGACCACAGAAGGGGCAGACTAGACCTCCTGCTTTGAGGTACTCTTTCTTCTGTTCCTCCGAGAGAGGCAGCCTCACCCATTGAAGATTGAACTCGTTCTTGGGCAGGTGAATCTTGCTCTTTTCAGCATACGCAAATTTTTTGGCAGGGGAACTATCACTAGTCCAGCCCTTCTCTTGCGACCAATATAACACGTCTTTGCCTTCTTGCTTTCTGGCTATGACCCACATCTTGTTCCTCCTTATTGATTCTTACGGGTTGAGCTTTCTGTTTATGTAGTCGAGCCTGAACCTGAACGCATCGTTCTCGTGCTGAAAGTAGGCGAAGATACCGCCGAACTCATCAGACGACACCGCGTACCAGTCTTTAGGACCAATATCATTGTGCCACTGACCCGGTGCATGTACCGTTACATTGTCAAGCAAGTCAAAGAGGTCATCTATCTCAACCTCTTCGAGTTCATAGTCATAGTAGCGTGACTTAGGGAAGGCATGGTCTTGAAAGAACAGTGTGTACAGTTTTTTGTCACCACTGACCTCCAGCTTAACCATCTTACCCAGCTTGTTATAATGAGGTGTGCTTGGTACTCTAACGCGATACATTTTCTTCGGCATTCTTTACCTCCTTATCGATTTCTTTGAGCCACTTTGATACGACCTTGTTCTGCTGTGATGTGCATGACTTGTTGCATGACTGGAACTTCTGCACGATGCGCTTGGTTGCAGGGTCGTACTGTATATCAACCTCGCGCTTGTCATTGAGACGCAGACTAATGATAGGATATTTGCCATCAGAGTAGCCAGCTACACAGTTGTGCATCTTCTTGCCTTCAGACACGAACTCTTCTTCGCTGGATAGCAAAACGAAATCGTAACCATCGATTGTTCTGTTGAGGTACTGATACGCCTCGACTGTTCTTTCCAAGGTCATCTTGCGCCTGTCTATCTCTGCCTTGTCACGTATGGCACGCATCTGTTCTTCGATACGTATATGCTCAGTGACAATTCTACGCAGGGCTACAACGTTCAGACGTAGGTCATCAAAGGTGGTGTGCGTGATGAAGCAGTGGTCTACGAACGTACTGTTGTGTCTGTTCAATATTGGAATGAGCTTATCACAGTCCTCTTTGCTGAGTAGCCTGTCAATAAACTTGTTAGTGACCTCTTCTTGCGATGCGAGATACGTTAACTGAATCACGTGTGTCTTGGACTTAAGCGTTCTCAAGGCACGTAGTATATGACCTTTGTCAAGATACTGCATACCAGATTTAATGTGCCGTATATAGTTGGCGTTCAGATGCCTGACTTCTTTGTATATGGATTCAGGCAGACGAACCATGTTTGCAGGTGTCAGTGCTTTGAGGTCAACAAAGTCGTTAGCACACCAGTTTCTATAGGACAGGCGCACGAACTTGTTAGTGAACGTAGGCACATCATTCAGAAGGTAGGTAATCTGAGGTGATTGCACTAAGTACCACATGAACACAAGGTACTCTCGCAGACCATCGTAGCACTTTTTGACAGGCACTAATGCCTCAAGCATATCGAGATTGAGTGGAAAGAGTTTGCCAAAGACCGTGTCATACAGACCAAACAGAGCATCGATGACTTTCACTGCCTGATTGTTGTGTCTGGTCATTCTAGGCAGACGACAATCAGCACTTGTGGACCACTTGAAAGGCACTACGTCTATGAACACGCCGTACTTAGGTGACTTTGTAAGTGTTGCTTTGCCATTTCTGAGCAATAGACTGTGTATATCCATGCGATGAAAGTCAAAGATGAGGTAGCGTTCGTCAGATTTATCTAGTCCATCGAACATGAAATTTTTGAGGATGAATATGCCATGCTCTTCGTCTAACCAGTACTGACCACCAATATCAAATTGCTTCACGTGTTACCTCCTTTCAAATGGAGTTGCTTATTATAGTTCTACCTTGCAGGATACGCCTACAATGATATCTCTGTACCTGCTGTCACCCAGAATCAACATAGAGACTGTCTCGCACCTGATATCCGATACATCAATGCCTGTTATGTTCTTGAACTCTGTGATTGCCGCCATTATCTTCTTCTCTGCCTCTTTCCTTGCATGTAAAATCTCAGCCATTGTGGGATTCTTCTCGTTCGCGCTCATCTTATATACACCTCGTCAAGTGTCTCAAATTTTTCCCACTCACCATCGAGTGGCAGGTTGTACTTCTCTTTCTCAAGGTGAGTAAACATATCGTAGAACATATCGACCCAACCCCATATATTCGACCAGTGCAGATTGTGGTCGCTCTTGCATCGAATGATATACAGTTCTACCTCACCTTTGCCGTCACACGTTCTGCATCCAACGAGCACACCTCTGAGCTTACGCATCAAGCGTACCTCGCCTGTCTTCTCATCGTAGATAAGCCCGTTGCTTCTGAACTTACCTTTGCCGTCACAATCGAAGCATTTCATTATGCGCTTTCCTCCGTGCCGCTGGTAGCGTGTTGTTTACTCTCAGCCTCAAGTTTACGCTCAGCCTCACGCTCGATTTTTCTAAGAGCTACACTGTACTCATACTGTCGGTCTCTGAGCGTCTGATTCAAGTCGCCCAGGCTACGCCGTGCCTCTGCAAGTAGATTGAACAGATGCTTGTCTTTCTCGTGACAACTGGCGGCATTTCTGATTGCGTAGGTAGTGGTCAACCTATCGGTAATAATCTTGGTCACGCTATCGACCGCCTCTTTCACGTACCTCGCGTCCCAGTCTTTGATTTCGATATGCACATCGTTGAGGTCTACGATGTGTTCCATCGCGTCTTCTATTCCGTTGGCCACGTACCACGCCAATGCTGTGCTTAAGTCGAGGTTGGGATTGCAACCACACTCTTTAGGACAGCTACGCACCTTAGACAGATTTGCAGGTGTCACCTCAGTCTCGCACTTGTGGCACAACAGACGCAGACCTGCCTCGGCTTTGTTAATATCGGCTATGTACTTCTCGAACTGCTTCTTGGTGGGCAACAGTATTCTTTTCAGCTTGTTGTCTTCCTTACTGGTCATTGCTTGCCTCCTTCTTAGCCTCTTGGTACTTTATGTACTCCAGGTCACGATTGTATGTGCTCAACCTACTACTCAGTTTGCGTATCAAGGTGCGTATCCAGAAGTAGGTGTCGTTGCACATCTGACCAAGCTTGTCGGTCTGTTCGTGCTGGTCACAGACACGCATGAACGAGAAGATGATAGACGCGATGTTGGTAAGTTCCTTTATGGCGGTATCGAACTCGTATGTTATGTCGTTCGTTTCAAAGTGGCTTGGTGCGGCACACATATCTTTGAGGTACTTCATTGAGTCGTCTGCTTTTCTCAGTAACTCAGCTATCTCCCAGGCAAGTGCGGTGTCTGTGCCAAGGTCCTTATTACAGCGGCACTCTCTTGGACAGAGAATCAACGCGTGAAGTTTGGCTTTGGTGTAAAAGCCAAGTGCAGACTTGCACTTGTGGCAATATGCTCTGAAATTGTACTCCCTTGTACCTATGTCTTTGATAAACTCGTTTATGTCCTTGACCTTGAATAACAATCTGCTCCGTTGCAACTTGCGAACCTCTTTGTCAGTCATCTGTCACCTCGTTTGTCTTTTCGTAACACACCTCACAGTACAACTTGCCATCTTCCTCACTGACAATGCTATCGTCTACATTGTACCACTGACCACACTTGGCGCATTTGAACTCGTCAACGTAGGTACGGTAGGTCATGTCGCTACTTCTGCGCCTCATACCATCTTCACTGTACCTCACCTCACGGGGCATGTCGTCACCTCACGCAGTATTTCTCTGTCTCGTAGAATCTTCACGTACTGGTTATACACAGACTGTTTGTTGCCTCGCAGACCAAACTCTTTCTTGATTGCACCATAAGCAGACTTGCCACTGCTATGTGCCATGCCTTTAATCTCAAGTGTAAGAGCCGCCTTAAGAGCGAGTAAACGGTAAGCTTCGATACTTGAACCAGTTAAAACTTGCGTATCATTCATGTGCCCTCCTTCGGCGCGTATAAAAAAGAGAGGTGAGGTAGACGAGGAGAGGTGAGCTTGTCGTTTCATCAGGCCACTCATGATCGCCCTCCGCGGTAGCTACGCGCTACACTCACCTCGACACATTCTAATGCCACCTCAAGGTTGCGACCCTTGCTCAGTAAAGATGACAATTGTGCCACTACCTCATCTACCTCTTATAACCCCTCAAATACAACCACTACTCTTGTACTACGCCTCGATATTATAAACTACTCTGGTTACTACGGATCAGTTTGTATACTCTCACAACTCAAGTAAGCCACGAACTCAGCGTGGTACTCACTACACAAATGGTGCAGGTTCAATGTGAGCTAGAATAAATTCTACCTCTGCAACATAACCACACTCACCAGTGGTACATCTATATGCACCACGTATTACAAAGTTTAATACCTGAACTACCTAAAACCTCGTATTAAAATGCACGTAAAACCTCATTAAACCAATAACTCAGGTTATTAATACCTGTACATGATATTACCTCCTTATATTACCACTAACCAAACCACATCAGCCACCTAACCACAGTCTAATAAGGTAGAATTGAACCAGTCTAGCCACGAAAAGAGCATACTACGGGAAGCACTGATAAACCTGAATAGTATAACTTCCCTGCGTATGTATACTTATACTCGTTATTTCTTTACTTACCTCTTTAACCTCTATTCTTTTCAATCTACTCTTGCATATTCACACACAGTAGAGAACATAACAAAATGAGGTAAGGGCATAGTCAAGTATAGCCAAAAGTATGCCAGGTTATAGTCAAAATTACGTTTCCATGTATAAAACGTGTATAAAAGGTGGCACGGTCTAATCCTTATTTGTACCTAGCCCTCTACCTCGTCTGACATGGTAGCAAGGGAATCAGCTATACCTACTACTTCAGCCTTGCTCTGCTTATTGAACAGACTGGGGCGCATGATTCTCTTGGCAATGTTAAGGCTCTTGTCTGCTACGTGTCTCATATGCGCTTCTGCTACTGCCTTTCTGTGTGCCTTGATAACTGGTGACAACTGTGCGGCACAGGTCTCCATTGCATTGGTGCATTTCTTTTTGGTTCGTGGGCAGTAATTGCCACCTTTACGAATAGTACATTTCATTGGTTCACCTCTGGTTTATATTTTATTGGTGCATTTCGTCTTTAAGGTAGACAGATTGAGGCACGCAGGAAAGGAGAACAGAACCTACGTGCCTCGCACCATCTTTGGAGGTAGCACATGAGGTACATTTAGAAAGAGGCACACTTGTTTAGAGTGCACCTCTTCATATATGTGGTGAGGTTAATTCACCTTTGAACCAGTACTACGCGGCTTTCGAGGCCTTCTTGTCTGCAACCAGGCCGAACTCTTTCGCTTTCTTGACCATGAGCCTGCCGAGTCTCTTGTGACCAGCACCGAGGTAATTGGTGGCCCAGAAACCTGCGAAGGCACGCTGTACCTTTGCATCGAGACGGTTAAACACCTTCTCTGCCTCTGCGGCTGCCGCATCCATTGCCGCCGGGTCGAACGTGCGCTCTTCTTTGGCTTCTGCTTTTGGTGCGCTATTCTTTTTGCTGGTGGTTGTTTTGGTAGCCATGATTTGCCCTCCTAAGGCTCGTCTGCGTGGTGCATTTCCCTAGCCACCACGCAGGTGACTGATTCTACCTCCTGAACACGAGCACGGCCATAAGTATGACGAACAGCAGGTCCAGCTATTTGCCTTTTTTGGCGGTGCCTTTCTTCGCCGGTGCGTCTTTCTTGGTGACTGCTTTCTTTGCCGGTGCAGGTGACTCTTTCTTGGTGACCGGTTTCTTCGCGTCTGTCTTTTTGGCCGGCTTGGTGGCCTCTTTGGTGACTTTCTTTGCTTTCACAGGTGCTTCTGCCTTTGCCTTTGCGGCAACGCGGTACACTACGCAGACCTGGCCTGTGCCGTTGGTGTCAGCCATGCGCCGCAACTCGCCATCTTTGACCTGGTACACGCCGTCTTCGAGCTTGATACCTTTGGTCTTGACTGTCGTACCGAAGGCATCCCAGTTGGACGCGGCACCACGACCGAAACCTGACCGCCTCACCTCTTTACCATTGACGCCTTTGACTGTTACTGCTTTTGCCTTTACTGCCTTTACTGCCTTTTTCGTAGCCATTGGTGGCCTCCCTCTGTTAGTAGATTGTGGTTCGGTTGCACCTTCACCTTCACCATCACCTTTGTGCCTGCCGTATTCCTCGGCGAGCCTCTCGAACGCAGGTGTATTTAACGCGCCTGCATTGAGCAAGGCAATGGCATCGGCTCTGATGGTGTCTATGGACATGGTACGCACCTCACCTTTTTAATTGCATGGGTTTATACAACCCATGTGATGACTCGGTTCGTCTGAACACGGTCATCTCTGCTGTATGAAACATTATATTACATATCATATTACAATGCAACAGTTATTTTTCGACAGTAATTTCAACAAGTTATAGCGCAAAGCGGACTATAGCTGGTCGTAAAGCCACATAATACCACGTCATTTCGATGAGTACCGCCCGCGGCACGCACACGAGAGAGCACCGAACCATGGCTCGGACTAGCTAATGCCAAGGTCAAAGCCGAGGAACAGTGGCCCCTTCCCGTGGGCCGAGCGCGCCGAAACATATACTACCTATACGTGGTGATTGCTTTAACAGCCGTCAACACTATGTGGCTATCGAACTATCTACATACACACCTCCTTCGGTTTATTTACTGGGCGCTACTCTTGAGGGATAATGTTGCTACTGCTTAGCCTCTCATTCTTATAGAGGGCTGTCTGGTCTTGAACGCTACGGGAATACCATCGTCGACCTTTTGAATCTCCTGTTTCAGGTTCTTCTTCAACCTCCTTATCTCGTTCTTCATCATCTTGGTGTTCTCGTTCTTAATAATGTAGTTACCGAGCCGCTGTTCAAGATGTGCAATCTGCGCCCTCAGGATGTTAATGTAATTCTCCCGTATCTGCTGACCGCGTGTTGGTATCACCTCCTGTTTCTTCTTGCGCCTCTTCTTACGTTTCTTCTTGACCAATACTAAGGGCTGTTTGAGGATGATTCTGATAATGTCTGCTACTGTCATGATGTGCTACCTCCTTTTAAGTGATGGGATGTAAAGTCCCACTGTGTGTTTGCCTACCTTCTCGATACTCTGATTATCGAACCAATATTGATAACGTCGAACTCGATAGCGTGGCCATCAAGTTCAATCTCGCGCTCACCGTTCTCATCGATAGGTCCAAAGAACTGGTGAATGATTTCGAGCACTCTCTTTACAACAGGTGCTCTCATCTCTTTCCAAGGGATGCGATTGAGGTCTGGTTTGCAACCTGCTTCGTAGCATCTCTGCATCTGTTTCTTTAATTCTCTGAGGTCGATGTCAACAAAGGGAGTCTTACCGGCTCCCTTCTTGGTAATAGATTCAGCTTCTCTTTGCTGTTTCACTATTACTCTTCTCTGTGCATCAACATCTACCATCTTAGCAGGTGCAGGCATACCCTGACCGAACGCCTCTTTAAGACGCGCTGTTGCCTTAGCAAAGCGGTCTTCAGTGATTGGTACTAGAGGTTCAGATGCTACCTCTTTGTGTGATACAATGGTGACGAGACCTTTGTTTGTGTAAACGGTTCTTCTCTTCATGATTTACTTCCTCCTTAATTGATTGAGTAACTACGCGAGTGTGCCACCAACTGCTCGTTTCTGTAAACGTCAGTGATGAACCAGTACTTATACTTCGGGTCTGGTCTCTGAATGATGGTAGTTCCAAACAATATGTACCACATTTCGATACGGCTGACGACTGATGCTAAGTTCATTTGCTACCTCCTAGTTTTGTAGAGGGGAAGACGTGTGCCTCCCCTCTCGACTTGAAATGAGTGACTACTTGCTGAGTTTGATGTACCTTACACAGACATGAACCTCTTTTGCTACGTAGACATACGGTCTGTCGCTCAGTACTTCAACTACGATTGCTTTACCTTTGTACTGTGCTCTGAACTTCTCGACAATCGCTTTGTCCTTCGCTGTTGCTCTTATCTCGAACTCTTCGAGAGCCTTTGCGTTCTTGCCTGCGTTCTTTCTGATGAAGACGGTGAGGTTGTGAGTATCGGTGGTGAGTTTGCGTTTCAACACGGTGACTGATGCTTTGTCGATGAGGTACACTTTGTCGGTCTTAGGGTCAAGCTCGACCTTGTTGTTGTACTTTGCAAGCGACTCTCTCACGGTGACTTCTGAACGGATGAAGTTGTGTTTTGGTGCTTCTACCTTCTTTGTACCTTTCTTCATGGCTTTCTCCTTCTTGTTAGTAGTAGTCGCTTTAACAGCGACCTTCTTGGTTGCAACTGCAGGCTTCTTAACTTCTGCTTTCTTCGTTGTCTTCTTCACGAGTGCTACCTCCTTTTTGGTGTTTGCTTTCTTGACAGGTGCTTTCACTGCGGTCTTCTTGGTTGCTACTGCTTTGGTCTCAACTGCGGCTGTCTCGGCTTTCTTTGTTGTCTTAGGCATGGTGGTCTCCTTTTTAGTATTTGTTTTGGTATCTAATACTGCGTTTGCTTTTGCGAGGTACGCCTCAACTGCCAGACGCTCTTCCTCTTTCTTCTTCTTCTGGACGTCATACACGGTTTCGATTGGTGCAGGTGCAGGTGTCTTCTTTGTTGCAACGACGGGTGCTACGACTTTTGTGCTCTTTCTTGCGATTGCCATGATTATCTACCTCCAAGTAGTTGTCTGCGAGGTGGCGTATCTTTCAACACCACCTCTTGAATTGTCGTGTTCAAGTGCTAGTCTGCGTCTATCTGCTCATCTAAATCGGTATACGGGTTACCTTCAGGCATATCGATGCCACAGTGGTCTTTGTAAGTCATTGCACACTCGTTGCACATCCGACCAGCGAATATACCAAAGCTGTACCTTCGGTCAACGGTTGCTTTTACTTCACCACACTTTCTGCAGGTGTACTCGCTCTGCTTACCAATGTACAGGCTCTTGAGTTTGAGGCACTGTTCTTCAGTAAACAAGACGCGTGACGGTTCAGCAGGTAACATCTCAAGGTCTGGCAATAAGGTGGGCAGGTCCAAGTCAATGGCTACCTTTGTTACCTCTTCGACGCTGTTAACCTCGACATCGGTCTTCAGCGTTCTCCAATCACCACTCTGTGTTTCAAAGAATATCGCGTACTTCATTTTGTTACCTCCTTGTTTGATTGCTACCTTCTTGTTCGACTCATACTCCGTCCATACAGCAAACCCTATACTGAACTTGCTGTCGTACCACCCAAAGTAAATCTTCTCTCCGGTCTTGTAAGTAATCTCAATGACTGTCTTGTTGTCGATGTGCGCGTCAATGCCTCTCTGCTGAGCCTCAGCTATGAGATTGTCTCTGAGCTTTGAGAACTCATCGTTGTGCTTGTACTCAACCTCAAGCACTCTCTTGTGTACGCCGCTTGTGTATGCGTAGAACGCAGTTACTTCTGCATCGAAGGGCACGAACAACCGCAAATCCCTCCAGTAATGAAACCTTTTTCCGTTAATCTCTATCATTTCCATTTGCTACCTCCATTGAATAGATTGTCTCGTTTGGTAGAAGCGCACTCTCACCACGTGCAGGTAGAGATTTAGAGAGCAGAGGTACACTTAGTGCGCTCTAAGTCGCACATCGGTGTACCTCGATTAGATTGTCAGGGTTTAAACAACCCTGTTAGCCAAGCATCTCTTTGAGGCACTTGTCGCATGTATTGGTGTTCTTCGGGTCATCGACCTTACCACCACATACACAGCAACCACTCATACCCTTGCCAGCCCTTAGCCTTCTGAACGATGCTCTCACTGCTTCGACCAGTACTGTCTGTGGCACGCTACCAGTTACTACGATTACAGGATTCTTCATTGTGTTACTCCTTTTAGTTTTCTGTGTTTCTCTCTCTGCTACCAGCCTCTTCGATTACAAAAGTGTTGACACGTTCTACGATGCTGTCACTCATGCCTGCACCATAGCTCAGTGTAGGTACATGTGTTGCACATGTTACACACCTTGCACACATGTAGCACTCACAGTTCAGTACTACCTCTTCAGCGATGCTCTTCAACTCTTCTGCAACGACGTAATCTTTACACATCATGCACCTCCCAATGCTAATGTCATTGCCACAAAGCACATCACTACAATCAATAGACCATAAAAGAACTCACTCATTGCAACCTCCTTTTGTATTATGCTTCCATGAAACGAATAGAACGTCTTTACCAATCTTACGATGACGTGACCTGTCAGTACTTCTGCACACTTGTCAGGATGAATACACTCACAGCAACGTGTACCACAGTTGATGAACCACTTAGATGCTGTCATGCACTACCTCCATTGATTGATGATTAACTCTACTTTCTGTACCACTTACCAACGATGCTCATGCACCAGTGCATTGCTATCTTGCTACCAACTACATACTTCAGTACTCTATACAGCTTCACCCAATGCGTCGCTTTCACTACTCTCTTCATGTCTCTCTCCTTTAGTCTATCGAATGATATTGACTCTGATGAACTCTACTACTACCATGCTGTCATCTACTGTAAGCTCATGCTCTATACGCTTAAGGTTCACGTAATAGATATCATTGAGCACTTGCAGTAATTCGTCTGTGCTGTTGAATGACTCTGCGATGTAATCAACGTCTTTGATGCTCTTGATGCACACGCTTGTTACGACATACATATCATCGTCTACATAGAACGTGTCATGTGCTTGAGCATTGCTAGTGAGTCTACTCGTTACTGTCTTCTCACTATGGACTACTAATGCTTTCAAATCATCTTTGAATAACAGTTCGATTGTCTTCATAGTTCACTCTCTTTGAATTAGTTTATTTGTTCTTTCCTTTGTAGTTCTTTGCTATCGCTTCACACTGCTCCTTCAGTGTGTCTACGCTTATGTACTTCACTGCTTCTTCGATTGCTCTGATGTCGTCTGCGGTTAATGATGTTGTCATGATATACTCTCTTGTGTGTAAGCATTGACTTCACTCACTCTTACGACTGTAAGACTTGTGAGATGTAAGATGACTTACACTGTGATTACGTTTCTGATAAATACTCTTTCTTGCTCTTAAGTGAATATGTCTTTACTGTGTAGAAAACACGAGAGGAAAAACGTTTCGCGTTGCTCTCTCTATCATTGGCGTGTGAAACTTTAGCCATAGCATTACATTATCCATGGCACTAGCAATAGTTCTGAGGTTAGCCATAGCATTACCCTATCCATGGCACTCACCACAGCATAGTTCTGAGCCATTACATTACCCTATCCACGGTCATAGCCACAGTTCTGAGGTTAGCCATTACATAGTCGTGAGATTGACCCCAATACCACCACCTTCACTCTTAAAAGAGTATGGTTAGAGCATTGAAGTACCTACCACTCTTTATAATAGCGTGGTGTGACATATGGCTAGGATTTGTAAACGTTTCTGTACCTCGATATTGAGATTTTTTATGGTTAAAACTAAATTGACACATAACCGTACTGTGTAGTATAAGAAGGAAGGAGGTGAACCATGCCTAAGAAAAGGAAAAGAGGGAGAAAGCGCATACACCCTTTGACTATCAATGAGATACCACTAGATAGAGCTGAGGCGGCAATCAGACTAGCTGGTGGTTTCTTGTCTAAGGCCGCTGAAACTCTGGGAATATCTTTACAGACGATGCAGTTGATGGTACGAAAGTTTTCTACCTTGCGAGATACGTTAACTGAGGCGAGGTACAGAATAGTAGATATAGCGGAAGAGAGTTTGCAGAAGCTTATTGAAGATAAGAACGTGACTGCGACTATCTTTGCACTGAAATGTCTTGGTAAGGAGCGTGGTTACGTAGAACAGTACAAACCAGGCTCGTCACCTGACGCACCTCTGTTCATTCGTGTGATGCCTGTAGCGCCAGTTAGAGGTAGACAGAACAGAGAGATTGAGTTGAACGTACCATCTGCTTTACCGCCACACAGAGAACCAATAGTAAGACGCAGGAGACAAAGGACTATAGAAACCGAAGCAGTTGAAGTAAGCGATGACCTAGGAATTGACCACAAGGTTGCACAGGAGTTATAATTTCTTGTGGTTTAAATTACTTAGGAAGGGGTGGTCATCGTGGAAAGAAAAGAGTGTGACGAAAACTTCGTATCTGTTAAGGTGTGTCAGGAGAGACATACTCAGATACAAATAGCTCATGAGGCAAAACACGGAGATGTGGTGGAGAAGCTTAAGGCACACGCAGAGGTCATAAGGGACGTAGACAAAGAGGTTTCAGAGAACTTTAAACATGTCCACGAACGCATAGACGAGTTCATGGATACGATAGTAGATACTACCTCACAATTAACTGCACTGGTAAACGATGAAGTGAAAGGTTTGATGGAGAAGGTGAACAATATTCAGAACAGCCTCAAGAATATGATGATATCCATTCTCATTTCTATTCTTATCAGTGTTATCGGGGCTGGTGTGTCGTTCGTTCTGTCTGAGAAGAAGTCGCCTGAGAATGGTAACGCTTCGATTGTTCTTGAACTCAAGAAGTTGAATGACAAAATAGACGTAATCGGCAAAAGATAAGCAAGGAGGCAACAGATGGGTGATTTGGTGTACCAGATTTTTATTGACTATGTAGCACCAGTGCTGGTTTCAATCTTCATGATACTGATATCAGTAGTTCTTAAGAAGCTCCTCGATAGTCTGAAGCTCAATGTGAGCAAAGAGGCACAGGACGCAATGCTGAAATCAGCAGAAACGCTCGTCTTGGCAATCGAGGAAAGAGCGGCATCGAGCCTGAAACAGATTAGTATAGGTGGCGGAGATACTGGTGCAAAGATAGATAAGCTTGCCACAGTAATTTCGCTCTTGATGAAACAGTTTCCAGCGTTGACTGAAGAGAAGGCACAGCAGATTGCAGAGGCGGCAGTTGCCAAGTTACCAGGAATTGGCATAACTCAACTACAACTACCAACTAAAACGGAATAAACGCTGGGTAGGACACGAAAGGTAAGGGAATAGAGACAATCACATGCCGAAACCAAGTCTAAAGCTAAAGAACGATGCCCTATTGGGGGATATGACAGCACCACAGAAAATCGATGTACAGGTGACGCCTGTATTTACGGCGACGGCTAAAGCCAATACACGTATAGTACTCGAACGCGGTGGTGCTGGATCCAGCAAAAGTTATTCAATGTGCCAACATTTGACCTTGAAATTCCTTCAGGAGAAGAAGAAAAAAATTCTAATCCTTAGAAAATCCCTCCCTTACCTTCGTGTATCTACGTACCTCATGATGAAAGAAGTAGCAAAGGAGCTGGGTGTACTCGAAAGAATAAATGAAGAAAAGGTAATGCTCAACTGGACGTACAGGGACAACATGATACACTTTGGTTCACTCGATGACCCCGAGAAGATTAAGTCGAGCGACTGGTCCTACATATGGATGGAAGAGGCGACCGAGTTCACTTACCGCGATTTTATGCTTCTCAAGACGAGGTTAAGAACCAAGTCTACTGACAAAGTAAAGAACCAGATGTACCTCAGCTTCAACCCTGTCGATGAATCTCACTGGATAAAAACAGAACTGCTTGACAAGCGCATGCCTGGCGTTGGTGAGATACATTCTACCTACATGGACAACCCCTTTCTCGATGATGATTACATTGCCGACCTCGAAGAGATGATAAGGCAGGATAGAAATTTCCACCGCATTTATACTCTCGGCGAATGGGGCAAGCTTGACAATCTTATCTACTCAAATTGGGATGTCGTGCCAGATTTGTGGCCTGAGGACGTTCATGATAGCATATACGGTATCGACTTCGGTTACAATGCACCATCGGTTCTGGTGCAGATAGGCATTAAAGAGAAAGACGTGTACGAAAAGCAGTTGATATATAAAGACCATCTCACGAACCAGATGTTTATAGAAGAGATGAAAAGGCTTATACCAGTACCTTTTAGAAAGCGTTCATTTTATGCTGACAGTGCCGAGCCTGACAGAATAGAAGAAATCAAAAAGGCAGGCTTCAATATTAAACCTGCCAACAAAAAGGTTAAAGAAGGAATTGACTTCATTAAGATGTTGCGTGTACATATTAGTGAATCGAGTGGAGACATTATAAAAGAGAAACGCTCATATAGTTGGCGTACAGATAAGAAAGGCACAGTGCTCGACGAGCCGGTCGGTTTCTTAGACCATGCTCAAGATGCTGAAAGATATGGTATATACACACACCTTAGAGGGTCGAAAGACTACAAAATCAGATGGGTGTCCTAGGGGGAATCAATGAGTAACTTCTTAATGACACGGGTTTTAAGTAATCTTGGTGTCAAGGCGGCGGCGAGAGGTAAGATAGGTCCAGACTTGACCAATATCAAGATGACCCTCGCACAAACGGTTGGTTTAAACGCCAGCGACAGGCTCGATAAGCCTTACAGTGATAGTATTTGGGTCTACGCTTCAGTAAATGCTATTGCTAACAACCTCGCAAAGGTGCCTCTTGTAGTTTATGAAAGAGGCACGAATAAGGCTATCACAGATGAGAACCATCCTGTGGTACGCATGTTCACACATCCCAACGTATATACGAGCAAGCTCACGTTCATCTTTCTGTTGAGCGCATACATAGATATATACGGTGAGGCGTTTATCGTTATGGATAGAAGCAATCCTAACGAAATACCAGCCGCCATGTACGCTTTCAGCCCTACCAAGTTTCAGCCAGTTATATCGAAAGACTACAATTCGATTGTCGGGTGGCAGTATCAGAAGGGCAGTGAGACTGTACCTCTTTCGACATATGAGATACGTCAGTACAAGTATCCCAACCCGTATGACGATATCAGAGGCTTCTCACCTCTCGAAGCTGGTAAGCTCAGTATTGAGCAGGACTTCTTCGCGGCAGTATTTAACAAGAACTTCTTCAGAGAAGGCGTAAGAGTAAGTGGTTACATAAGTGTACCAACAGAACTGAACGACGACTCCTTTAACAGAATCGTTGACCAGTTTGAGCAGAGACATCAGGGTATGAACAAGGCACACAAGATTGCTGTCATAGACAACGACGGCAAATTCATCGAATCAAAGATAACACAGAGAGACATGGAGTTCATCGAGTTACGACGTATGACGAGGCAAGAAATCTTTGCCATCTACAAGGTAAACGAAGTTGTTCTTGGTCTCTACAACGAAGTTCAGTCCTATGAAGGCGTCAAGATGGCTCACAAGTCCTTCTGGGAAGAAGCAATGCTACCTCGTCTTATGTACCTTGAAGAGTTTCTGAACTACTCTGTTCTCGATACGATTGATGGTGGCAAGTACGAAGTAAAATTTAACCTTGCACAGGTTGGTGCTCTGCATGATGACTATACCGTTCGTGTGAGCACAGCAAAAGTATTAGTAAACTTGGGATGGCCGATTAACGCTGTTAATGAACGGCTAGAACTTGGTATGGAACCGGTAGCATGGGGTAATACGTGGTGGGTTCCGATGGGTATGCTTCCAGTTGATAGGGTGCTGGCTGAGGCAGACCAGAGTCTTGAGAATCCTGAAACTCCCGCTGTTGGTCCGTACGAAGAAGAAGAGCCCACAGAAGGCGAAGACGACGAAGAGGTGGCAGGGGATGAAGAAGATGATGAAGAAAAGCCAAAGCCCTCGACTGATGCAGACAAAGCCTCGTGGTCTAAGTTTCTGGCGGTTCAAACTCGGTTGGAAGAGCTTGTACGCGGTAAGGTAAAAAAGTTCTTCTTTGACCAACGTAAGCAGATTCTCGAAAATCTGTATAACGGCAAGACCAAGTTGATTGACATAAACAAAGAGACAAGAAAACTGCAACACATTCTTGGAGCCATCTATCTTGAAGGCACACGCTTTGGCTCAGAGATGATAAAGGCTGAATATGGCGTAAGCGAAGAAAGGTCACTTGAAGATGAGGAAATCTCAATCAAGGCAGAGGTCACAGCTTACGCTCAGACGAGGTTGAAAATCATACCTCTCGGAATGATGCGAACAGTCGTTAAGCAGTTGAACGCTGTGGTGCAGAACAAGAATCACGCAACGCGAGAAGACGTGGCAGAGGCAATCAGAGGTATGTACAACAAGACCATACGTCGTGTGAACAATGTGATTGCCCGTACCGAATCTTCTTCAGTAATTGTAGTAGGTAGAATTTTGCAAATGCAGAGGCTAGGCGTAAGGCACCACAAATGGGTATCATCGAAGATAGATAAAGGTAGAGATGGTCACGCCAATCTGAACGGCAGAGTAAGACGTATTGGTGAGTCGTTCAAGGATGATAGTACTCTCAGATACCCAGGCGACCTCTCGTCACCAGGACATGAGGTGATAGGTTGCAGATGCTTTACAGTTATGGCTCAATCTATGGAAGGAGGATTAGAAAATGAGTAAGCTCATTCGCAAAATCTTTCCCAGCGCGATTCGTGCGGTAGATAGTGAACGAAAAATCGTTGAAACGGTTATGTCAGACGAAACGCTTGACCGTTACGATGAAGTAATTCAGGCATCGGCTTATAAGAAGACACTGAAAAGTTTCATGAGACACCCCGTGCTCTTGTCTTCACATGACTATGGCAACCTGCGTAGTCAGATTGGTGAGTGGCAGAAGGTGTGGATTGAGAAAAATCAGTTAATTGGTCGTGCCAAGTACTACTACGGCGAAGGTAACCCCGAAGCAGACTGGGGATTTAAGCTGGCAGAAAGAGGCATCGCCGCTTTTAGCGTAGGCTTCATCGATATCGATTCAGAGTCGGTGGACTGGGAAACCTACATGAAGGCAAAAGAAGATGGCAAGAGAATTGCCAGACGTACATATAAAGAGGTAGACCTGCTTGAGACCAGTCAGGTGGTTGTACCTGCAAACCCGGCGGCGCTTCAGAAGAGTCTCGAAGACCAGAATGATATGTACCACGACCTCGCCATGAAGATGAAGTCTAAGTTCATCGACAGTGAGCTTGAGGCTCTCTTTAAAGGTCCAAGCGAGATTGCTACGAAATTCATGATTCAAGTGCACCTGCCTGAGGTAATCGACCATACAGACGATGACACCTTTACGTCAAAGACTGTGAACGACGAACCTGCGGCACCTGCAGAACCGGCAGTTGAGGTACATAAAGAGGCAGAACCGCCGGCAGTAGAAAAAGTTACCGAGGAGGTACAGATGAACGAAGAGCAGATTAAAAACATCGTGACTCTGGCTCTTGAACCAGTAAAGGCAGAGTTCAAGCAGATGATTGACGATTTTCGTGCCGAGGTGCAGAAGTCTTTCGATGGGGTAATCACCGGCATGAATCTCAAAACAGTGCTTCCCGAAGGCACATATATCGAAGGCGTGGTAGAAAACACAGACGAACCGCCAGTAGAGGGCAAGTCTGCCACCGCTGACCTCGATGCAATCATGAAAGGCTTGGGAGAAATTGACGCCAAGTTGAGGTAAAAAACTTGACACGATGGACTGAACCACCGTAGAATAAGGGTAATGAATAACTGGTTCAGTCCTAACGAAGGACAATGTTCCAAGCATTTTGAAATATAGATATGAAGGTATAAAAAACTTTAAGGAGGTTTTTAATTATGGCTGATTTAGCTCAGATTCTCGAAAAAATTGCAGAACAGCGTCAGCTTATCGAGACTACTCTTGGTGGGCAGGCCGATAAGATGGTTGGTTATGAAACAGCTATCAATACGCTTAACGCTCAGTTGTCAGAAATCGAAAAGAAAATCGCACCAAGGTCCGTATCAGTACCGGGCACCGAAGATGCAGGTTTCATGTGGTCCAAGGCGTTCTATGCCGTAGCAAGCGGCGACTGGTCTCAGGCCGGTGTCGAGAAAGAAGTAATGGACCAGGCACGAAAAAGGACGGCAATGGAGGCTCAGTCAGGCTCTCTTGGTGGCAATATCGTACCACGCGAAGTATCTGCTGACCTCATCGCAATGTTCGAGGCGGCTCTTGCACTGAGTTCGGCAGGCATCACCACGCTGAGTGGTCTTACCGGCTCACCTTTTGATATCCCGAAACAGACCGGCGGTGCTACTGCATACTGGGTTGGTGAAAACGCTGACATCACTGAATCCAACCTGGCATTTGGTACCATGTCACTTACCCCGAAGGCAATCGGTTGCCTCGTTAAGACTTCAAACCGTCTGCTCAGACTGGCAAACCCGTCAGTTGAAGCAATGATAAAACGCGATATGGCCCTTCGTCTGGCTCTTAAAGCAGACCTCGCGGGTCTCAGAGGCACAGGTTCAAGCACACAGCCTCTCGGCGTTGCAAACACCCCTGGCATTAACACTGTCGCAATCGGCGCCACAGGCGGCAACGCAACATTCGATACTCTTATGGACCTCGAATACGCCGTTGAAGAGAAGAACGCACTCTTCGGCAATCTCGCATACCTCTGGCATCCGGCAATCAGACGTAACCTGCAGAAGCTCAAAGTTGCACAGTTCAGCGGCGACACCGGTGGTCAGTATGTGGTACAGCCTGTCTCCAGAGCACAGCTTCGTGAGTGGATAGGTTACGACTACTACGCCACCACACAGATACCTACCGACCTCACCAAGGGCGGTGGAACAGGTCTTACAGAGATATACTTCGGCAACTGGCAGGAACTCATCTTCGCAAACTGGGGCGGCATCGAAATCAGTGCCTCTCAGGAAACGTCAACCGCATTTCAGAAGAATCAGACCTGGATCCGAATCATGCAGGATGTTGACTTCGCCTGCCGTCATCCGGAAAGCTTCGCTCTTTGTAGCGATGCCAAGAAAATCCCTGTGTAATCAGGGAATTTCATCGGTGAATTAAGCTAACGTGTATTCGTTAGACACAAAATATGAAACAGGAGGTAAATCCTTATGAATCTTGCAAAGCAGTCTGAAGACCTTAAATATGTCACTGCTATTGAGCCCAAAAACGCCGTGGCAGGAACAATCAACGGCAACGATGTTGACACCAGAGGCTTTCGCTCCGCCTCTTTCGTTCTTGGTGCCGGTCTTGCCTCTGGCGACCCCGTATCTTTCAGCATAGCATGGTCGCTGGAGGAGAAAGAAGCGTCGGGCGATGCCTATGCGGCCTGTGTACCGGCCATAGCCGGCGAGGCGGTGGCTGGTGCGTCTGATGCGTATGAACAGGGCATTCTCGACGTTCAGCTTGAAGACAGAAAACGCTACGTGAGAATCGTGGCAGTGGTCACTATCACTGGCGGAACAGAACCGGCCATACCGTTGTCATGTCTGGGCGTTCTTGGCAACCCCTTCGTCATTCCTGTAACACAGCAGGCGTAACATCTGTCACATCGTAACGCAGAGAGGGAGACCACAAATCTCCCTCTCTTTCTTCAAACTACAAACACTTCAAGGAGGAAGTTATGCAGGTAAGAGCAACAGTAAGGAAAGGCTACAGCTACTATGGCAAGAATCGACTCATGATGCCAGAAGATGCCCCTTTCATGGTAGATACTGAGAGCCAAGAATACATCGACCAGCAGTGGAAACTCGACATCGAAGCACCGCCTGTACCACCAGAAGTTCCCAAAAAAGAACTCGAACCAGAAGAAGAACTCGAACCAGAAGAAGAACTCGAACCAGAAGAAGAACTCGAACCAGAAGAAGAACCAGAAGACACAGAAGAAGAAGGTAACGACGAAGAAGGTACAGATGAGAGAGCCGTAACAGGCGCCAACAATCGTGCCATCACTCGCGCTCGTCGTCATAGAAGTGAATGAAAATAAACGTCGTCATTGCCAAAAAGGAAAGAGAGGCACATCTTGGTGCTTGCTTGTACTTTTTGAATGAGGCAGCCAAGCACCAAGGTAATGACGATATTGTTGTTTATGTGGTGGATGAGTATCTGTGCGAGGATAACATCACTCTACCAGCTTTCAATTACAGTAACATCAAGGTACATAGAATCAACGTCCCTAGTTGTTCCGATGAATTTAACAAAAGCCGTCTCTTGAATACAGGTTTCATTCTCATGCGTCAGGACTACGACTGGGTAGCCGTGGTAGATGTAGACATGGTGTATTGGACCACGTTCTTCGCTAAGATGAACGCACTTCTTACCAGTGAGGCTACGACCTGCGTATGCAAGGGCTATAGTTTGGACTCTGCAATATCCACGTGTATTCTAAACGGTAAAATGGCTCTACCTGACCCTGAACTGACCTTGAGGTACAATGGTAACTCTCAGATAGTACTTACTCGATATGTGGTCGAATTGATAAGAGACATTTACGGTGGCGAAATCTACTGCGATGGTTTTAAGGGGTGGGGTGGTGAAGATTCAGACATGTCCTTCCGTTTGAAAGACATGATTGCCGCCAATCTTATAACTCAGAAAAGAGTCGATGCCATGTGGTTTCATTTGTGGCACGCACCTCGACACGACCTGAGCGACCGCAACAAGAAACTATTCGACAAGAGAAGAGTGACTAACCAAAAAATCTTAGGCAGGTGGCTAAATGAGAATAAACATCGCAGTACCAACCATAAAGACTGAAAAAGAAATACTGCCTCTTCTTGAGCAAATACGTGCCTCGCTTTTATCCGATGAGCGAGATATAAAGATAATTCATACGTGTACTCAGGCGAGTGCGGCACGAAACAGAAACATAGCTCTCAGCAAGATAAGGGACCACGAGCTTGTTATCATGTTAGATGATGATATAACTACGTTCCCTGTAGGCTGGGAACGCAGTATGGTCGAGCCTTTTCTAACTGATATAGAAGTACCGCTCTACTGCCCAGAGTTTAAGAGTGTGGCAATGGTATCTGCCAGACTGTTGAAGATGGACGGTCGTGTGGCACACATGATGGGTGAGAATTACAACCTGGAAAAAGAAATAGTAGAGGTAGATAATCGACGCTTACCCACCGCGTGTATTGCCTTCATCAAACATCCAAAGCTAGAATTTGACGAGCAGTTCGTTGGTTCAGGTTTTGAAGACGACGATTTCTGCAAACAGATTCAGAAATTGTGCCCGAATGGAAAGTTTGTTATAAACAATAATGTCAAGCTTATACATACGAACGAAATGAAAAATCAAAAGGGGCCCTTTTGGGAATACAACAAGAGGCACTATCTCAGAAAGTGGCCTGATGAGGTGAGCAGATGGGGATAGTTTTAAACTACGATGTTGCGGATGTTCTGAACGAGTCAAAGGGCTACACACTTTGTGGTGCACCTTTTGATGAACGCATAGTTCACTACAATCCTGTGTTTAAAGACATCGTACTACCGCCTGGTGCATTGACTGAACCTGACCACTGGGTTCTGTTGAAGTACAGCAGAGGCAAGAACATAATAGTAGATTGCGGTACTTTGTATGGTAGAAGTGCCGTTCTACTTTCTGTTGGCAGTAAGCATGTGTTCACCATTGATTCATACGGTCACTGCGATTGGGCCGACATGACGCTTTATAACTACGAGGCAAACTCCGAGAGATTAGAAAAGTACCGCAACATCACACTACTCAAAGGTGATACGTCTGAGATGCCGTGTCTATTCACTGAAGAAAGCATTGACCTACTTTTCGTTGACACAGAGCACGTTTCTGGTCAGATACGGAAAGAGATAGGTCAGTGGTACAAACTACTGAGAAAAGATGCGGTCATTATATTTCATGACTACACCGTTTTCTGGCCCGGAGTGGTTGAAGCAGTTAATGACTTCGTGTCCAGAGGTATTCTTAATATGATTGAGGTACGGGGTTGGTGCTGTGTGTGCACCAAAGGTACATGGGAGGAAAATAAATGACTTCAGATACACAGGCAAGAATAGATAAGTTGCTCGAAAATCTTAACTATGCTGAATATGATAACTTCCGCATAGTGGCGTTATACAAGACGTTCGCAGGTGAAGAGTTCGTAGAGGCGAGTCTGGCTTCTATTTACCGTTTCATGTACAAGATAGTCATGGTAAACTCAGACACTTCGTGGTCAGGTGAGAAAGGTAACACTGTAATACCTGTGGTGGAAGAGTGGAAGAAGAAGTACGACCAGGAGAACAAGATTGACATGGTCAACGTGAGTATGACAAGTCAGGACGAGCAGTACAAGTGTGGTTACGACTTCATCAAGAGCCATTACCCTGAGGCAAAGATGGTCATGCTCATAGATACAGACGAGGTGTGGGATGACGCAGTACTTCAGGAGTTCATCTTGCGTGCCTTTCATGACAAGGAACACAACACGTTCTCGTGCAGACTTCACACATACATCAAATCGATTCACTACAAGATTGAACCGATGGAGTGGTGCAAACCTACCATCTTCGTTCGCACCTCTGAGCCGGCAATTATCGGGCCGCGTGGCATAAACAATTCCAAGAAACAACTTTACAACGATATACAGGCTCACCACTTTACCTATGTTCGGAAGGATGAAGAAACGGTCATGAAGAAAATTAAGACCTCCTTCATTGGTGATGGGCCTGGTACACATTGTGTACCTTTGCAGGACTGGATAGATAACAAGTGGAACAAACTGCCCTTTGCGACAGACTTTCACACCACCAAGACGGCAGAGACTTCATGGCACGGTATTAGAACCGTATTGCTCGATGAACTGCCCTCAGCAGTTTTTAACAACACCAAGCTTCTCGATATGTTTCTGCCCTTCGGTCATTTGATGGGCACAGACTATCAGCTTCTCTTCAAGTATACAGCAGGTGCACAGCTTGCCGTAGACTTGGGCACATACAGAGGTCGTAGCGCAATAACCATGTCACTGCATGCCAGAAAGGTAGTCACCATAGACCTCTTTGAGGATATCATCACGCACTCTGACGATGAACTTAGACAGGCATATGATTACTACGGCAAGAATCGTGACATCTATGACAACAAGTTCGAGGATGTAAAGAGAGTTCTTTGGCCGTACAGCAACATTGAGATTGTAAGAGGTATCAGCTACGAACAGGCACAGAACTTCACAGATGATTTCATTGACGTTATCTTTGTCGATGACGACCACAGTTACAGAGGCGTAAAGCTTGACTTTGAGAACTGGTTCCCGAAACTCAAATGTGGTGGCTATATGCTGTTTCATGACTACAACATAGATTTTCCGGGAGTTATGGACTTCGTAGACAATGAGGTGAGTAAGATACCAAACATGAAGCATGTAGAAACCGTTGTACCAACGGCGGTATTTCAGAAGATATAAAGGAGGGAGTTATGGATTTAGCGTTTAGGCCGTTCATTCACACAGTGGAATTACATTTTTCAAACCAGTGCACCGGCGATTGCATATGCTGTTCAAAGGCACACGGTAGAGAGACACCTAAGTATGTCAACTCAAACGTGGTTGAAGCTACAATAAGAAACCTTAAGCACATAGAGTTCAACTGGCTTCAGCTTGGTGGTGACGGGGACTCTTTCTTGAATCCTGTATTCATACCGTCGCTGAGAAGGTACAGAGCAGAGTTTCCCGGCAAAGGATTGTGTCTCTTTACAAACGGCTCAATGCTGACCGAAGACATGGCTGATGTGCTCATCGCAGAAAGATTGCTCGATGATATACAGACACGCATCGACTCTCTTAATCCCGACCTGTACAGACAGTCCACCGGCCTGAGTCTTGAAAAGGTACAGAGCAACATTCAGTACTTCTTTCTTCAGAACGATTTCATTCGTTACCACATTATTTACTTTCCTCTGTACGCATACAAATATATGTGCAAGAAGATACTGAACAAAGACATGCCGACGCATTGGTCCAGAATCGATGAATCACTTCTCATGGATGAGGCGGTGGCAGTCAAGGCTTTCTTCTACTCATTGCCTCGCAATGAGAAGATGACAGAGGCACAGATGAACTTCAGAATCAGCCCAATCTGTCTGTGGGGCGAACGCGAAGATATACCGCCTGTAATGAATAAGGCATGCACTCAGTTGCCTGAAGCCAAAGGTTGCTTTCGCAACCAGATTTACATTTATCCCAATGGCAATATCGGTTGCTGTGCCTATGATGATGCTCAGGATACTTTCGTCGTTGGTAACGTTCTTGACAGTGACACCGCCATTAGAGACCTCTGGGCCGGTGAGAAGCGCATGAAGATTATCAGTGACGTGCGCGAAGGCAAATACTATGGCAAGTATCCCTGCACCAACCCGATGGCATGTGGAATGTACTTTGTAGACAATTCAATAAATTACGGAGCGGCTTATGAACGTGAACACACAGTCAACAGCGTTGCTCGTTAATCCTGTACCAACGAAACGAGCATTTATCGATACAGGTCGCATCTGTACTGTTAGATGCGAGTTCTGTTATCACAAGCATGTGCCTTTCAGAGGCTACAAGAGCTTTGTAGAACTGAAGTCTGAAGTAGACCGCGCACATAAACGTGGTAACGACTACATCGATTTCACGGGAGGTGAGCCGACTCTTTTACCACACTTTCCTGAGGTCATCGAATACTTAAATTCGCTTGGTATGCGTTGCAGAATTATAACGAGTGGCGTTATCAACACCCGACGCTTAGGACGCATCCTTGACGCAAAACCTCACGACTGGTTGATATCAATTCATGGAGCAACAGCAGATGTTCATGATAAACTGGTCAACTTCAAAGGTGCGAGAGATTTTCAGAATCATCTTCTCGACCGAATCATTGCCAGAGGTGACAAGTTCTGTTTCAATACTGTCATAAACAAATACAACTATCACCAGCTTGACGGTATTGCTATTATGGCAAATCAGCGTGGTGCTCATGCGGTTAACTTTATCAACTTCAACCCGCACCACGCCTGGAAACAGCACATAGATGAGGCACGTGATATACTCGCTGACCTCAGACAGGTACAGCCTGTGCTCGAAGGTGCTGTAGAGTTTCTCGAACAGCGGGATATTGCTGTGAACGTGAGATACTATCCGATGTGCCGTATGCACGAACAGTTCAGGCACACAATCTGTAACGACCTGCACGTCCTCTTTGACCCTTACGAGTGGGACTACTTCTTTACACCAAAGACGGTAGAGCATTACTACTACAAGGGACAGGAGATGAGCGTAGAGACAGAGTGCCAAGACGCACCCTGCAGTACGTGTGACCTCTTTAAGATATGTGGTGGTATCAATGCACACTTTAACAAGTTCACCAATGGTACAATGGTCGATGCTATCAGCGACTTCAAAGGTGACAAGCAAGACTTCTACTGGTACAGACGCAGAAATGTCAGAGCATTGAGAGAGCCATCATGGTGAGATTCATCTCCTTCTACTCTGACGATGAACTCTACAGAGAGCAGGCGGCGCGGTTAGTCGCCTCTCTCAACAAATTCAATCTTGCACACGAGGTGGTCAAAGTACCACCTTTTTCTTCGTGGTTGCAGGCTGTTAACTATAAGCCTCGCTTTTGCCAAGAGATGCTAAACAAGCATAAATCAGACTTGGTATGGGTCGATAGTGATGCAGAGGTAGTATCATATCCTAAGCTGTTCGATAAGATGGATTGTGACATTGCCGTATGCTACCGCGACAGACCCCAAATACCCCATGAATTATTGACGGGAACGGTTTTTCTGGCGTATAATACAACTACGTTGGATGTGGTAAATAAATGGAAGTCAGAGTGTGAAAGGTATCAGATGGTGGACCAAACAGTACTCAAAAGAATCTTATCGCGCAGTAAAAATGTGCGTGTACTCTCGCTTCCACAAGGCTATACCAAAATATTCGATGCTAATGACATGAACGATGGTACACCAGTAATCGTTCATTGGCAGGCAAGCAGAGAACTCAGGAGAGTCAAATGACCGGTTTCATTATTGGTAATGGAGAGTCGAGACAGGGCTTCGATTTGAACCAGCTTAGACCGTACGGGCGTATCTTTGGTTGCAACGCCTTATATCGAGACTTTGTACCTGACGCTCTTATAACAGTAGACCCGCAGATGATAAAGATTATCGAGCGTGAGAAGGTAGATGAAAAGTGCGAGGTGATAAAACGTGTTGTCAGAGAAAACAATGACAAAGTGTTTTTATCCAGTCGTGGTGTTACTGTTGCTGACCGCTATCATGGCGCGGCAGGACCTTCTGCTTTGTACCTTATGTGTGATAGATTGGTATGGCTGAAGAGTGTGTACCTCGTTGGCTTCGATATAGTCAGTACTACTGGCAGGGTCAACAATGTATACAAGAACACAGAAGGTTATGTGAGCGAAGATGCGCCAGCTACGTACACTGAGAATTGGATTGAGAAGTTGGGAAGAATCTTCACTGACTATCCTCACATTCTTTTCTATTACATAGGTAACAGCGTAGAAAGATGGAGCAAGCTTCCGAATCTCATATACACGAATTATGCGCTCATGCTTGAAGAACTGAAAAAAGAAGAAACAAAGAGGTAAACATGGCCGATTTAGTTACAATAGAAAAAGTTAAGAAGGCAATGGATAAGTCAGACACAATGCACGACAGCATGATTCAGCTTATCGTGTCCTCTTACAAAGCAGTGTTTGAGAACTTCTGCAATCGACAGTTCGATAAGATATCGAGAGTCAAACGTTTCAATGGTGGTCGCACTAAGTACTATCTCAATGCGATACCACTTGACCCACTTATCTCACCTGTGGTGCTTGTAGCGGGTGTACTGCAGGTTAAGGACCTTGATTACTGGGTAGACGAGCAATCGGGTCTTATCGAGTTTGGCACAGAAGTTTCTTATACAGAGCCTCTTGAGGTCTCGATTACCTACACAGGTGGGTATGACCTTGTAACTGACTCTGATGACGAGGACTTTGGTACACTTGCTGTACCTTATTCAATCAAGATGGCATGTGTATTGCAGTCAGTACACACCTTCAGACGCAGAAACGATTTGGGTCTTTCGTTTTCATCAATGCCCAACGGGCAGTTGGCAGTAAACACGGCTCTTGGTCTTCTACCAATCGTAGATAAGGCGCTGAGACCATACAAGCTTACTGCCGGACAGAGGTAAAATGATAAAGCTCGGAGTAAAGATGTTTGATATGTCAGACCTTGAGCGCAAGCTTACGTCTGGCATTGACCTTGAGAAGTTCAAGGACATTGTGTACCCTGTTATCAACAGCATGAAGGACAGAGCATCTGCCTTGATTAGGTCACAGCGTCCCAATTCAACACTGTCTAATATTGACGCCGTGTTGCGTATAGAAGGCAACAGTGTGGTGGCAGTACTTACTTTTGAAGACAAACCGTACACATTAACGCAGTTGCAGTTGAGCAAGTCTCAATCTTTGAAGACCGTGATAAGAGGTGTTATAATCCCTACTAAGGAGTATGAAGGGGTGACAGCATCAAAGTTTATAACGCAGACAAAGGGCAAGAGCTTCCCTCTTACGACCAAGAAAGGCAATGAGTTAATTGTCTTGTCGAAAGGTAGCTCATCAAAGAGAACAGGTTCACCAACGCTCTTTGCCAAAGAGAGTAAGGGGTTCAGCAAAGCCAGTGGTGAATATAACTTTACGGTAGCTTACGTTAAACCTAAATCACCGGTGGTTATCAACAAAGTACCAGTTGCCAAAGAGCTTGAGATTTCGACCGCTGAAGTAGAGATGATGAAACAAAAGGTTTTAGAACTGTTTACTGAAAGCTTTGGAGGCAAACGTGGCTGATATCTTTTTAAGACAAAAAATACTGACGGGGTTCAAAGAGATACTCGAAGATATAGATACGATAAGTTTAAACCATGTCGAGATAAACAGAAGCACCCCTGTGGACCTTGACATTGTGCCATTCCCAGCATGTTTCATATATTCAGGGCCAGAAGAATTGGCTGCCGATGAAGAACAAGTAGTAGGGCATGAAACATTCAAATGGGAAGTGGTAATAGAGGCATGGCTGAAGGAAGGGGATGTCAGTGAAGAGTATTTACTTGGTGAGGTACACAAGGCTATTTTCGCTGACTATACACTTGGTGGTAACGCGGCATATTCACGTCGCATAGGCTCACAGTTTCAGGTCTTAGACCCCGACAGAGCTATGAGAGCCATGCGAATCAATTACGTTGTCACATATAGACACCGTATAGGTCAACCAGACATTATATAAACTTTAAGGAGGTTTATTATGGCTCAGCAGAGAGGCTCACAGGTACCGATTATCTTCGATACCGAGACAACTTTCAAGGCGGATCCGGCCGCGCCTGACGCAACTCTTCTTTACTACGTAAGTGAGAGTCTGCGGCGCAATCGTAACCTCATCTCGTCCAAGACGTTGAGAGGCAACAGAAACCCGCTTCAGCCCGTTCGTGGTAACACAGAGGTTGGTGGCGACATCAACTTCGAGCTTGCCGCCAGCTTTGGCAAACTGTTCAAACACATCTTCGGTGGCTACGTCGCTTCTGAAGGCGGCCCGGTGTATACTCATACGTACACTATCGGTGATTTACCTCAGGGTATGGTCATCGAGAAACAGTTTAAAGACTTTGCGACAGACAAGTTCTTCAAGTACAATGGTTGCAAGGTAAACACGTTCAAGATGGACATGAAGAACGAGGGCTTCGTCGATTGCACCATCAATATCATGGGCGCAAAAGAGACGGTTGGCAATGCACCTTTCGACGCATCTCCCGTAGATGCAGGTCACACACCTTTCGATATGTTCTCCGGCGAAATCTACATCAACGGTGTCAAGGCGGCTGTTGTCACACAGGCTGACATGACTCTCGAAAACGGTCTTGGTGGCGATACATACGTCATCGATGGTTCAGGTGAACGCCACTCGTTGCCTGAGGGCCAGGCCAAAATAGCAGGCAATCTTACTGCGCTATTTGAGGACGTCGACCTTTACATGGACGCCGTAAACTTCGTCGAGAAGTCTCTTGAGTTCAGGTTCATGAGAGGCAACGGCGATGGTACACTCGGCAATGAGAAGATGCAGTTTTTCCTCGACGAGATACTCTTCAAACCTCAGGCACCTGTTGTCTCAGGTCCTACTGGCCTACTCGTCGAACTGCCGTATGAAGCATTTTACGGCAACGATTCGGATGCAAGCGCACTCAGAGTAATTCTGACTTGCCCGACGGCAACATTCTAAAACACAGGAGGAAGTTATAATGAGCGAAGTTGGAGAGAAAAAAGTATATGAGTACGTAATTGGCGAGAAAACTTTCGTCATGAAACCTTTGGTTCTTGGGCAGGTAAAGCTAGTATCAAACCTGCTCAAGGACCGTTTTCCTGATGCTACCACCAATATGCAGGACCAGTTGGTAGTAGATATCATCGACAAGATACAGGATATATTGCCTCAGGCTTTTGCAATCATTCTGATAGAGAAAGATTCACCGGCCGATAAGCGGCCCATAGAACTGAAGAATCGGAATCTTGAAGAGATAGCTGAAGAGTTTGAGTTCACGCTTGACCTTAACAAGGCCGTCGAGGTATGTAACGATTTTTTCGAGTGTACGCCTCTAATTTCAGTGTTTCAGACTCTCATGGGTCTAATGCAGTCACAAGGAATAGGGGCGGTACCAAGGGTCGTAGAGGAGATAACCGAGTCGAAGACAGAATCAACTGGGTCGACCGAATTGTCCTCCACCTCTCAGCAGGAGACATCCTCAGAAGAGAAGACATCCTCTGGGGATACACCTTAGCAGAGACAGAACCGTACCTTGAGTACAGAGTCAGAGAATGGGTCTTCAGAGAGGTGGTAATAGGCTTCTTCACGGGTGGTAAAGATAGCGAACATATTACAGACCAACCTGAAGACTCTTTTTGTTATGCGTGTAAGGTAGCAGGGCTGGCAAAAGACTGCGATAGATGCACCAGAGATTTTAAAGTAATTGACCTGGAAAAGACCAGAGCAAAGAGGGGTGTCAGATAATGGCCGGTAAGAACGAGATAATATTTAAACTTGGGATGGACACTAAGGAAGCGGCGAGTGAATTAAAGTCGTTTTCGTCAAACGCTAAACAGTCAGTGACCGAATTATCTACGCTCTTATCTAACCTAAAGGCAGCCACCCCGAGTGGTAATCAGAAAGAAACAAAGTCCGCCTTGAAGGGTCTCGATGAGAATATCAAAAACATCGAGGCCTCTTCAAAGGCTTTAACCGACCTGGCTGGTAGAGCAGAAGGTATAAGCAAGACAAAAGGTGGCAAGAAGCTAAACGATACGCTCTTCAAGAGTATCGTAGAGGCACAGGCAAGTCTCATGTCGCAAGCAAAAGCCTTCATGGATGGCTTCGATAAGATTGCGAACGCCTCACCAATGACTGAAAGCTTAAGAATAGATAAAGGTCAGAAGTTAAAGAACGCAGGTAATCTCTTCTCTTTGAAATTCGAGGAGAAGCTTGGTGACCTCGGCAAACTTTTGAATGACATACAGAACAAAGCAGTGCGCGACATCGTTGCAAAGACCAGGGCGTTCGAGGGTCGTGATGCGGCTGGTATGGGTAAGGCGGTAGCTGACTACGCATCAACCAGTGCTACTCTTGGTAATCAGGAACAGTTGTCGAAGTACTACCAGTCTATGCCTTATCGTTCTGGCTACCTGCAGACTGACTACTGGAAATCAATTCAAGGTGCATCACGAGCGAGGTTTAGAGGTCTCTCCAAAGGTGGCTATGCAATGGATGAGACTGACGTTCAGATTCACCACCCTTTTTACGAAGGGTTGAAGGGTCTTGAATGGAAGCCTGAAAATCTTCAGAAGCTTGAAGGTCTTAGCGGATTCGAGCACATACAAGAAACAGTCAAGCAGTTGAAAGGTGGTATTCTTAACTGGTCTAAACAGCAAGCTGACGACCTCATGGCTGAGGCAAACGCTCAGGTCGAGCCTGAAGGCACGAAAGTAAATGCAAAGGTCAAGACACTTCATAAGCAGTATCAGAAGAACTTCGACCTCTTGATAAGACGCGCCATAGATTACTATACCGAACTCAACAAGATTGTTGAAGCAGGTGGTGACCCCTCTACTGAGGCACTGAAGGCTTTGAAGACCAAAGCAGGTGCTTATGAACGTGCGTTCTCGAAAGCGAATGTAAAGGGTGAAGCTCTCGATATCGAGGTGTTCAAGAAGCAGGTTGGTGAGGCACAGCTTGATTATATCAAGGGCGTAACCGATATGGCTCTTGGTGGTATGAAGGCTTCCAATCTCAGAAAGATGGCTGAGACAAAAGGTACAAACACCTCTGCTGGTTACTATCTTGATGACAGTGGTAAAGCCGCTCTCGATGAAGATGCCGCACGACTGAAACAGTTCTCGTCTACCATCAAAAAAGGTGGTACAGACCCGCGCAAGTTCTTAGATTCGTTACGTGCTATTCAGCAGAAGAGAGCCGAATGGATAAACGCAGGCGTAAACAGCAATGATGAGATGCTTCAGTCATACTCGCGTGTCATTGAAGCAGTAAAGCCCTCCAGAAGAATATCTGAACTCCGTATGCGTGCCACCACGCCTGAGAAACAGATTGCTACTGAGGTCTATGCGTCTGCTGTTAAAGACGCGCAGTCTCTTACGAAATCAGTAGAGAAGGTGAGCACCAGCACGAAAGGTTCAAATGCTGTTATTAAGGGTCTTGAGGACTATGACAAGTTCGTTCAGAACTCGACCGGCTTTGGTGCAGAACTCTCGAAAGCATACGCTAAATTGAGAAGCGCATTTAAGACCGGCAATCTGGTAGAGCTTCAGCAAGCTACTGATGACCTCGTTAATATCAGAGCAAACATCTTAGGTCAAAAGAATCTTCTTGCCAAGACTAAAAGAATGTACGCAGGTGAGAAGCCTGAGACCATAGACATGACAGGTCGCTCAATGCAGTACGTGCCTACCACACAAGAGGCAGAGACCGCTCGTGCGAGAGTGCGTAAGGAAGCTGATTCTACCAGATATGGTGCAATGCCGGGACTCAACAAGTCTGACTTAGATTACGGTACTGCAAGCAAAGAACAGATTAAAGCGGAGATGGACAAATACAAACAGAACATCATCGCTTTGAAGAAAGACATACAGGCAAAGCTTTATGAACTGAAACAATACAACAAGGCATTTCAGGACCCGAACACTGCTTCACTGTTCAGTGGTGACACTGCAGGCATCAAGTCTGGTGTATCAAACTTTCTTAAAGAAGGTACAGTAGACAAGTCGAAGACGAGAAGCGTGGCTGAGAACGTCATGACCCAAGCCGACTACTACATGACGGACTTGGACAAGAACGTAAGCAAAGAAAGAGCGAAAAATCTGCAACAGTCAGAATATAGACTCAAGCAAGAACTGGATAGAATAAACAGGCACACCGAACGAGCAGGTAAGTTCTACGAAACCAGCACGGCACCTCCTGGAAAAGGAGATGGAGGCGGTGGTGGTGGTGAGAAAGTAAACTGGGGTGACAACGAAAGACTTGCCAAGTTCACGAAAGGTATACAAGAGCTTGTCAACTGGCGGTCCACCTTAACCAAAGTAACCAGAGAGTACGACAGATACGCCACTGAAGCAGACCTCAAGGCTACCGAAAGATTACCGGTAAAGCTGGCTCTCTTGAGAGAAGAAATTGCTCTGCGTGAGAAGACGGGTAAGCCTCTTACGAAGGGCATGCTCGACTTCAATATTAAAGAAGACGAGCGCAAGATAACACAGGCAATCAGGCTCATAGACAGGTTAGATGAGCGCATAAGCGCACTCAGAGCAAAGAAGCAGAGTCCTATTCGTGACGCTCTTATCACAGGTCTTGAAGAGAGAAGGCAGGGCATAGCTGACAAGTACACACCTGCTACGTCTCAGACTAGCATGGATAAGATGGCAAAGAATATCAGGGACCTGACAGCCGCGAGAGAGCAGTATCAGGAGCTCCTTAATCCCACCAAGATGACGCGTTATGCAGAATCTCAGGGCATAACAGATTTAGGAACCAAAGACCTGCTTACTCAGGCGACAAAGACTCAACTGGCTGAGATAGAGAAAAAACTCGGACTCAGAAAGTCTGAGGTGACAATAGCCAACGAGATTGCACAGGCTGAGAACAACGTCATCAACAAACTCAATCTTGAGAAGCAGTTGGTAGAACGTATTGCCACACTGAGAAAGGAAGTTGCCGCTAATCCTGATAATAAAGAAAGTGTGGCACAGCTTGCCTCTCACGAGAAAGACCTTAAGAAGCTTCAAGGCAAAGCTGAACCGCAGGCTCCCATAGGTGTGAGAATTGCAGACGAGATGGAGAAATCCAAAGTTAAGATTCTCGAAGCTAAAGAAGCCGTACGGTTAATTGGTGAAGAGAAGAAGAGACTGAAGACCAACACTACTCTTGCCAAAGACGAAATCAAGGCAATGACCAAAGCTCTCGATGACATGGAGCATGGTTACAAGAACGTGTCTGAAGGCGTCGGCAAGAATGTCGGCGCATTTAAGAAGCTCGGTGACGGTATCGGCGGTGTCGGCAAGACTATGGTTGAGATGGCTAAATGGCAGTCCGTTTGGTATCTCTCGAAAGGCACAGTCTTTGCACTGCCTCAGCTTGTAGGTATGGGCGTCGAGTATGCTAAAGAAATAGATGCCATGAACTTCAAGCTTCTCAGATGGAGAGCTACCTCGGGGACAGTCACCACAGAGATGCGCGAAGAGGTTAAAGGTCTCGGCGATGAGATAAGAAGAAGTCTTCTTGTAACTCCAGGTGACTTTAAAGAAACGCTGACCGCAATAGAGAGTTTGATTGGCGCTGGCATGAGCACTGCAACAGCCAAAGAGCTTGTGCCTACCATGACAATAATGAAGTCTGCCTTCCCCGAGATAGACTTCGAGAAGTTCTCAGTAGCCGCAATGGGTGCCTTTAACGTCTTCAAAGACAGCATTGAAGGTGCTACCACAGAAGGTGGCAAGTTCAAGATACTCATGGAACAGTTGATGGCGGCACAGGCTGAATCTATCGCACGTCCTGAGCACTTTGCGAAAATCATGCAGTACATGTCAGAAATGGGTAAGATTGCAGGCATGACCTCGAAAGAGGTTTTTGCATTATCAACCACCATCGCTGATACGGGTGTCACCACCTCACAGTCTGCCAGATTGCTGTCAGGCTTTATCACTCAGTTGTCCAGAACCAAGACAATGGAAGGCCTGAACAAGCTGTTTGAGAAGAACAAGGTAAGTCCCGATAATATGCTTGATAGCTCCAAACCTCTGCTTGAGAACCTCAAGAGGACCATGCAGGGTTTACGCGAGATGGGCTTCACTGAAAAGACACAGCCTACGGCAGTGTTTGAGTACTTGCAGAGATTCATACCGAAAGAAGAGATTAAGGTCTTTGGTGCATTAGTAGACAGGTATGAAGATTTTCAGAAGCGTGTCATCACTCTCGGCAAATCTGGTGGTGCAACAGAAGCACTGGGTAAAGAACTGAGCAGAACCATCGACGGTCAGTTGAAGATGATAAAGCACACCATGAACGAGCTTGGTTCAGCAGGCAACGTTTCATCTCAGGGTCTTGGTGTGCTCATGGCTGGTGGATTAGATGCCGCTCGTGGTGCGTTACTTGCACTTAACCCGCAGTTGTCTCAATCAGTCTTCAACCTAGATACGTTAGGTCAAGCAGGTAAGACAGCGCACTCTGTTGTAGCAACACTCGTCACTGCTTTTAAAGCAGTGTGGTCTGTCGTCAAGCCTTTTGCGCTTGTGCTGAAAGATGTGTTTGATGTTCTCGCTAAAGTGCCTCAGCTTACTCAGGCACTCACCTTTGCCGCATTGATATTTGGCTTGCACAAACTTGTCAATCTGTTCACCTTAGGTAAAGGTCTTGCCAGCTTCTTCGGTATCAGTCTGAAGCAGGTAGGTGAAGACGCCACCAAAGCCGCATACGGTATCAAGATGACTGAGGCGGCAACAATGAGTCTTGCGACAAAACAGAAAGCGGCCGCAGGTCAGATGTTGTTACCAGGTATGGCAGGTACAGGTGCAAAAAATTCTGCAACTCCTGTGCCGGTAGGTGGTGGTTACGCCAATGCCAAAGGTAAGTACGGTGCAGTTGGTGGAGTAGCCTCAGCAGTGGGCATAGGTGGTATGATGCTGGGTTCTCAAATCGAGGACCAAGATACCAATGCGCTCGTCAGCAAACTGGCACTTCTTGTAACCGTTGGTGGTCAGGTCATACAGTATGTGCCTCAGATGGCCGCGGCTATCACTAAACTTGGTGGCTCGATTGCGTCACTTAATCTCTTATCGAGAGGCGGTGCGGCTCTTACATTTCTTGAGGCTATACCTGGTGGTATAGCTGGTGTTGTTACTGCTATAGGTGCGTTAGGCGCCGCAGTCGGTTACTTTGTAGGCAAGTGGGGATACAATGTAATAGCCAGGATGCTTGGTGAGTTACCGGAACAGATTGAAAAAAGAGTAGATGATGTAGCCAAGAAGATTCATGCGCTGAAGCCCGATGAGATTGGTGAGGTGTATGCTCTCATTCAGAAAGCTGAAGATGAGCTAGGTACATTCGGTTTTGTAAACGCAGACACTCTTGCAGAGATGACCAAGAGAGGTTACGCTGAATATGCTGGCTCGATAGATAGACTGAGAAAGCTGAAAGAGTCGTTAGGTAAGGGAGTAGGTTGGGAACATCCCAGTCAGGAAGCGCCGAAAGAAGAGAAAGAAACCAAAGATATCGATATACCTGATAAAGAAGGGGCGCGTAAGAGAGCATCTGAACTTGCCAATCTTGAAAAAGAGATTCGCAATCTTCAATTGTCGGCTCTTAAGACTCACCTCGATGCCATGCGTAGTGTGTACAATCAGTTCTACAACTGGGGTTGGTTAACAGCCGACCAGGTCTACGAATTGGAACTTGATAACATAAAACAGCACTATGATTCAGAGCTTGCGGTTATAAGAGCAGGCGAGGCAAGCATACGCGAAGAACGCAGAAGAACGTATGAATCAGAGGTGACAAGAACGCTCTCTCCCAAGTACAGTGATACTGGTGATGGTACACAAGCGACAGGTAAGGCTACAAGCTCGAAAGGCATGAAGCCAGAAGACGTTAAGGCTTTGATTACAAAGATATCAGCGCAGGAGAAAAGTAAGGTCAGCGAAGAGGTAATCTACAACCTGCTTCATACTGAGTCGAGACTTAACCCTAACGCTGTAAGCCCGATGACAAAATATGGTCAGGCATATGGGATTGGTCAGGTACAGCCTGCCACCGCAAGAAGCGTTGGTGTAGACCCAGGTCAAGGTAACGAGAATCTCTTTGATGCAGAGACCAACATCACTGCCAGTATTCGATATGTGAACAAGATGCTCGTGACATACGGCAACATAAGCGACGCTCTTGGTGCATACAACGCCGGCCCCGGTGGGTTAAACAAGCTGAAGAAACTAGCGGCTACTAAAGGCACAAACTGGCAGGATGAATCGGCTGGTGTATCTAAATATGTAAACGACATTCTGAACCCTTCAGATAAAACGAATACCGTTGCCGCAACATCGACCAAGCCAGTCGAAGAAGCAAAGAAGGTGGCGAAGGAAACAAAAGAGATTGTAAAGGCAAGTGCAACAGAAACCACCGCCATAGTTAATGCCAGCGGTGAAGAGCAGACTGAGCTTATAAGAGAAAGAGGCGAGGAAACAATAGACCTCACCAGACAGCAGAAAGATGTTCTTATAGACACCAACAGAAAGTATGGTTTGACTGTGACAAAGGATACTCTCGATACCAACAATCAGATTCTCAAGCTCACCACAGACAGACTGAGCAAAGAACTGACCGCAATATCAGAGCATCACAAAAGGAAAATCGCTCTTGTTGACGCTCTTAATGCCAGACAGGACGCGCAGAACAGGCACGAACTCAACATGTCAAAGCTTCAGTTCGAGAAGACCAAACAGCTTGCTCTTCTTGAAGCCAACTGGAAGCTTGGTGTTGGTAAGATGACCGAAAGTCAGATGCTTGATTTCAAAGAGAAGCAGGCAAGGCAAGAATACGAGATGAAGAAGTCTGAGGCGGAAGGCAATCGTCAGAGCTTCTACACGAAAAATGCCACCAAGCTTAATGCCATAGAGCAGGGACCTGACTATGTAAAAAAGATAGAAGCCCTGACCAAAGAGTCATTTGCTACCAGACTCACTGACCCTGCCGCCAGCGCAAACGCGGTGGCTGAGATAAAAAAGGTGGTAGACGCTCTTACGACAGAGGAAAAGGCTCTTCTCAGCGAACAGGATGTAGTGAATGTAGTCAATGAGAAGCTTACCACAGAAAACACGTACAGAGAAGCGGTAACACAGGCTATAAACGAACAAGCTGTCGCACTTCAGACGCTTAACTACGAAAGACGTTCTAATCCCGAAGCCATCTATCAGAAGGGTGCAGAAGGTTACGAGAAGGGCATGAACGGCGTATTCAAACTGTCGCTTGAACAGCTTTCAGTAGAATACGGTAAGACTGGTGCACAGCTTCAGGATATAACCAAGTCTGCCTTCAACACAATGGGCAACTCGTTCAGTACCTTGTTCTCAGATGTGTTCAAAGGCGAACTGAAGTCTGCTGAAGATTACTTCAGGTCTTTCTTAGACAGTCTCGCTAACTCTCTTGGTGACTTCCTTTCAAAGCAGGTCGTCAACAGCTTCTTGAAAATGTTTACTGAGGGTGCAAGTAGTGGTGCAAGTGCAAGTAGTGGTGGGGGTGGTTTCGGTGGTCTGTTTAGTGGTATAATGGGTCTCTTTAGTGGTGGTGGTGCAACCGCCGCCGCAGGTGCGGGAGCCGCCAGTGGAGGCTTCAGCTTTCTTGGTGGTTCGAGTGGCATAGCCACCTTGCTTGGTACGGTTCACACAGGTGGCTATATAATGCACAGAGGAGGCTTCGTACCACGCTTTCATTCGGGAGGTTTGAACAGTGATGAGGTTCCTGCTATACTACAGAAAGGCGAATACGTAGTGAGTAAGAAAGGAGTGTCAATGCTAGACCAGATTAACAACGGGCAGATGGGAGTCAATCAAGCTCCGCCTCCTGAGAACGTGAATAACAATAATCTGCGAATCGTCAACGTGCTCGACCCGAGCATAGTCAATCAGTGGGCAACATCGGCTGAGGGCGAAAAGGTATTGATGAACGTAATACGTCGCAATCAAAATTAGTGGAGGCTCGGAATGGCGTATGAAACAGGAACAGCAACAGACTATCTCGACCTATTGGATAAGCTCGTAACATTCATGGTCGCCAATGGTTGGGTATCGAACAGATACGAGACTACCGGCGATTATGAGTTTCTTGCAAAAGGCACAGGTCTTGCAGGCACAGACAATATCTATGTCGGCATAACCACATACTCGGATGAAGACCTAGACTATTATAACTGGCGTCTTCAAGGTGCTCTCGGCTATGATGCGAGTAAGACCTTCGACTTACAGCCTGGTGCAATACCCGCACCTACAATAGGCAGAACACCCGTCATTCATCTTTGGAACAGCAACATACCGTACTGGTTCATTGTGAACTCAAGACGTGCAATCGTGGTAGCAAAAGTCTCGACAGTATATCAGATAATGTATATAGGATATATCTTGCCTTATCTGCCACCTTCGATGATGCCTTACCCTCTTGCAATAGTAGGCACGTCAGTTGGTGCATGTGCGGGTATGACCACATATACAGGTGAGAGATGGAGCCAGGCAACGCCTTCTCATTCGCTGGGAGTCTTAGACCCCGTGTGCGACCTTCTTGGTGCAACCAGTGACATAGTAGCTCAACCCAACGGCAACTTTAGATTCTGGTTTCAAGAGTGGGGTGCCATTGCAAATAAATACATCTACACTTATGATGGCGGTGGCACAGCAAGAACCGTAGATTCGCGTCAACTGTGGCCTCTCAGTCTGAACAATGTTGACCTTATTAATCGTTTAAGACCGCGTCCGAATGATAGCTCGTACTCTTTACTGCCTATCATAGTTACACATAGACTCAATTCACCCAATGTCTTTGGCGAATTGGAAGGTATTTATCAATGCTCTGGTTTTAATAATGCTTCAGAAAATGTAATTCAAATTCCAGATGGCGTGAGTGGTTACAATGACTATCTTGTGATTCAGAACGTGTTCAGAACTGGTCAAGGTAACTACTGCGCGGTGAGGTTAACATAATGGCATACTCAACCGGTAGCGCGACAGACGTAAACGACCTGCTTTCAAAGATAAGAAACTTTCTCACTGCTAACGGCTATACTGAAGACAGCTACGCCGCCGCAGGTGCAGGCTATCGCTTGAACATACACAAAGATGGCATGTACTTCAACTTCAGGTCTTCTGTGAATGAGAATGTAACGCAAGGTGCCTCTGGCGGCAATTTTTATGGCATAGCCATGAGTGCCGCAACAGGCTATGATGCAGGTGCAGAAGGCGCAGATAACAAGATAGCTTGGAAGACTCAGCCTGGAGCTCCATATTATTATGGGCAGACTGGTATAAAACTGGCTGTTGTTGCAGGCAATATAACGGGTGCTGTACCTCAGTACCACTTCTTTGCAAACACAGACGGTTTTATTCTCTGTATAGAAAGAGCATCAGGCTTTTGGGAACATTTGGCAGGCGGTCAGTTAACCAACTTTGGTACAGCACAAGCACTCGATGGCTTCTTCTTTGCAGGCTCAGGTTCAGGCTATGATAATGTCAACAACACACGAGGTCTATTTACACCTAATTATTCTGTACCAAATGCTTTCATCTATTATGAGCATGCGTCTGTCAGCTTCGCTCAGAAATGGTGGGGAACCAACAGTTACGTTGGCGCAAGCGGTGGGTATTTCACAGTACAGTCAGCCTATTCACCTTTCCCTGTGAACCTTACATCATCAGGCGCATACAATCTCGGCTATCTGCAATCGTTGTTAAGAAGTGTGCCTAGCATAATTGGCAACTTAACACCTCTGTTTCCGTCCTACTTCAGTATAGGCTGGATTGATAGCAGTGATTTCCTTATCGGACATTTCGACTCTATAAGATGTTCGATAATAACTGCCTTCACACCTCTGCAAGAGATAGTGATTGGCGATGATACGTGGAAGATATTCCCCGTTACCAATGTAAACAATACGACGAGGCCCTATGCAATAGCGGTTAAAAAGGTGGCATAAATGGCTACACTGGCAGGAGCGTTAACACCTTCTATACTTGAGTACCACATATCAATGCCCTGGGGTACCATCTGGGCACCTCAGTATAGCGCGGCCACGACTGTTCTTGTGCCGTTTGTTAATACAACTGTATTAGCAGGTACAAAGACTGACACACAGCCTGTAACCGAACTTGGTCTTAGCAAAGTAGGCGCATCTCTTCCAGGTACAGGATGGGGTTCTATTCTGTGGGGGAACGTACTCGTTTATCCTGTAAGTATCAATTACAGTTTTCTTCAGGCAAACAGAGATGACAATATCACATTGTGGAACACCAATTTAAGTGCCTCAAAGAATCTGACTTCTGTAACCGCACCGCCTTCAGGCATTGTGTTAGATTTGCCTTCTCTGCCTCAAGCAATAGAACCTCTCGATGAGTATACATTACAGGTGCATGCGTACACTGCAGGGCCCGCAGAGATAGCCAACTATCTCTACTTCACGTTTACAGACAACATCGGTTCTTTGTATCTCTATGGCACAAGAACTCTCGTCTTTGCCTTTATGCCTGAGTACCCCTGGAAAGAGAGACTCGAATGGGCGACAGACGTAAACAAGACATATCGCGGTTGGGAAGAAAGAACACAGCTTAGACAGGACCCAGCGAGGTACATCGAAGCTGACTTCTTCGTACTCTCAGGACACGAGAACTCGTACTTTGAAGCAATGATGACTGGCGGCCATTTACGAGCCTTTGTACTGCCAGTGTGGGCAGAGATGACACAGTACGTTGGGACTCTCTCAGCAGGCGTATCTGAAATAGCAGTAGATACCACGAACAAGTCGTATGAAGCAGACGGCTATCTGGTACTAATTCAAGATTACTGTACCTTTGAAGTAGTCGAGATAACAAGCGTGACAGATACCAAGATAATACTCAAGGGGCCCACATTGACCACTCATATCAATCCCATGATTGCACCGACCTTTACGGCAAAAATGACCAAGAATCCAAGCGTCGAAGATATGTTTCAGGATGTAGCTAAGGCAAAGCTTGAGTTCAGAGCCACCACACCAGAAGCAATAACGAGTGTGGCAAGTGCTACGCAGTACAGAGGCTATGACGTATATACAGGTGAGCTTCTTCTTAGAAACAATCAGTTACGACAGAAGGAAGTCACCAGAGACTACGAGATAATCGATTACGGTGTAGGCGCGTTCGAGGTGCTCTATGGTGCAGAGTGGAGTTCACTGCAGGCTAACACAGAGATATATGCAAGTTCTCGTGCTGAAGCGTGGGCGTTGCGTCAGTGGTTGCATAGAAGAGCGGGACAATACCTGCCTTTCTGGATAAGAACGTACAAGAAACAGATTGATATCCTCACCTCGTTTGGTGCAGATACAGTCACCTTTCAGATTAGAAATATCAACTATGTCAGCCTACTGACAGATAACCCCATCTACCTGAATCTTGTTGCTGTTAAACTGGATGGTACAGTATTTTATCGGAACATAGTAGGTTCTACATTTATCGATAATGAGATTGAATCACTGACACTCGAATCAAGCTTCGGCTTTGCAGGCACAATGGCAGACTTCAAGACAATATCATTTCTCTCTCTTGTCAGATTATCCGAAGACAAGGTTGAGATTACATGGGATGACTACGACCAAGTGACAGCAACATTTGGTATCATAGGAGTAGGTGACGATGAAGATTGAGGTATATAAATTTCAGGCAGGTGTAGAGTTTTGGCGGTACACTTCTGCTACGCGAGACATGACGTTTGGCACAGAGACCTTTACTGCTGTGCCTGTCGAACGTGGTACGTACAAGTCAACAGACGCGGCTACCAAGAACGACATTGAGATAAAACTGCCACGCACGAATGTGCTGATACAGCGAATACTGACCGACAGACCGGCGTCACCTATTTTAGTGAACGTGTACAGAGTAACAGATGGCGCAACGATGGTTGCCATGTGGAAAGGCAGAGTCATCTCCACCGCACTTGAAGGTCATATTGCAACTCTCACCTGTGAGAACTCTTTCACAAGTGTTGCTCGGCCTGGTCTGAGAGCAATGTACCAAACTATGTGCAGACACGCACTGTATTCTTCAGGATGTAATATCGATAGATACGTCTATCGTGTACCGTGTCAGATAGTAGCCGCGTCTAGCAATCAGCTTACAATACCGCAAGCCGCGTATTATGCTAGTGACTACTTCAAAGCTGGGTTCATTATTCATAACGACGATGCTCACCTCATGATTCTCAGTAATGCAGGTGACAAAGTATATGTCGAACGAGCCTTCACAGAGACAGGTTACGGGTTTCTCTATCCTGGTTGTGACCACACAATAACAGGTTGTACCGCGAGGTTTGCCAACTCTTATAACTTTGGAGGCTTCCCTTACATACCTCAAACTACGCCCTTCTCGGGGTTGGGAGGTAGCATCTAATGATTTATTTTTGGATTATCTACGCTATACTAATGATTATTTCGATGCTTCTTCCGAAGCATCAACCTACACCTGAAGCACCGACACCTGCGGGTCTCGAAGACTTCAGTGTACCTATAGCCTCACAGGGTTCAGAGATACCAGTTTTATTCGGTACTCGTTGGCTCGACAACGCTAACGTCGTCTGGTACGGGGATTTGGGTATCAATCCCAAACTAGAGTCTTCTGGAGGCGGAGGTAAGAAGGGATAATGTCTGATAAAACGTTTTTGGTTAAAGCCTCTGACATGCGAGAATTGCACTATTGTGTTAAAGGTGCTAAAAAGTTTGCAGAGAAGCATGGATTAGATTGGAAGAAGTTTGTAACAGAAGGCATACCAGCCGAAGAATTGCTTGCAACAAATGACGCAATGGCTATTGCTTTTATAAAGCATGTGGAGGTACGAGATGGGCGGCGGCGGTAAAGATGAGGTAGAATATGTAGTTGGCTATCAATACAGTCTTGGCATGCACATGATTCTTTGCCATACGCCTATAGATGCTATTACGGCTATTCGAGCAGGCGAGGATTACTTAGTTTGGGAAGGTTCGGTTCAGCAAGGCAGTATCTCGATAGACCTTCCTGATTTGTTTGGTGGCAAAGAGAGCGAGGGTGGTGTCACAGGCGTATTCGATATCGAGTCAGGACTTGTCACTCAGTTACCCAACGATTATCTCGTATCTGTTCTTGGTGCAGGCAATGTGCCAGGCAATAGAGGTGTGGTTGGCGTCGTATTAAGAAAGGTCTATCTTGGAGATAACCCATATCTGAAGACATTATCATATCGTGCTCGGCATACAGAGATGGGCTGGCAAGCTGGGACTGCGAATATAAATGGTGACATGAATCCTGCACATATCATCTATGAATGTGTCACCAATAGTCAGTGGGGAATGGGTTACGCCGCCACAGACTGTGACCAGACCGCTTTTATAGCCGCCGCCAACACACTGTACAATGAGAGTCTTGGTCTGTCTATGCAGTGGAACACCTCGATATCTATTAATGACTTCATATCTGAGGTACTTAAACACATTGATGGCGTATTCTATCTCGACCACGAAACAGGGCTGTTTACGCTCAAGCTTCTTCGCTATGACTACGACCCTGCTACGATTACCTCGATAACTGAAGCACAGGTTAAGCAAGTAGTGAGTTATAAGCGTAGAAACTATGCAGAGATGGCCAACTGCGTGGTACTGAAGTATCAGCTTCACAGCACACTCGATGACGTTGATGCTTCTATCACGGTTCACAACATTGCCAGTATTCAGAAGATGGGGCAGATTGTAACTCACGAGGTTAACCTTCCCGGTATCTCTAAAGCATCGGTGGCAAACAACGTTGCTTGGAGAGAACTGAAGAAGATTTCATACGAACTGTCCTCTATAACACTGCTGGTACAGCCAAGCGTAGGGTGGGGATTAAAGGTTGGTGACGTATTTAGCTTCTCGTGGCCTGATTATGGTATCACATCTGAAGTATTCAGAGTATTGAATGTCGATTATGGCACATTGCAGAAGGGCGAAGTGCGAATAGAGGCAATGCAGGATATCTTCGCAACTGCTGTTGCTCTGTACGCCGACCCACCTGCATCACTGTGGGTCTCACCTTACAGCCTGCCTCTCGCAGTATCACAGCAGAAGTTGACTGAGAGAACATACTGGGCATTGATAAGAAGAATCGGTCAGTACTCTTCAATATGGTCAGAGATAGACGATGATGCAGGTTACATGGAAGGCTACTTTGCTAAGCCGACAGGTGACTCTTACAACTTCAGACTTTATACAAGACCTGCCACAAGCGGCGACTTCGATAACATGGGCAATGCTTACTTCACACCGACAGCATTAGTTGCCACAGCTATTAACAAGAGTGTCACTAGCATGACTGTAAAGAGTCCGGTAGACCTGCGAATCGTAGAGTTAGGAACATACGCGTATGTAGGAGACGAGATTGTACAGGTCGAATCGATAAGCTTAACTACCAATGTCATAACAATCAAGCGTGGTGTCTTAGACACTGTACCTGCTGACCATGCGGTAGATGCAAGAGTGTGGTTTGCA